CGGAGCAGGCTTCTCAGACGGAGTGCTGGGCTTCGGATCGGGGTTAGGAGTTGGCTGCTCAGGCGTTGGCTTCGGATCCGGCTTGGGCTGCTCAGGGGTAGGAGTCGGAGTCGGGTCCGGCGTCGGAGCAGGCTTGGGATCCTCAGGCGGAGTCACAGGAGGCGTGGACGGCTCCGGCGTAGGCGTAGGAGCAGGCGGAGTCGACGGCTCGGGAGTCGGAGCAGGCTTCTCAGGCTCCGGCGTCACCGGAGGCTCCGAGAGCTTGGGATCAGGCTCAGGAGTGGGCGTGGGAGTCGGGGTCGGAGTCGGGTCCGGCGTAGGTTCAGGGGTAGGAGCAGGCGTCGGGGTCACCGGCTTCTCGTCCTCGCCAGTCTCAGCACCGGAAGAGCCCTTCGCCTTCCAGGTGGCAGTGGTGGTGACTTCCTTGCCGTTGATCGTCGCCTTGTTCACCATCGTCTTCTCAGACGTGGCGACCGTCACGCGGATGCGAGCCATGTGATCGCCAGACAGCTCGCTGGGGATCGTGAAGGTAGCAGACTTGCCGTCTGCACTCTTCGTGACCTTAGGCTTGGTGACACCGACGTTGTTCCAGTCGATGGGGTTGGCCCAGTCACCGTGATCGACAGGCGTCACTTGGATACCACCCTTGAACGTGGCATCGTCACGGGTTTCCGTGATGGTGATCGTTTGACCGGGCTTGGCCTGAGCCTGAACCCAGCATCCGAACTGGTAGAGGCCCTCAGCGGTTTTGCCGTCAGACCAGCAAAACTTATTGTCCCCCTCGGTAATGGGTTCACCGACAACGCCCTTGCCGAGGCCGACGGTGTACTTCGTACCATCGACGACGACGCTGGTGGTCGTCTTGCCGACGCTCGACTTGTTCAGTGTGGCCTGGAGCTTGACGAAGCCGTTCTTGAGCGATCCATTGCCGCCAAGAGTCGCAGCGATGTCTTCGGTGACGGCACACTTGAACGCGCCGTTCTCAGCCGTGCACTTGCCGATCTTCTTCTCAGAGCCATCGAGAGCAGTCGCCTTCAGATCAACGCTGTTGAAGCCGTTGGGGATCTGGATGCCGTCCCCGAGGCCCACAGAGAAGGTGGCACCCTTCTCGACCTTGTCACCCGCGTAATCAACGCGGATGTCCAAGGTGGCATTCACGGAGTACTTGTCTCCGTAACGGCCACCAACCTGGACCTTGCTGATCTTGATGCCGCCCGTAGCGGTCGACGCGCCGGGCTCGGTGTTGATGATGCCGTTGTTGCCATCGGCAGCAGCATTGTTAGCTGCCGTATTGTCAGCGGTACCGTTGGTGTTGTCGGTAGCGGCCTGAGCAGCCATCGGGGCTGCGAACAGAAGCGTGGTGGCGACCACAAGGGTCAGGCCGGACTTTCGCTTCTTGAAAATGTTGAGATTCATTGGGTAACTCTTCCTTTCGTGAAGGGTGTGCTGGGGATGATGGGTTCATCCCCAGAGAAGACTCTTGCGCATGTGCGATGAGCAAGAGAACATTATGGTCTCAGTTTACTTGATAACTGAGGATATTGACAGCCAAACAGGGGGTTACACACATAGTGCGCAGTCCCCCTTGAATGTTTGTACGAGAACGTCGCGGATCATTGTCACTGGTGCATCTTCAGGCACACGACATTTGACGATGATCTTGTTGCTGAAGCGCTGCGAAGTACCGAGGATAGGGACGATAGTCCCACGCAGCTGCTTGGGTGTGATGTCACATTTGTTGGTGAGCGCTGTGTATACAGCGAGCGCTTTACTTTCGATCTCAGCGCTGGAGAGATATTCATATTCGCTGGGTGAGCAATCACGCGGAAGCATGATGGGGAATTCAACGCGCAGCGTTATGTAGCGACGTGGCTTGAAACGCTTGATAAGTGTGGTGAGAGCGGAGATGGGAGACATGTTGACCCTGTCTGTTGTATCTGCTGTTTTGTTAGATGTGGGTGGATAGCTCAAGAAGGATATGCATCAATAGAGGAATGCCGATCATTGCACCGATGATGCCGATGGCAATGAAGAGACCCTTTTGAGCATTAGTAGCTTTTAATTTTCCGTGACGACGGAGAAAGTTGATGTATTCATTTTTGCGCTGCGTGTATGCGCTGTATGCTGGCGTGTACAGGTCAAAGTCACTTTTACTCGACCAGTTGGCTGCGCCCATGTATCGCCAATAGCGCATACGTTCTTCGCTTTCGTAGGTGGGATTGGCTCGGTATTCCATTTCGTATGCATTTGCCAGATCGTATGCAATACCTTCAAGTCTGCTGATGGCGGGAATCGTCCGGTTGATGTAGATTTCGCGCTGCTGGCGTTCGTATGCTTCGAGCAAATTGTCGATATTGTTAGATTCCGACGAGTGTTCGCACATGGTGCACATTGGTTTCTCCTATTGTTGAAGATGGTGAGGAAAAGAGAAAAGAGAGACAAAAGAAAGATCAGGGGAGGGAGAGAGGTGAGGATGCATCAGCCCGCAGAGGTATGTACCGTCTGCGGGCTGATGCACGTTCTGTTCATAGAGCTAGACCAAGCTATCTCTCACCTCTTGGAGGATCTGGCCCAAGTGGTTGGATCCGACGCCCCGGCATTTGCCCCAATAGGTGTCACCCCAGGTGTTGTCTTCAACAATGGGCTCGGTGACGGCGATCAGCAGCTTGCGCAGCTTCGGGTTTTGGGCAAACTTAGCCCACACAACCCGCTTCATCACTTCTAATCTGCGAGCGTTCCACTCATGCACATCAATGGGGATACGCCGACCGAGGCGTTTAGCCTCAAGAGGCGTGATGTCGCCTGTAAACAGATGTGCGTGCTGGATACTTTTCTGTCCTTGGAACGCGGCTTCTGCGCTCTGATACTCAAACCCGTCAATCACAATAGTGCACGGGTAAAAGTTGGACAGAAAATAAAACTTGCCTCGGAATTGCATGGTGTGTTCCTTCTGTTGTCCCCTTTGTGGGGATTCGTTCTAATATCCCATAAACAGAACCGATGCAATAACATTGCATAGCGTATAGCAAAGTCCGTCTCTACCGATAGCAAGCATGTGCGCTACAGGTAGAGACGGACTGTTGTTGAGAGTGTTGTCTATTTCATGAAGAAATAGACTGTTCCTATTGCACCGAAGATAGCACCGATGACACTCAACATTGCTGCGAAGGACTTTCCCTCTGCAATTTCGTTAGGGAGCATTAGCAAGTTGAGAATAAGTCCAATAAGGGAGACGATTCCCCATGCTTCGTTACTCATGTTGTTTCGCTTCTTTCTTTTAGTTTGCCATTGCCAACATGAAGAACATTACCATCGCCATTGCGCTAAAAATAGCACCTGCGATGCTGAATGCAGCGGATGTGTATTTTCCTTCTGCAATTTCTCCAGGGATCATTGTCAAGTCAACAATGAGTATGATAAGCATCATGATTCCCCATGCTGTGTTGCTCATGTTGGAATCCTTTCTGTTTTTGTTAGATGAACGCTGCGATGTCGATCATGATGATGACGAGGAAGAAGCTCATGAGAATAGAGCTACCGATGAGGAATGCAACATGCCGTTTGCGGTGTGTGGTTTGCGTTAATGCCATGTTACGTGGTAGTACTATAAGAGTGACAAATAGCAGCACAGCTAGGGCGATTCCTGCGACATAGATGGGAACGTTAGATACCGATGCGATGTTCATGTCAGACCCAGATGAGCCACGAGTCGGGCTTTGCATTGATGCGCTCCAGCATCCATGCGTCATTATGCGCACATTCGATGTTGTTGCTATCGATCCAGAGGTTGAAGCCGTCGCAATACGTCTTCATGTATCGATTGCCGTTGATGTCTTCTACGATCGTGCCGATTGCAAGACGGTTAAACGGCGTGGTGAGCGTACTGAAGATAACGGGCGGGTGAATAGACATATGATGCCCCTTTCTGCGTGATGTTGCTTGTCTTCGTGTATGCGAAAAGTGCCTCCACAGGGGCTCGAACCCTGGACCCACGGATTAAAAGTCCGTTGCTCTACCAACTGAGCTATAGAGGCTGGTCCCCTCGGTGGGATTCGAACCCACATACCCGTGATGAGTACTGGAACCTAAATCCAGCGCGTCTGCCTGTTTCGCCACGAGGGGTGGGCTCTCTGATTAGCGGTGTTGATGCTTGTATGTATCAGAGAGCTTTGTGATGATGGGTGAGAACTGTTTACCACTCGTCTGTTAGGGTGAAGATAAAGCCCTCGAATTCAACGCGTTTGATGAGATCATCGAGTATCCTGATGTTCTCGTTCAGAATGTCAGTCAGGATCGGTTGATCGTCGGCTCTCTTCTCACCCTCCAGCTGATCACGCAGCAACTTCATGCTGCGCGTGATGAGGGATTGCGCCTTGTCATTGAGTTCCATGGTGTTCTCCTTTCTTATTGGTCATCAGTTTTTGGTGGTGCTTTTACCACACAAAGCGCGAGCTTGTCCTAATACTACCCTGGATGATCTTGGTAGTATCGGAGCTATCTGCGGCATTACAGCGTCGAACGATTTCTGCGAGCTCATCATTAGTGTGATAATCGTTCCATGGATCCACCCACACGCAAAAAGGTTCATTGGGGTTGTATGGTCGATGGACGTGATAGAACGTATTACACCCCGGTGGATCAATGATCGTACCTGCGGAGAAGTCACTCGCCTTGAAGACATGGCGAGTGCCATCAGGGCCTTCGGCTTCGAACATGTCGCCAGTGAGCTCTTCTGGCTCACTCCTATCTTCTGTCATTGCCTTTTCAGCCTTTTCGGAGGTATCAATGGGATTATCTCCATTGTCTCTATCGGTGATAAGAGACTTATCAATGTTGACGTTGAAGGTGTTGCAGAAGTAATCAAGAGCGCGATCGAGATCGGCCTTGACATCAAAGTCGGATTCATTTTCTTCAGAGATTTCATCGAGAAAAGCCTCGTTGAGCATGTCGTTGAGGAATTCAACGAATGCCTCTGCGTTACCTATGAATTCTTGATGGTTAGGCATATGTATTCCTCTGTTGATGCAAGATGTCACGATCATCCGAAGTGGATGATCGTGACGTTGCCATTGGCGTTGCGAGCGCGCTCGGCCACAGCGTCATCATCGAATAGCTCAGTCATGGCATTGACCCACGCGCTGTGACCGTGGTCGCCATGGTCGATGAGAGTGTGGAGGAATTCGACACCCTCGATGGTGATGACGGTTCCGAAGGGGAGTTCGATTGCCCTGTAGGTACTCTGGAGTCCGTTGGGATCCTGAGCGGTGAACAGGTCTTCTGCGAGGACAGATTCAGGCTCACTCTGTTCTGCCTGCTCGTTCTCTTCGATCGTGTCGGTCATCTCTTCGTCGGAGAAGATGATTTGACCACCGTCAATGAGCTTTTCCACCTTGTTCAGATCGATACCGATAATCTCGGAGAGAGCCTGTCGGGCGTCGGCCTGCTGAGCCTTCTTATCAGGCACCTTGCCCAGCAATTCGTCGATGAGGTCCTTGAACTCTTCTTCGGTATTCGGGAATCCGTATTCGTCAGCCATGTTTTTGTCCTTTCTAGACATGGGGTGTATGTGGAGTGGGTGTTAGTCACCCACCACATAGATCATACACAGGGGTTGTGTACAGATAGGGGGTAGTGGTCTCTTTACTTCTACCGATGCAGTTTCACTGCATAAAGGTGGGCTATAAATCAGAGAGAGAGAGAGAGAGAGAGCCCCGTTACCGACATGTGTGTCACAGTGCGGTAACGGGGCTTATGCTGAGCGTTTAGTGCTCAGTCGTCGTAGCCACCGTAGCGGTTGTAGCGATGGTTCTTCACGTAGTCGTGGAAACTACCGAGAACGCCATTCCACGATCGACGCGAACCGAAAAGCCTATCGAGCTCAGACCAGTACGCAGGGTTATCGGAATCACCGATACCCCGAGAGGTCTGCTTATACGGGCTGTCGCCGATCGCGTCGACCTGCGTTACGATGAGGGAGGTCGTTCCTTCGTTGTCGAAATTCTCCCACAGCGCAGCATGATAGACATGGTCGAAGTCATCGAACCACGTCTGCCTGCGCATGATGGAATCTTCACATAGACCGACGCTGGGGCTGACCTTTTCCCACTGTCGCCAGTCAACGTCAAGTGGTTTATGCATGTGTTTTCTCCTGTTGTAGTTAGTATTTGTTCGGGATGCGTTCCGAAAATAGATTCAGAATGTCGATGTGGCGATAAAAGTCAATATCTGGATCAGCTTCTTGGTACACGGCATCAATCTCTTCTTCGGACCAGCCTTGTTTACGTGCTTCTCGTCGCCATGCGTTGAGAATCTCGATGGGGAGGGTACTGTGGTCGGTGAGGTTGATTTTGACTTTCTTCCCAGTCGTTGCTAGACGTTCGAGAATTAGCATTCGTCGATATGCCGACATGTCAATGTCAATGATGATTTCCATGATACTTTCTTTTCAGTTGGTGGTGTCGATGGCAACCAAGACAGGTTCCATCTCAAACTTGTCATAGAATTCCTGGACAGTCAGCTGAGTCTGCTCACCCAGCACCAGCCAGAAACCATTCCTGGTGTTGTCGCTCGACAGGAACATGAACTGCTGACCGGAGACAAGTACGACGGTCCCAGGTACGGTAATTTTCCAGTACCCTTCCGTCCTGATCTCACCGTTACGAATGACGAGAAGGGGCTTGTCGTAGATATTCATTTTGTTTTTCCTTTTGGTTGTTGTTACCAGATTGCTGGGATAAGCCAGTAGTAAATGACGTTGATCATACCCCACAAGGCGATCACACCGGCTACGGCGCTTGGCACTCCAAAAATCATAATGATAGCGAAGCGATCTTCTTCACCCTTGCTACCAAGAATAAAGTAGCAAGCCGCAACGAACATGGCTATCGCAGCAGTTCCCGTGAGTACGATAAGGATCAGTGCCATCATGACAGCGTTAAAGGTTTCCATTTTTCCTCCTGGGATCTAGCTGATCCGTCCGTTGTAGTAGTTGATCGCCCAGCCGTTGGCGGTGTTGAACACGGTGATGTGCTCAGACAGCGACTGATCGCACGATTCCATGTCAATGGTGACAGTGCGAGGAATGAGCTCACTGTCCTGGTAATTAGGTGTCACGGCGTAATACAACGGACACTGCGCGTTGTCCTGGTTGTCAAGGTAGTCGCGCGCCTTAGTCTCGGCATACGCCATACCACCGCTGTGGTCCTTGCTCAGACCGACGTTCTGGGTACGGGTTCCGGTGACGAGGTTTTCCTTGATGGGATCACCACCAAGGGAATCAGCGACCATATGTGAGCGGTTCCAGAACCATCCGTAGTATGATGCGCCGCTGTCCTTGTAGTCCTTGATGGTGACCTTCTGATTCTTCTCAGGCCATCCGGTGGGATTGACGTTAATGTCCTGCCTGCCGCGCTGCTTGGCTTGGAGTCTGCTCTCGGTGGTGAGAACGCCATACGCGCACGTAGGACGGCTCAGCTCGTCGAGGGGGCAGTACGTGATGGTGCCGTCAGAAGATGCATCCGTTTGGTACGGGTGCTCAGCCGGTCCGCCGATGCTGTAGTAATTGCTGGTGGTGCCAGGCTGAGAACCAGGCTGTTTTGCGTTCTCCTGATCTAGAAGGGTGAGCAACCATGCTATGATTGCGGCGCTTGCCGCTATCACAATGGTGAGTTGTACCATCGTTACCCAAAGTGGTTTGTATGGATACATTATGTGTCAAGTCCTTTCGTTATCTATGAGTTTCGCCCGTGTGGGTCATGAGGGTTTAGTATCCGGCCTGCTTGTAGGCACGAATTGCATCTGCGTTGTAGTGCATGTCTACGTTCGGGCCATCGTAGTATTCAAACTCAAACCCATATCTAACCCATTTGTAATTACGACGATCGAGGGTATAGGCACGCTTTGGGTAATAACCCTGCTTAAACTGGGCATACTCTACAACTTCAGGAGAACACCGAAAACCATCAAAAAAGTCAATTAGTTCATTTGGCTTGAAAATGGTTTCGTGTTCCTCGTGGCGTGTAGTTGACCAACCATTTTCAGGTACGGTTTCGTAATATTCAAGATTATCATTTATGGGATATTCAGTCCAGACTTTCACTTTAGCGTACGTCGTTGGTGCAAAGTTAATGATCATTTTTTCTTATCTACTTTCTGTTTTTGTTCATTGGATAATAGGCTGGCACTGACCATGCCCGGTGAGCAGCCACGGCACGTCGACACGTAGCATGTCTGCGAGCAGGTTGAGGTCTCCGAACGTGTAATCCAGCAACTGACCAGCAACCGATCGAATGACGTTATGGTCAGTGTTTGGGTAGATCTGGTCACTGCGGGAGATGACTCGATTGATGAACGCATTCTGTGCGTTGTCACCGACGATGTGAGAGATGTCGATAGCCATGGTGGGCGGTCTTCCTTTAGTTGGTGTGCACAGACGCAAGAGCATCGATCGTCTGAGCGACCGTGTCGAAGTGGGTGTCGTCGATGATGTAATCAGTAGCGGTCACGATGACGACGATCGGATCCACGTCAGCGTTGTTGACGTGAGCGTGGAGAGTGATGACACTGTTGTTGCGCTCCACGACATCGAAGGTGATGTCTCGGGCTTCGCTCATGAGATCGAATGCGAGTTCATCTGCGCGATGATCGTGTACGTTGTAAGAACGGTTGGAGCGAGCGTTCTTCTGCTTCTTGGCCATGATGATATGGGTCTTTCTTGGTGATGTATCAGGGGATGTATCGATCGAGTGCTCGATACGTTCCATGGGTGGGGTGATTGGGGTTATATACCCATAGGCGTTGGTTCCACACAACAAGGACGGGGATTCCGGCCTGCTGTGCTAGTCCGATGCAGTTCCACGTGCCTCGGGATCCTTCACCCTTTGGATGATCGGGGAACGCAAGGCAGAGATCAGCTCCCAGCTTAACCATCTGCTTGTTACGGATGGGACCGGCTGCTCTGCCGTACTTCTTCCAGTCGGCTCGATGGACCTCAGCCTGGAGATTGAACAGGCGTTGTCCGTGGAGAGCGGCTTCGGTGTCTGCGCCTGTTGCGCCACCGTGTACGAGAGTGGGGCGCTTCTGGGTCTTCTCGACGATCTCCTGCACAGCGATGAGCAGTGCGTGGGAGTCATACGGTGTCCACTGGTGTGTGCGGGAACCGGTGATGAGCAAGCGGGGCAAACGTGTTGTCTTAGACATGTGGTTACTCCAAGCAAAAAGAGAGAGGTGGGGGAATCAGTACGATTCCCGGCACACGGTAGTGTGCTCATCAAGAGACAAGCCGGTGCTTGCTGTAGTAGGTGAGCATCGCTTCTTGAGTGATGATCTCATTGGTGGTCACGATGGGGAGATGCATCAGATGAGAGAGCGATGATGATGTGTGTCGCGCGTAAGCATCTGCCCATGGAAGCTCGTGAGACATTCTTTTGCTCAGTGCGGCGTGGGTCATGCTATCCATAGCAGCACAGACACGATCGATGAGAGCTCGCTCTCTGCACAGGGTTGGGTGCGTGAGAGCCGAGGGGTTACCGGAGGGCAGTTCTCCTGGTCGAATCAAGAGCTTGCCCCGATGAAGGCGGTAGAGCTGTGGGCACACAGGGCCGATGATCCATGCGTGGAAATCCTCTGGAAACAGAGGGGATGCGTGGCGAACAAGATGTTCAGCCTGTGCGTAAAACGCAAGCTTATGGAGCTTCATCGTCACCATTGTGCTCTCACGAGCGAGGATGTATGCAGCGACATCCATGATGGATGCAGTCATGGTTTGCTCCTTTCTTGGAACGGGGCAGCACAGCCCGGTGCAGGGCAGAACAGTACTGACAGATCATGATGATGCTCGGCACACGAGAGTGTGCCAAGGCTCTGTGTTATACTTAGTTATCAGGAAAAACGAAGAGCCACAACACAGACACAACAAGCAAGACAGGAGGTTGCAGTGACCAAGACAAAGACTGGAAAGACTGGAAGGGCAGGCGAAGCAGGAGAGCCGATGGTTCGGCTCAATGTGCGCATGCCAGCAAGTGTGCGTGACAAGGTGGATTACTGGGCCGAGAAAGAGGGTCTGAGCGCCAATGAGTTCATCATCGAGTGCATCGGTGGTCACGTTGCCCGTAAGAACGGAGACTACGATCTACCGACACTAGAGCAGGCGCGTCTGGCTCAGCTGGTTGATGCACAGATCTCGTTGGCCAGCAATGTTGCCAACCTCGAAAAGACTGTTATGTCGATGGCGTCGACAATCATCGGTTTGACTCGTGGCGATAGCTACTTGTTGGATGATGAAGATGGCGAAGAGTGACAATAGAGTGGGAGTGAACGATGAGTGATTTCGAGTACGATGAGCCATCGCCTGAGGTGTTTGATCCGTTGTACGCGGCTCAGAAGCAGCTGCGTGAGCGTATGAATCAGCAGTCAGCCGTTGTGTCGGCGCGCTCTGCGCGTGTTGGTAATACAGCTACGGGGGCAGCGCTGAACGCGCGTCGTCAGTCTGGTGGCGGCGCAAACGGCAGTAACAACGCCGGTAATGCTTCGCCAGCAGGGGCCTCTGGTGTCGGCTCTGCGCCGCCTGAGCCGCAACGTAATGAGCCCGATGACCTGATCACAGAATCTGAAGGTGCTGTCGATGCGGGTGTGGATACTGGCGCTGTAAGTAACGTTGATGCTACTGCGAGTCTCGATGAGAAGGTTGCATTCCCAGAAGAAGCGCAGCATGTCACGCAGAAGAGCGATGTTCAGGAGCAAGCTGAGTGTGTGTATACGCCTGAGCCAATGGCGTTGCGTCATCGTGATGGCAGTGAGATCCCCACGACGATCGAGGGCGATGTTCGTTTTGCTTTTGATGGTGATTCAACAAGGCCCCGAGATTTGCCTGCCATCATCGTGCAAGCGATTCGAGAAGAGTTGGTGCGCCTGGGTGCGCCAGAGCTCGGTGCTGTTCCGACGCCAAAGACGCAGAGCAAAACGCTGTCATCGGGTTCGCTGATCACAGCGTTGGTGATGAGCGCGCTCGACATCGAGATTCCCGGTGTAGACGAGAATACCCGGCGTGCAGCCGAGGTGTTGCGTACGGGTCAAGGCCGTGTGGCCGCGATCGAGATGAAGGTGGAGCAGGTGCTGGATAACCAGCAGCACGCCCAGAAGGATCTCGATGCGATGACGAAGCGTGCGCTCAGCGCTGAGAAACAGCTCTATGAGCTGGAGCTCATGCTTACGTGGCTGCTCGTCGACAAGACTGAGCCGCGTCTTTTTAACAACGCTACGGCCCTGTCGATTGATCTAACTAATAAGACGGTTGTTGATGCGCGCGCGAAGCTTCGGGATAAGGCCCGTGAGCTCAGTAAAGACGAGTCAGTGCAGCGAGGTAATCTGAAGATCGTGGAGTAGCATAGACAACACCCCGTAGCTTTTGCTGCGGGGTGTTGTCTTCCGGTGAGAATTAGCGCTCGATTGGGTGAAAGGATCCATTGGAGTAGTCGATCGTGTATCCGTTGGCTGTGTTGAAGACGATGACATGCTGGGACAATGAGCGATCGCATGATTCAATGTCAATGGTGACGGTTGATGGGATTGGATTGTTTCCATCATATTTAGGTTTTGCCGCGTAGTAGAGCGGGCATTTGTCGTGAGACGGATCATCGAGATATTGCTGCGCAAGTGTTTTTACGTATGCCATACCGCCGTCATGAGCTGTGGTCGCACCGATGCTTTGTGTGAGGGTTCCGGTGATGAGGTTTTCCTTCACGGGTTTACCACCAAGCGAATCAGGGAGAAGATACGAGCGGTTCCAGAACTCGCCGTCGTTAGAGTCGATGGTGACTTGTTTGTTTCCGCTGGGCCACCCAGCTGGGTCGATTTCGATGGACTGACGATCGCGTTCTTTGGCTTCGGCACGAGTGTGTGTTGACAACAGCCCTACGGCGCATGTGGGCCTTGATTGGTCATCGAGAGGGCAATATCCGATGTTTCCCATGTCGTCGGCAACGTTGTGGACATCTTGCGCTGGACCATCGATCACGTAGTAGTTGGTGGGGGCCGGGACGGCTGTACGGTATGTCTGTTCGATGGTCGTTTTCTCGTGGAAGTGCCAGATGTGGTATCCGAAAGCTCCGGTGGTTACGATGAGAATTGCCGTGAGAATGAACGACATGTTCTTTTCGATGAACGGTCTGATGTTTTTGAGATTGGTGATCACGAAAACTCCTTTTGGTGGTTGTGGCTGATGTGGGGCAAGATTGTGTGCCATAACTCTATGATATGCTGGTTTACCAGAATAATCAATGAGCCATGGGAGGGAAGATAGGGTTGCACTACCCTTGTACCGATGATAGAATTGCCTCATGAATGAAGCGAAACTATTTTCTGAGGGTAGCGTGACTGACCTGGTGTGTCGGGGTTGGTCGCGTGAGCGTGTCATTGATGCCACCGGCATTGATCCTGGGTACCACAACGCTTCGGTGAAAACTGAGCTGAAGGGTGTGGATCGGAAGGCATACAAGATCGAGCATGTGCGGCAGCGTGTCGCACAGGAGACTGTGCGTGACGTGCTGGAGCAATATGCCATGTGCGACCTGGATAAGGCCGGGGTGTTGGAGCACCTTGGACTGCACGACGCGGTGAATCTTATCAAGCTCTCTGAGCTGTTTACAGCTCTGGGTCTGAGTGCAGAGTTCCGTGACGCTGATCGTCGCTCGCGTCGTGAAACGATGCGAGCGGGTATGGTCGCTCAGTACGGTACAGACAACCCTTTCAAGCTCGATGAATACCAGGAGAAGGCGGCGCAGACCAGAGAAGAACGTTATGGTGCTCGGTATACGTTGGCCGAAGGTTCTGTGTTTGCTGATGGGGCTCGTAAGAAAGCTCAGGAGAAGCAGTCTGGCTTGTTTCCGGAGGGAAGTGATGATGATCTACGTTTGCGAGGTTTTGGCGGAAAGGGGCGTGGGCGTCTACCTCGGCGTTTGAGAGTGGATCGAAAATTGTATCTTGTGACTCACGTGAAGATGAGATGTTCACGCGATGATATAAATCGTGCTCTCGAAGGTGTGCGCGATAGAGCAACTCGCGGTGAGGTGCTCTCGGTGCTTGGTATTAGTCCGACACTCTCACCCTCTGTGATCTCTCTTACCGCTCTTTTTGCAGGTCTTGGCTTGGGTCGTGAATATGCACAATATGTCCGTGATAAGACAGCTGCGACGAACATGATTCGTTATGGTGGTGTCGCTCCTATGTCGAGCAGTGAGGTCAGGGAGCGTATCAGGGCTACGACATTCAGTAGGTATGGTGTGGATAACGCTTCGTCATCCCCAGAGGTGAAAGAGCGTCGTCGACGTACCTTTCAGGAACGTTACGGTGTGGATAGTGTGCTATCTGATCCTGTTACGCGTGAGCGTGCTCGACAGACGATTCGGGCACGTTATGGTGTAGATAATGTTGCGCAATCTGAGACTGTTCGAGAACAGATGCGTCAGACGATGCAGGAACGTTATGGCGTAGACAATCCTTCGCTTTCTCCTGTTATCTGTGAGCGTCGTCGACGCACGGTTCAGGAACGTTACGGGGTGGATAATGCCGCGCAATCCGAGACTGTTCAGGAACATTTTCGTCAGACAATGCAAGAACGTTATGGCGTTAATTATGGAATGGAGTCTGCTGAGATTCGTGCTCGCGCTATGGCTACAAAACGAAAGAAAGATACGTTTGCAAGTTCATCGTCAGAAGAAGCGCTCTATGAGCTACTTGTGGAGTATGCAGATCACCACGGTATGACTGTGTTGCAACAATATTGTGATGATGATCGTTATCCTTTTGCAGTCGACTTTTATATTCCTGAGCGCGATCTGTTCATCGAACTCAATGGTTTGTGGTCGCATGGTAAGCATTGGTACGAAGCTGACCGCGAGATGGATCAGAAGACGGTGCGGACTTGGCGTAAGAAGGGTGAGAAGTCGTAGTATTACCGCAATGCATTGGAAGTGTGGACTGAACGAGACGTGCGTAAGCGTGAAGCGGCTCGTGACGCACAGCTGAATTATGTGACGCTGTGGGATGGTTCCGAGGCTTTGACGGATGCCTATCTGTGGTTTGCTCTCGGGGCTCCTGATGCTCGCGATTGGGATCGTGAGTATTCATGGCTTGATCTACCTGAATCTTTAACTGATCTCAGAGAAGGTTTGGAGAAGCAGGTGCAGCAGTGGGCGGATATTGATGTCACGAATGCTGGTTCGAGGCAGATCTCCTGGCTTGCCCGTAGCGGCACGTGGGAGACGTTCTATGCTCGCGAGTTGCAGATGTGGGAAGCCGACGAGGTTCATCACCGTAAGTGGGGTCGTCTGCGTGCACGTCTGCTTGCTAACCGATTGCATTATCTAGGCAGGCTTCCTGAGTCGGCTCTAGAGGTGGTGCGAGGGTTGGCAATCAGCGGTGAGATCAGGTCGTACTCGACCTTTGTTAACACGGCGATGACGGCTGTTCTCGATTGGTATGAGCCGACGCACATGTACGACCCGTGTAGCGGGTGGGGTGAGCGTATGCTCACCTGTGCTCAGCGCGGTGTGACGTACACCGGCACAGACATCTCTGATGCTGTGGTGACGGCTCACCAAGGTCTCATCAACCGTCTAGGTCTGACGGATGTCAGTGTGTCGCTTGGTGACAGTGCGACCCGCGATATGCGAGGTGGCTCGCATGAGATGGTTCTGACCTGCCCACCGTATGGCGATACGGAGATCTACACCTCCCAAGGTGCTGAGAATTTGGATGATGAGGCGTTCTTGGAATGGTGGAAGCAGGTTGTTTCCATGAGTGTTGCTCCGTCGACGCGCGTTTTCGCCTTCCAGATCAGTGAGAAGTGGCGCAAGCGTATGTCGGCAGTGGCTCAGAGGGCACTAGGCGAACAATGGCACCTGGCAGATGAGATCGATGCGTCGGTATCGCGTAATCATTTCCAGCGAGCACAGTCACGTCAGAAGCATCGTGGTGAAACGATGGTGGTCTTTGAACGACTCTGATATACTCGTTATACTCGTATATGAACGTTTTCGATGATTTGGAGGATATATGACGGTTGGAATTCTCACTGAGAAGCCGAGTGCAGCGCGTAATTTCGCGAAGGCGCTTGGTGGTCAGACTGGAACCTACAACGGTGAGAACTATGTGATCGCGTTTGCACGCGGTCACCTGTTTGAGCTCAAACAGCCGGTGGATCAGGTGGATCCGTCGAAGCGCACGCAGTACGCCTCATGGGTACTGAGTGATCTTCCGTGGGATCTGAATGATCTCGCGTTTGAGCGTGAGAAGAAGGACGGCGTGTCGAAGTTGCTGTCCGATATTCGTACGGCATTTCGTTCCTGTGATGAGATTTGTGTGGCGTGTGACGTAGATCCCAGTGGCGAGGGATTTTTGCTAGCTTGGGAAATCATCGCTGCCCTCGGACTGAACACAAAGCCGATCTCGCGCATGTATTTCACTGACGAGTCTCCGAAGTCGATTCAGAAGGCGTTTGTTTCTCGTAAGAGGGTTACCTCGGCGGACGATCACGACGAGTACCGTATGGCGTGGCTGCGATCAAGGTGGGATTTCCTCTCCATGCAGTGGACCCGTGTTGCCTCCCAGCTTGCTGGTCAGCGCACCGTGTTGCGTCAGGGTCGACTGAAGTCGGCCATGACCGTGCTCGTGGGTGATCAGCTGAAGGCTCACAAGTCGTGGAAGAAGGTGCCGTTCTACGAGCCCCGATTCCGCGATGAGAATGGCGTGATGTACTCGGACCCTGATGCGCAGCGACATGCCAAGGAAAGTGATGTCGATCTGAGTGGTCTTCATGCATCGAGCGTGACGGTGGATTCTAAGACCATGAAGCGTTCTGGCCCGCCTCGGATGCTGGATCTGGCTGGTCTGTCAGCACTGCTGAGTGCCAAGGGTGTGAAGGCGGCGGACGTGCTGAAAATCTATCAAAAAATGTACGAAGCCCAAGTGGTTTCGTACCCCCGCACCGAAGATAAGCACGTCACCAAGGAGCAGTTTGCGGAGCTTGTGAGCAACGCTCCTGCGATCGCGCGTGCGGTTGGTATCGATCCAGCTCTTCTGACGCATACTGCTGTCAGGTCGACGCACGTCAAGGACTCTGGTGCCCACGGTGCAAACCGTCCTGGTCCCAACGTTCCTGCGTCGCTCGCAGACGTGGAGGCGAAGTACGGCAAGACGGGTGCCATGATCTATGAGCTGCTGGCACGCTCTGCTCTCGCGGTCCTCGCAGAGGACTACGAGTACGAGGCCCAGAAGGGCCACGTTACTGACTTCCCCTCCTACACGGGCTCGTGCTCGGTGCCGAAGAAGCCGGGTTGGAAGGCTGTTCTCGGTGGTGCATCGATGGCAGACGATGACGACGACGAGAACAACGTGACGGGTCTGGGTACTCAGGCTCAGCCGTTCGTTCACGAGGGTGTTCCACCGCGTCCTGCTGCTCCCACTGTGAAGTGGCTGATGAAGCAGCTGGAGCGACGCGATGTGGGTACGGGTGCAACCCGCACATCGACGTTCGCTGAGGTGTCGAGCTCGAAGGCTCGGTACCCCCTCATGACCGAAACGAGGGGCAAGATCAACCTGACGGAGCACGGTGACATGAGTTACCGTCTGTTGCCGGGTACTCACATTGGTGATCTTACGATCACTGAACGAGTGTTCGCTGACATGAAGGCTGTGGCCAAGGGTCAGAAGAATGCGGACGATGTTCTGGCTGAGGTGGCCGGACTGATCACAGATGATATTGCCGTCATGACGGCAAATGCACAAACAATGCGAAAGGAACTTGGAATGAGCGAATTTGTCGAGAAGGAATACTTCGAGGGTACGTGGGCCAAGAACGGTCAGCACGTGAAGTTCAACCGTACGTGGAGCGGTCATCGTTTCACCGATCAGGAGTGCATGGATCTCCTGGCTGGTAAGGACATCGAGATTACTGCCACGTCTAGGAAGACGGGGGATGACTTCACCGTCATTGGGGCTCTTGGGGAGAATGAGTTCAATGGGCGTAAGTTTGTTGGTTTCAACCCTGATTACACCAAGCCGACCTCGGCTGCAAAAAAGGGCGTTGCTCCCAAGTCGATGCTCGGTGTGAAGCTCACCGATGAACAGCGTGAGAAGATCGAGGCAGGTGAGAAGGTGCTGATCAAGGGCATGAAGTCCAAGAAGTCCGGCAAGACCTTCGATGCGTATTTGTCCCTGGAAGACAAGCCGGATGGGACGCGCGGTATTGCGTTCTCGTTCGACAAGTGATGCTGCATATATGAGAGAAGAAAGGAGGGTTGTGAATGGCTGTCAAAGAACGGTATTCCATCCCAGTCTCGCTGGATCGGACGATCCTCGATCATGAGCTGAGCCTGTCGAATAACTCGGTGAAGCTGAAGCCGCTTCCGATGAAGGTGATCTTTGCCTGGATCGGTAGCATTGTGATCCTTATGTGGCTGCTCATGGGCACACCACTGAAGGGCGCAAGTTTCGGCTATCTGGTGTTCATCTCGATCTGGTGGATTGCTGCCACAGCGTACTTCGCTGCGTACTCGAAGACGAAAGAGATGCGCGGTGAGATGATCATGGCTCTATTCGACTATCTTCCGAAGACGGCACGTAAGGTGCTGACGCGATCTGATTCGAGCCCTGGTCAGTTCCACTCGATCGTCGGCATCAAGGATGTCGACGAGAAGACCGCTTTCATCACCTATGCGGATGGCATGGTGGGCCAGGCGTATGCTGTCGTGGGATCCGCGTCGCGTCTGCTGTTTGATCAGGATCGAAATGCAATCCTGAACCGTAACGACCGTTTCTATCGCAAGTTGGAACCGGGCGTCGAGCTAGAGTTCATCACCACGAAGGAACCTCAGCGCGTTCATACACAGATCGCAACGTTGGAGAGGCGTAATCGTGCGTTGGATCCTGAGGCTCGCGATCCTGAACTGGTTGCGCTCATGGACGAACAGTACGAATCTCTGAAGAGCTACGTGGGCTCTAGCTTCTTCAGCATCCACCAGTACCTGATTCTCATTGCCAGCAACGAAGAAGATCTACGTAAGGCGCACAACCTACTCGATGCTGAAGCGGCGGATTCGTCGCTGATGTTTAAGCAGGTCGCGATGCTCACGTATGATGAGACGATCGAGCTCCTGCGTACTCATTACGGACCCGTTGTCACTAAGTGAGAGACGGTGCACCGCTAGAGTTGCAAGGGCTGTGACAACCCCGGACGTTCGCGTCCGGGGTTGTTGTGTATCTAATGCCAGCAAATAGGTGTTATGCGATGGGCTTTTGCCTGGTTTTCGTGTAGAATAGCCTGAGGAACGACCATAATCGGTCTTCAATTGACCACGACAGTAATTATTGAAGTGAAAGGAGTGGCATCTATGGCGAAAAAGGATAGTGTCACGAATGTGATCGCATCGGATGAGTCATCGCCGTGGGGTATGGCGACCTCTCGCGTTCGCGAAGCAAGTGCCTCGATGGCTGCTGATGAGGCGCGCGATCGTGCTGCGTCGCAACAGCGAAGCCTCAAGGGTATGTCTCGTAAGGAGCGTAAGGCACTGTTCTCGAAGACCAACGGGGCAACGTTTAAGGAGTATGCACACCTGCTCGCGGTGAAGCCTCGTCAGGGCTATGTGTTTCACAGCGACTACTTCGAGATCGACGGTAACGTCGGATGCATCCTGGGTTATTTCCACGATGAGAGCGCCCGTGATGAGCTCCCTCCGTTCTGGGGTGTGAATCTCATTCCCTATCTGCCTCAGAACGTGACGGCAGTTCTGCTTCAGCAGGTCTCGCGCGTGACTGAGTCCTGGCTCAAGGATAAGATTAAGGCGTCTGAGCGCCTCGATCGCCTTGAAGAGCAGGAGCAGAGCGAGAACGGGACGAAATCTTCCCGCCGTAAGGCATCGAAGGTGTCTGCTGAGGTTGAGCAGGCGATTGCTGAGATCCAGGATGGCGCTGCCTACCTGTCTGTGCACTACCGCATTCTCCTGAAAGCTCCCTCGTTGGAGATCCTCGATGATGTCATCGATGATCTGCGTCGTCGGTACATTGACAGCGTGGGCAACCTGTCGATCGCTGCGCACCCTGGCCTCCAGCGCCAGGAGTTGGCGACGCTGTTTGCCCCGAACGCCTCGAAGAAAGGTAAGGGCTTCCACTTCACCTCGACTGAGTTGGCGGGTGCGTTCAACCTTGTCACCAACGGTCTCAATGACCGTGGTGGCGAGTTCGTCGGCTACATGGTCGGTGACGTGAACAACTCGGGCGTCCTCATGGACGTTGATCAGTACAGCCATCACGTGGTGGTTGCTGATGATGAGAAGTCTCGCGCTGAGATTATGAACAAGGCTCAGGTGGCCGATATGTGGGCCTCGAAGATCTCACAGGCGGCACTGATCAACAACAAGCGCGTTGTGCACATCATCCTTGATGGCGCTGATCTGACGGGTGTTCTCGGTCCTCGCATGGATACGATCACTGCGCGCATCGATATGTCGCAGGGCGATGTCAACCCCTTTGAGGTCTTCGGTGATCGCAAGGATCAGCTCTCGCTGTTCTCGACTCACCTGGAAAAGATGGTGCTCCTGACCGAGCAGGTGTATCAGCCTACTGATGACGATCGGACGATCATCCAAGGTCAGCTGAAGGACACTCTGGAACAGTTCTATGTGGATCAGAACATGTGGGCGCGTAACGCGAAGGACAATCAGGATCGTTTGCGTCTTGTGGGTGTGCCCCATGATCAGGTACCACAGCTGAAGCTGTTTGTCACGTATCTCGATCAGCGCTATAAGGCGCTGACCGGCAGGGCGAATCGCGATGATGAGATGGTGCACGCATACTCTGTGCTGTCTTCTGTTTTCAAGTCCATGCTGAGTGCGAACGGTGACTTGTTCAACGTCATCACGAACGATGTCATTGACGGAACCCAGAAGGCTCGTCGCGTCATCTATGACTTCTCAGCTCTGGTGGATCGTGGAAAGGGTGTTGCGATGGCACAGCTCGTGAACGTGCTGGCATTCGCGGCTTCGGCCTTGGGCGAAGGTGACACTCTCATCATCCACGGTGCTGAGTTGATCGATAAGGGTGTGAAGCCGTACATGACTGAGCAGTTCCAGCGCCTCTTCCGTCGCAATGGCCGTGTCGCCCTGTGCTACAACGGCGTGAAGGCGATGTTGGATGACTCGGAGTTCAACCACTTCGATGAGGCTGATTGGACGGCGCTCGGTGCCATGAGTGACGCTCTCGTGCCTGTGTACGAGAAGAAGCTGGCCAAGCAGATCCCCGTTGACATGACGAAGGTCATCACCTGGCGAGGTGAGGGGCTGACGTTCTTGCGACGAGGGACGGTCAACGTTGTGTTCAAGCGTGACCTTGCGCTCGGTCTCAATGCTCACGTGCGCGATATTACCTACGATGGGAGTGTTGCTCCCGGTCGACACAGGGGATCTGTGATGTCGAGGCAGAAAGCCCGCAAAAACGCTGAAAGGAAGAACAAGTGAACAAGAACCATGAAAAGAAAGGAGAGAGTTTGATGCTCACAAGCCGTGTTCGAGCAGTTCGGGGCTTCACCCGTGTGCTGTCGTTTGTGGCAGCTGTACTCATTGCCGTCTTTGGTCTCACCATGATCGGCGGAAGTGCGTACGCTGACAAGGACAAAGCTGAGAAGTATGACTTTTACACGCTCTCGTCGAACGTCACTGCCTATTTCTCCGATGCGGCCAAGCCCGGTGAGGGTGAGGGTCTGTCGGCTGATGAGGGTTGGACGACGATCGCTGGGAATGCCAGTGAGGGCGGCGATCTGTTGGGTTACGGAGATAACGACATTTCGAGCTTCTCCGGCTGGCTCGCTTCGGCAACCACGGGTGCGTCAAACACGGTGGGCTATGACTCGCTGAAAGTCAGCGATAATGGTTCGAGTAGTGCGAACTCCGTCTACCGAGGCATTCTTGACTATGCTCAGTATGGCTCGCTGTTGAACGCGTTGGGTCTTGATTCCACGTCGACGGGTCTGGGGCTTCACTTCCAGAACATGGTGTTTGGTAGCATCATGGCCCTGCTGTATCTGCTCGCTGGCGGTATCGATACGATTTTCTCGGCTGTGATCTGGCTGTTGGAGACGCTCAACCCGTTCAAGTTCTTCTTCTCTGCAATTTCGGCATCGAGCGCTGCAATGGCCAACGGTATGACCGGTGGACAGGGTGTGCCGGTGTGGATGCAGAGTCTTGATACGTGGTTCAGCGGTTGGTATCAGGCGCTTGTAAACCTGTCGTGGACTGTGCTGATCCCGCTGTTTTTGTTCACGTTCATCATCTCGTCTCTCATGTGGAAGAAAGGCAATGCGCTGAGTGGCTTGAAGAGGCTGGTCATCCGTATGCTGTTCCTCGGTGTAGGTGTACCCCTCATTGGTTCGATGTACACGGCATCGTTGGGTGTTATGAAGGACGCGACGGCGGGTGCCGGTATGGGTGCGACTCGTGTTGTTCTGTCGACTTTCGTGGATTTCGAGAACTGGGCCAAGGTGAATCGTCTGGCGGTTCCGAGTGACGCCACGCTTGAATGGGACGATTCCAAGCAAGCTCCGACCGGTGCATCTGTGAATAAGTTGCGTCAGACGACTGTTGCAATTAACAGGATTGCTAACCCAGGCGCTTTCACGGATGTGTCTGGTATCAAGCCATCGGACCTTGGTTCTATTTCCGCCGAGTCTGCCAAGGCGGATGTGACATCGAACGGTGGTCTGAAGGATCTGACGTTCATGGCGACGATGAATATGCTGTTGCGATACACGAACGCTCAGTCGTATCAGGCATCTGACTTCGATACGGCGATCAAGGGTCGCATCAGCCAGCAGGCATCTGGTGGCCAAGAGACGGTGAAGAACTGTGCGACGACGTGGTTCAACGTCCAGGCGGATGGTTCGACGAAGACCGATGGTAAGTCGTGCTCGACTATCAAGGCTTCGGATAACCCTGTTCTGAAGGTTCAAGAGGGCACTGGTCTCCAAGCTAACCGTCCCGAGGGAAGCGGGGTTGTGACGTTTACGACGAACAATGCTCAGCTTGCCGGTGACTGGGTGATGCTTGGTGATAACTTCAACAATGCGAACCTGTCTGCGTTGTCGATGTATAACTACCTGAATACGGCTTTCAGCAAGAACTCTGCAACGGTCTATTCGTCGGCTCATTCTGTGTCGTCTGCGACCCGCGAGTACCACAACTCGGTGAACCTCGTGGGTTCTGCTGGTGTGAGCTGGTTGTACTGGACGAACAGTGCTGTGACGCTCCTGTGCTTCATCGTTCTTGGCCTGGGATATGCATTCGGCATGTTCACTGGTGCGATCAAGAACTCGCTGCACATCATCACGGCGGTTCCGTTCGCTACGTTGGGCTCGTTGGCCGGTATTGCCAAGGTGTTGATTTACACCTTTATGATGATTACTGAGATCATCGCGACGATGTTTATCTACCGCCTCGTGCAGGAGATCATCATCTCGATTCCCGGTATCTTCGAGGGCGGATTGGAGCACATGTTCAATTCGATGGGTGGTTTCGGTACCTACCTGAAGAACAGCGGTAACGTCACGCTCTTTACGTCGATTGTGTCCACTGTTCTGCTTCTGATCCTAACGTGGAAGATGCTGCACTTCCGTGGTGCGTTCGTGAAGGGTCTTAACGAGGCTGTCACGAAGATCATCGATAAGTTCCTGGACACGAATGTTGCTCCCCCTGCTGGCGGCGGTAAGCTGATGCCCGCTCTGGCTGGCGGTGTTGGCGCAGGCGTTGGCTCTGCTGCCGCTAACCGTCTGATGAGTGGTCGAGGCGGTCTGGGCTCTGGCTCGGGTCGCGGCGGTGCATCGAGCGGTCTCATGGCTGGCTCCGGTGGTATCCAGGATGGAAACGGCGGTGTCTCTGGTATGGGCGGTGGATCGATGTTGTCGATCAACGGTACTGATGGCCCTGGCCCCGATGAGATCGGCCCCGGTGCATCCGGTGGTGATCCCAACGCTCCTGGCGGCGGTGGCGGCGGTTTGCTGCTCAGCGACGGATCTGGTGGCGTGAACGTTGATAACAGCACAAGCAATGACAACTCCAGCGCGTTGATGACATCCGAGTCGGATCGTCAGCTCGCAAGTGAGGTTGATGCTCGTGGTGGTTTGTCTGAGCCAGCTCAGATTGAGGCTGGTCCGCAGGCCGATGCTGCTGCATCGAGCAAGGTCGCCAACAACGCTGATGACGCTATGAGTGAGACGGCAGGGTCGATTCAGTCGACGATGGACGCTCACAACAAGGCTGATAAGGCCCGTGTTGATCAGGCAACATCCGGTGTGAAGGCTGTGTGGCACGGTGGTAAGGCTGCCGCCAAGGCTTACTCCGGTGATGTCGCAGGCGCTACCCAGGATGGCCAGAAGGCCCTGGGTGATGTCCAGAGTGCTCAGACCAAGGGTCAAGAGGCGAAGGCTCACCGTCAGTCGGCTGAGGCTCCGCGTCCTGTGCAGCCCGCGCGTACAAGCCAGCCGCAGCAGTCTCAACCTCAGCGTGGTGCTGTGGGTGCGCAGCGTCAGGCTCCTGCTCAGAACCAGCAGGTTCGTCAGCCTCAAGCGCAGCCTCAGCAGCAGGCATCATCACAGGCACAGACTCCTGCGCCGTCGCGTCCGGCACCGTCTCGCGGTTCGCGCTCTCTGAGTGCGCCTCGTCAGGGTTCGTCGCAGATGCCCTCGTCTGGGAAGTCTGTGAACGGTGGAGCCACGAGCGCGCCGAGCAAGGCAGGCAAGGGTCTGAAAGGCATGAAGCCTTCGGGTGGTTCCTCGATGCCGCCGATGCCCTCGTGAGCTCACGGTGACTATGTGAGAGTGTTCATGTGACACTCATGACGCCCTCGATTATGCTGGATCTCCAGTGTGATCGAGGGCGTTTCACTTGCTCGATGCACGTGGGTTGTGTAGTATGTATCTAGGTCATGAGTGTAGGCATCTGACAACCCGCCGGGCTCTGGCCAGATGCATATGTCAGCTATTTTCGAACGAAAGGAGAGATCATGTCTCTCGATATTCTCGCTACTCAGACGATCGATGTCCTCAACGCCCAGGCGAATCGTGCACTCTTCGCGATCGCGGATAACCCGCTTGTTGCGGACTGGGATCTGAAGAGCTTCCTCGTCAATGCGACGACCTACATCAAGTTCATTGGTGGTTTGGTCATCGTGCTGCTCGGTACGGCTGCGGTCGTGTGGGGTGCTTACAAGTTCTTCAGCAAGTTGTTTGGTGGCCAGTCGGCCGCTCAGACTTCTTGGGTGACTGTCGCGCTGCTCATCATCATCGGTGGTGCAGCCATGGCCGGTGGTGGTGCCCTTGTCTTCGGCATCGCTGAGGGTGGTAAGACCACGATCGAAGACCTTGGAGGCGGCACGATTCTGCCGTATCTCCTGACCATGTGGCCGTGATAGGTTAACAGCGCAACGATGGTCAAAAGGTCACTGTGACAGCCGGGGCCGGTTCATCCGGCTCCGGCTGTTGCTATCCACACGTCTATTCCCAGATTAAAAACATAGAACACGAATCGAAAGGATCACGATATGGCATGGGGTAAAGGTAAAAAGAACGGTGAGAATCAGAATGCATCTGTGGATGACGTTCGTGATGATGCCACTGTTGAGGGCGCAGAGTATGAGAGCGCCTCGTCTGGTTTCGCTGCGAAGTTCAAGGCATTCCAGACCCGCTTCAAGTTTGATTCGCACCATGCGATGGAGCGATTTGGTGTTGCCGTGGCTGTGTTCAGTCTGACGGGCGCAGCACTGCTGACTGGCGCAGGCGTGTCGTCGTACACGAACGCTCAGGAACAGCTCAGCGCGACGGCGATGTACACGCAGAGTTTTACGACCTCTCGCACGCAGGCAACCGGTCGCGTGATGGGTGTGTACACGGATCCGTCTAAGACTCGCACAATGGTGCTTCTCAATGCTCGTGACGAGGCACGTCTTCCCGCGAACGCGGATGACTACCAGGTGTTCTTGACGGGCACCGATCGCGAGCTCCATCAGCACTCGCTGAAGGGCAAGTCGATCACGGCTCGTTATGTGACGTTTGGCAACAACGCCAAGTACATGGCGGTTGTCCTGGATAACCCGAACGGCTTCGATCTTCAGATCCTCGATATGACGATTCGTATCAATCGAGAGATCTCCTACAAGGAAGGCGAGGGTGCTGCCAGTGAGCCCCAGTCCGGTGGATCGTCTTCGTCGAAGACTGATCCTAACGCGGGTGACAAGTCTTTCCAGCAGTACGACCAGATGCGTATTGCGTTCAACCCTGTGGCATCGGGATCCATCAACATGAACCTTGGTACGGCTGGTACTGAGTTCAACGCAGGCGATGTCTACCACGAGGCTGTGACTCGTGATGTTGAGCAGAAGCTGCGTGATGAGATGGATGGCCAGCTGCTTCAGATGAAGGCCGATCTGGCCAAGATCGACCAGTACACCTCGCAGATCTCTACGACTTCTGTGAACGATCGTGGCACGATGCTTCAGCTCAATGAGCCAGTGGTTCCCGATGTCATCGCAGGCGATCAGGTGACCGGTCAGGATGCGAAGAGCAGCAAGACCGGTGAGTCGACGCTGTTCCTGTCGTCCAAGACTGTGGTACCTGGTGGTTACGATTTCGATTGGCGACACGGCACCGTGAACGAGGGTTACCTCGATCAGGTTGTGCCTAAGGGCATGAGCTACGTGGACTTCATGAAGTCTCAGGCTGCGTTGTCGACTGGTTCGCCGGATTGGCAGAAGGTTGAGTTCACTTTGACTAACGGTACGCCGTTGACTGCGTACACGAACCGTGACACGTTCGTGAAGCCGTTGCTGGATCTACGCAGCAACCTCATCACGTCGTGGCAGACCTATTACGACCATAAGAAGGCGTACCAGGTCACGTCCTACAACGATCTGCTTAATCTGGAGATCGAGCTGCGTAATGTGCGAACGAACACAGTGCAGAATACAAATGCCAATGTGTTGACGTTGTACTGAGTGTGGGACGGAATGAAAGAGCTCGAATGAACGAAAAGGAGATAGGTATGAAACCAGAGGGGATTGACAAGCTCCCTCAGAGTCAGGATGCCGGTATTGAACAGTCTGCTCAGCCTAATGAGCCCATGGACACGGGAACTGACACAGGAGCGAACGGTACCGATGTGATGGGTTCTGGTGGCGCTGAGCCCGGTGACGGTGGTCTGCTGGGTGACGGTATCCAGGGAGGCCAGGGTCAGGGCGGTGCTCGTAAGGTTGCGACCGGAGCTGCTGCCGGAGCAGCGGCTCCTGCTGCGGCGCAAGCCGCTGCGCTAACTGTCTTCCTCAATTGGCTCAAGACGGTGATGATGTCGATCATGGCAGCGGCTCAGTCACTGTGGTCTGCGATAACAGGAGCTGTTGTTGCAGCAGCGAAGGCTGTCGTTGGTTTCTTCACAGGAGCCGGTGCGGCTGTTGCCAGCGCATTGGGCGGAGCTGTGTCGGCGGCGACTGCGACTGTTGCGACGGTTGTGGCAACGGCTGTTGGCGCAGGTGCTGTTATCGCTGGTGGCGCGGTTGCTTTGCGTGACGGTGATATGGCTGCTCGTAACGACGGTTTGCTGGAATCATGCACCGTTGCTGTTGAAAACGCAGCAAAGGCAGCAGATGGCGCTGTTGGCGATGTCTCGGCTAAGACTGAAGAGAACGCGAAGACTGTCTACTCTGTGCTCTCGGCGTGGGGTATGTCGGATGAGAATATCGCCGGTGTTCTGGGCAACTGGTCTCATGAGTCTGGCATTGATCCGACCGGTGTGGAGACGATCTTTGACGAGAAGTTCACGATCGGGCCTCGTAAGCAAGATGCTGAGGCCAAGGGCTTCAAGATTGCACAGGTGGACCCGGCATACTCTGCCAGGTTCCCTGCGATCGATCTCATGGGTATCGGTCTGGGTCAGTGGACGAACGGTCGTAACGCACTGCTCACCGAGTATGCGCAGTCAATTGGTAAGCCGTGGTCGACGCTGGAAACCCAGCTTGGCTTCATGATCTCCAAGGACGATCCGGCTCGCGTGGCTCAGGTGAAGGCTCTGATTGATAATTCCGAGGGCGGTAGCGTCTCTGCGTCGACCTCGTACTTCCTCACCAAGTGGGAGGGTATCAACGACGGTACGCTCGGCTCTCGCGAGAGCGCTGCTGGTACTTGGTTTGCCAAGATGGGCGGCTGGGAGAAGAATAAGTCTCTGGCTGATTCGATCCTGGCTCAGTCGGGTAGTGCTGTGACCGGTGCGAACAACAGCTCTGTTGCCGCTGCTGCCAGCAAGTGCAAGTCGCACGGCGGCAAGGTGGATAACTCGACGATGGTCAAGGCTGCGATCTCTTACGCATGGCCGTACAACGACGATGGTAAGGGTAACGATGGCACCGACATCTACAAGTACCTCCACAAGGAGGTGCTCGGTGAGTCGGATAATTATTTCGCGTCGTGCGACCGTACTGTTGCAACGGCTGTGCGTTGGTCTGGTACTGACGATACGTATCCTGCTGGTGGCGTGTCCAACCAGCTAGAGTATCTTCAGGGCCAGGGTGGCTCGAAGTGGACCAAGATCGACTACAACGGCGATAAGTCCAAGCTTCAGCCCGGTGACATTCTCCTGCGTACGACCGGCGGTGTGTCGCACACGGTTATGTATGTGGGCGAGGACTCTGTGAAGGAAGTCTGGGGCGAGGGTAACTACGAGCCTCAGGGCGAGATCGTCTCGGGTTCGCTCAACGATCGTGCTCCGACAGTGGGCCAGTTCTACACCGGTTCGACCGGTCTCGATACGGACTATGTCGCGTATCGAAACACCACGAAGGAGTCTTCCTCGAAGTTTGCATCGGTGACGGTTCCGTCCACGATGCAAAAGGGTCAGGGCGATAAGAACTCTCGTCTGACCCCTGGCCCGTGATCATGTAGCATCACTCATGGCACCCCGTACTGGATGATTGTATCTGGTACGGGGTGTTATGGTATGATTGATTATGTTGATACACGAGTGAAATCATGTCAGTGGAAAAGAGATAGAGAAAGGGAGTGATGACCATGGCAGATCGAATGAGCAAGCTCAGTGAATGGGCGAAGACACCAACGCCGAAAACGCATTGGAAGAGTGGCCAGGAATTGGCCGATGAGCTCGAACGTAAGAGGGCTCAGCGAGCTGAGAAGAAGGCTCACGATAATGACGGTGATGGTAAGAAGCGTCGTATCGATCTGAAGATCGCAGCGGGCTTGGGCTTGGCTGCAATGGGGATCGGTATTGCAATTGTGGGTACTCAGAGTGCTCCGATCGATCGAAGCGCTGAGATCCAAACGTTGACTGCACAGGTTGCCCAGGCTCAGCAGGCATCCGAGGTTGTGCCCGATGTCGAGGGTGCGAAGGCCGCTGTGAATTCTCTTCAGGAGAAGAGCCAGCAGGTGGCCGATCTCCAGAACGAGTATCGCGGATGGTCGACGAGCACCTCGGACGCAGATGCGCAGCGTGTGGCTGATCTACATACTCGGCTTGCCGAGTTTGTTCCTGATGGTGCTGCCGTGCGTTGGTACGCGCCGTTGGCGAAAGACGCCTCGGGTCAGACGAGTGCCTTGCCCGCTGATCAGTACGAATGGGAATCGGTTGTCACGTATGGTGTGACAGACACGTCGGCACTGCCGATCGCTTGGCTGTGCAAGAGTTCTGACGGCACGCTGTTGGCGTGGACGACGGCTACATACGATGCCGCCTCGGGCACTTTCTCCGGTGTTCACACCGGAGTGACGACTGCTGGTGCGCGACTGCTTGTCAGCGATGACACTGCTCATGAGAACGGAGTTGGTTGAGATGACGCAAGAGAACAAGAAGACGCCTGTTATCGCACGATTTGGTGCGCTGATCGCAGGAAGTGCGATCCTCCTGGGTGGTGTCGGTGTCGCCGCAACGCACAGTGACCATGTGGCCGATGAGAATGCTCGCAACGAGGCTCAGGTGCAGCAGCTGCAATCGCAGCTTGCGTCGCTGGAAACGTCGACGACGAACAACCAAGAGGTTGTTTCGTCTGAGGCAACCGGTATGTCCCCGGCGCGTAAGCACAGCGATGACGAGAACATGAAGGCGATCATGAAGCAGGCGCTCACGTGGTCGAATGGCAATGAGTACATCTCTGCGCGACAAGGGCTCATCGATCGCTGGCATCTGGATGAGACCTCTCAGTTCCTTACGGTGTTCATGCCGGGGGAGGATGCTGGCGCATGGCGTACGGACTCGTCCGGCAAGACGTACTTCGCCTATGAGGGCGCGAACTCGTCTCTGGACAGTTTCACGACCTCTGTGACAGACGTTGACGGCACGAAGTACACGTACTTCGCTGTTGTCGGTATTACGACCACGAGCACCGATGGCAAGGCGACGAGTACGTCGTATTCCACGATGCGCTACACGCTTGATAGCGATGGTTCAATCTCGGACATCACCGGTTGGGCCGGTGCTCCGGGACGCGATCGAACCTACTGAGCGATGATGGGTGCGGTCCCACTCGTTCTTCCACTTTTTCACCAATAACCTGAAAGGAATCTGTTATGAATCTGTCTTCTCTCATTAACACTGCTCGCACGCCTATGACCCTTGATGAGAAGGGCTCGATTAAGCGCAGTGCTCGCATGGGTGTCTACGTTGTGGCGCGCGTCATCGGCTTTGTCTCGTGGGTTCTTGTCAGCCTATGGATCATGCTATGGGGTGCCCTGAAGGTCATCCCGAACATGGGTCGTCTTGTTCAGGATGGTCTTGGCGTGACGAGCGCGAATGCTCCAAGCACGGAAGCTTTCATCGCGTACTGGGTCGCCCCGATGCTGCTGATCACGATTGTGATCTCGGCTGGTGTGATCTGGCTGTGCGCACTCGGGTATCGCGGTATGAACAAGGTGTTTGCAGCGATGCGTCGTTGGGTTGATCGTGCTGAGTTCGATACGAGTACCAAGGCGCTGGACAAGATGTCTGAGAAGTTGTCTGAGACGTTGGAGCTGGCGAAGAAGGCAGAGAAGAAGTCTCGCCAACGCTGATCGCGTTGGGGTATCCACCAACCAACAAAGAAAGAAGGAACATGAGTATAGTAACAGGCATGAAGCGCTCCAACCGTTGGGCGCGACACGCGCTATCGATGCGAGGCGTTGAGTCTCGCGAGGTCAAGGGTGAAGCTGACATCAAGGTGCTCGTTGACACCTTGTACTTCACCAACCACGGGGCCAGGTCGAATTACCGGCCTGTCCTCCACGTCCGAGGTCGTCTCGTGGGACTTGTTCCCTACGGATCGCCTGAGATCGCCTATGGCGTGACAGAGGTGGATTTCGATCAGATGGACGGCGGTGCAACAACTGTCGATGCATTCTACGAGTTCACCGACGAGCAGCTAGTGTCGTTGGTCGAAAAGGGTTTCTTCAACGAAGGCTTTGAGCCACCCAGCGATCTGCTCAACCAGGTGTGGATGCTCCCGGCTCACTATGAAGGTGTTGTTATCGCACCTCGTAACGAGAACGAAGCGCCACTGGCATTCCTCGATGTCGTCGATCGGGATGGCCTGGTTGTCGACGCTGTGACATCGGGTCTGGATCTGTCCGACTACTTCCCGGACTACCTCGCTCAGATCCGTGCTCGTGATCATGAGAGCGAGAAGGCTGTCGATCATGCGCTGGAGCGCACGGATCACGTGAATGATGTCTTTGCTGGGATGGAGTCTCAGTTCGATGACGAGGGTACCGATGGTCGCACCAACGAGGCCGAGGGTGCATCGATTGCTCAGGCTCTCAGCGGTGAGTCGACCGTGCTACCCGTCATGGACTCGCCTCTCTTCGATGCGCTCATGCGCAACGCTCAGGCCGCTCAGCGTGCAGATGAAACTGAGGCCGAGGTTGCGCCTGAGGCTGAAACCGAGATCCAGTCTGCTCCTGTTGCCCAGGCTCAGCCTGAGGTCGTTGACGACGTTGAGAGCCAGCGTGCAACCCTGACGACCGATGCTTTGGCGTCGACGTTCCGTGAGGTCGTTGCTGATGTCATCAACACTTCGGTTGCTCAGAACGCGCCCGAGATTCTGGTTCAGCCCGAGGTTGATTCGATCGAGGATCTGCACGAGGCTGTTGCTGATGCCGAGCGAGATACGGAGCGAAAGCGTCTGTCGGCTCGTGAGGCTGTGGAGGCTGCGGCACCGGTCGCAACGGCGGACGAGATTGACGCTGCTGATCTCGATGATCCAGAATTCTGACATCATGAGCAGCAAGTAATGACAGGGGCGGTGGGACATACCTGCCGCCCCTGTCAACGCCGTACTGTATGTATGTAATGATCTTTATTTAAAAAATAGACGCAATTTGAAGTAATTAGAACGAAAGGTGTGTCGATACCAATGAGCTTGAAGCAGAGCATTGTTGTTGTCAACGAGTTCAGTGTGCCAACCCCAGGCGGGGGTAAGCATGGCGGTTCTCGTGGTGGCACACCCGGCGCTTACGTGATGCGCTATATGGCTCGTAAAGGCGCAACCGAGCCTGTGACGCCCATTCGTCGACGCGATACGGAAGATTTCATCCTACGTTATATGGCACGAGAGAGCGCCACAGAGAAAGCCGTGTCGAGGCATCAGCTCAAAGACAACGTGCTGCATGTGTCTGGACAAGGCGGCGTTGCATTTGGTTACGGTCAGCCGTCACTGTCTGATGAAGGCGTGCGCCGTGCCAGTGCTGACATTCAGCGTTTGTTCGACGAGGGGCACACAGTGATGAAGACCGTGCTGTCTTTCAGCCCTGAGTATCTCCAAGAGATGGGCGTGGTTCCCAAGGGCTTTGTGGCTACGAACAAGGGCGATTACCGGGGCCATATCGATCAGATGCGTCTACGTATGGCGATCATGCATGGCTTGGAGCGCATGGGACATCGTTTCGATGACTTGCGCTACGTGGGTGTTATCCAGGTGGATACGCTGCACGTTCACTGCCACCTTACCATGGTGGACGCTGGAATCGGTCGACGTGTGCGCACAGAGAAAGGCTTCCAGCAAAAGGGTAAGCTCACGAGCACTGATATATCGCTCTTGCGACGAGGCGTGGATTCGTGGCTTGATGAGAACCAGCACGTGGCTCATATGTCCAGTGCCGTAGGATACGAGCGTCTGAACGTTGCTGCGTTCGTGAAGCGTTGGGCGCATGAGAAGGTGCTCGATGAGTCACTGCCCCAGTTGCTTCTTGCATGTCTACCTGCCGACAAGACACTGTGGCGGTATGGGTCTCATCGACCGGAGATGCGGCGTGCAAACAGCGTTGCAACGGAGCTCATCACTGAGTTGCTCGATCGCCCTGGTTCTCCCATGGGATCAGCCATGATCGCAGTCGAGACATATGCGAACCGTCGAGCCCATCGTGAGGGGTTGAGTGACCAGGAGAGGCAAGCGTTGATTCGTCGTGGCCATGAGACGATCATGGAGCGCAGCGTCAACGGTTTGTACCAAATGCTGCAATCTCTCCCACCTGAGGCTCTTTCTGTGCGTACGCCGATGCTCACTGTGATGAGTCAGGATGTGGAGACGCTCATGGCGACGCAATCTCAGCGTATGAAGACTCAGGCTCAGGGTATGAGTGCTGATGATGATCTGATTGGATTCTCACTGCGTTTGCGATCGTATGGATCTCGTCTACGAGAGCACGATACGCAGCGTGAGTATTGGCGTATGCGCGCTGCTGACTGGGAAGCCGGTTTTCAAGCAGGCGCAGTATCTCCACAGTCTGAGGTGATGCACAAGCTGTATCTGGAGGAAGAGGAATACCATGCTCGTTGCGTGAGCAAATACAGGTCGTTGCTCGGGCCACTAGCTGTAGGCGTTGACGGCCAACACCGTGATGACAGCTCGTGGAAAGACGTGCTGGAGTCGGTAGATAAGCGACGTGAAGCAGTCGTTGGTCTCGAAGCTCTGTTGGCAGATCGATCCATCCCGAAGATGAAGGATGCAGATGAGGCTGAAAAACTTGGCGTTGCTGCTCATGGCGTGAGTGGTGGGCGTTTGCTTGCGGCGGGCGGTAAAGCCGGTCGGAACACGCTGAAGCAACGCTTGGAGCGAGCTCGTGCATCGTTGGCCTCTCGAACAGCCGATCTTGTGTCGATGCTGTCCGGGAAAGGACTTGTATTGCAAGCGATACAAGATGATGCGCGGGACAACAATCAGGACAGTCAGGACGATCGCGGTGTCATGAGCGTGGTTCCAGGGGAGCGATGGGCGCTGTCTCAGACGAAGGGTATGGATCTGCACGACGTGCGTTCCGATACTGTTGTCGACATGGCGCTTGGTCGCCATGTTGCCGATCGGTTCGTTACCTGGGCGCGCAGAAGGCGACAGCTTGTTGATGACGCTCAGGCGTATCTGCATGAGTCTGGTCAGGAAGACATTGTCGAGATGGTTCTTCCTCTCGATGATGTCCGTCGAATGAATCGTGTTGCTGACGATCTGGAACGTCAGATGTCAGCGAAGAAGACCGGGGATCTCATTCTCACGAGTGCTCTCAGCGATGTGGTGCCGGTGGCGAAGCGTGTTCGTCGTAGCGCGACAGTGACGTTTGATGAGGGTCTTGCCGGTATCGTTCGTGAGAACACATGGCGCGAGACTGAGCGTTTGGTGCCTCAGCTGGAACAGGTGTTGGAAGAGAGCGACACGCAGTCTTCTGATGCCTCGATGGATTCCATGGAATTGGGATGAGATTCGCCTTGACATTCAGGATTTCTTTCATCTATGATGAGAGAGCGCTGCATGGAACGAGTCCATGTATGTGAGAGGGCTGATTAACCCTCGACCGACGCTCTGCGGAGCGAGATGAGAAAGGAGGGTGGTCATTATGGCTACTCTACGTGGTAAGGGTTCGATGAAGTCGGTGGAATTGGTCGTTGTGGAGTATCCCAACGCTCATTCCAAGGACGGCAAGCGCGTCTTCCTGGACGCGATGGTTCGACCTGTTGAGGGCGCTGCCCCTCAGCGAGTTCCTCACCTGGTTTCGACCAAGAAGGAACTGGACGGTCGGACTGTGTTCGATCACCAGGCTGGCTACAGCGCTTCTCAGCGCGATGCTTTCATTGCGGCTGCGGGCGACAACGTCGTCCAGATGCCGGATCGCAACGGTCGACCTGGTCCGACTGTTTACGCCATTCAGGCGGATGTCATGTCCGCTTCTGGCAAGCAGACCGGCTTGGTCATCAACTCTAAGACGGTGAAGCCGTCCGAGTTGGAGCCGATCGACGAGAACATTCTCGATACGATCTACGCTTCTTCCAAGGCTGCTGCGGAGGCCGATAAGGCTCGCAAGGCTGCTGAGAAGGAGGCGCAGAACGAGGCTGCCGCCGAGGCCCAGGTTTCCGAGCCTGAGGTCGAAGAGGCTGCTGAGATCGACGAGCCTGAGTTCTGATCGAATCTGATCTTTCACGGTGCCGCCCCTGCTGGTTTTTCCAGTGGGGGCGGTTTCCTGTTTCTGCTCTGTTTCTATAGAAGTCACTAATTATGCTAGAATGACTGGTACACCAGTCGAATCGATTGAAATGATTGAAAGATGGAGGAAAGATTTGTTTGATGATGATCGTTTGAACGATACATACCCGCTGCTTCGAGACTTTGCGGCCAAGCTTGCGCCGCCTGCTCGCGACATCGTGGGCCGAGAGAATGAGAAGATCTCTCTGATGAGTTCTCTGGCTCGTCCTGAGATGTGTAACGTGATCCTGTTGGCCCCGCCTGGTACCGGTAAGGCTCATCCAAATGATGAGTTGATCCCTGTTGCCGATGAGCGCGGATACGTGCGTGTGGGTCTGCTCAAGGTGGGCGATCGTGTGTTTGATGAGCACGGTGAGCCTGTGACTGTAACGGGTGTGTTCCCTCAGGGAATCAAGCGCGAGTACGTTGTGGTGACGAACTACGGTGATCAGGTGCGTTGCAACGATGAGCACCTGTGGACGGTGCGCTCTGTCAATGAGACAGATGGTGACGCAGAGGGTGCACAGCAAACGATGTCGCTGCGTGAGATTATGGATGTGGGACTTGTTGGCTCCGATGGCGCACCCATCTGGCAGCTTCCTGCCTCTGGTGCGCTTGTGCGACAGAGCCGTCTTCTCCCAGTCGATCCATATGTCTGTGGTGCTTTGCTCGGCTGGGGCGTTCGCATCGATGAGCGTGGGTACGTGACTATTCCCAATGAGATGCCCGATGAAGTCTTTGCCGCTATCGAAGACTGCATGGGGTGGGAGCGTGTGCATGATGGTGGTGAGCGTTCGACGTTTATCAACCGTGCGACAGGTAAGCGTCTGACACCTGATGAGGTGATGACTCATCCGGTGATGACGAGTGTCCTCGTCAAGCCAGAGGATCAGCGTCATATTCCGTACACGTACATCACCAGCTCGGTGAAGGATCGAGAGGCTGTGCTACGAGCGCTGCGAGACAGCGAGTCGTACCGTTTGTCCCAGGGTGAGCCGTGGGTTGTTGATGCTGATATGCATGAGCTGGAGCGTTCCCTTGATGTGACTGGCGATATGATCGCTGAGGTGATCGAGACCGATCGTGAAGTCGAGATGACGTGCATCATGGTCGACTCTGAGACGCATCTGTATCAGGTGGGTCGAGCTCATGTTGTCACGCACAACACGGTTCTCGTGCAGTCGTGTATGCAGGATGATCCAGAACGCATTTATCTGGAAGTCGACATGGCGAAGATGATCGCTAACCTGTCGAATCCTGAAGAGATGGCTGCGCGCCTCAAGGCTCTGTTCGACGAGGCTGAGAGTTTCTCGCAAGCCGAGGGTCGAGAGATCGTGCTGTTCATTGACGAGTTCCACCAGGTGGTGCAGCTCTCTGCCGCTGCTGTGGAAGCGCTGAAGCCGTTGCTTGCTGCGTCTGGTTCACGTGGTATCAAGGTCATCGCTGCGACCACGTATGACGAGTTTAATGCTCATATCGCATCGAATCTGCCGCTTGTGGAGCGACTGGCGCGTATCAACATTCCTCAGACGGATCGTGAGGTGACGATCGCCATCCTGAAGGGTATGGCGGAAAAGTATGGCGTTGACGAGGGGATCTTTGACGATTCTCTGTACGAGCAGATCTTCGATTACACGAATCGTTATGTCCCTGCTTCTGTGCAGCCTCGTAAGTCGATTCGTGTGCTCGATGCGATGGTGGGACGCCATCGTTACCTGGGTGAGCGAATGGACAAGAAGCTCCTTGCTGAGGTTCTCAAGATCGAGTTCGGTGTTGAGGTGGAAATTAACGTCGATGCCACAGAGATCAAGTCTGAACTGGATAAGCGCGTGTTCAGTCAGGACTTTGCCACCACGTCGATCGCTCGTCGTTTGCAGTTGTGTGTTGCAGGTCTGAATGACCCCAGTAAACCTATGGCATCGCTGTTGTTCACGGGCAGTACAGGCGTGGGTAAGTCCGAAATCACGAAGCAACTAGCGAAGATTCTTTTCGGTGATGATCAGCGACATCTTATTCGTTTCGATATGACCGAATGGGGTCGTGACGACAGTGTGGATCTGTTCCGCGAAGAGCTCGCTCTCCAGGTATGGGCAACCAGCCACTGCGTGCTGCTTTTTGACGAGATCGAGAAGGCATCCCCACTTGTTGTGCGTCTGCTGCTTCAGGTGCTCGATGACGGTCGACTCTCTGACAAAGACGGTCGACAGGTGTCGTTCCTGAACACGTATATCGTGTTGACGACGAACGCTGGTTCGGAGATCTACCGCACCATCGGTGAGTACAACGCCGATGATCACGGTAGTGAGGCCAGTATGCGTGAGTACGAGAAGGTCATCGAAGAGTCCATCAAGAGCACCGATGGTGGCAAGTTCCCACCTGAGCTCTTGGGCCGTATCGATGCGATTGTGCCGTTCCAGCCGTTGTCACGGCCTACGTTGCGCAAGATCATGATGAAGAAGCTGAGTGGTCTTAAGGCTGATGTGAAGCGTAAGCACGGCATCGATCTGACGATCGATAAGCGTGTTGTCGACTTCCTGGTGGAAGATGAGTCGCGTAGTGATTCTGATGCAGGTGGTGCTCGTGACATGGTGCGCCGTATGCAGCGATACCTGTCGACGGAAGTCGCAGCGTTCATCAATGAACATCCCGAGGAACGTGTGATCGCAGCCAAGATTGACGGCACGCTGCGTAGTGAAGATGTGACGATCTTGAAGTCTGATGCGCGTGTGGTGGTCTTGCCATACGACAAGCCACGGGCTTAGTCATATCGAATCTGCTCGCATACGAGCACATTTGGCACAAAGTGTGATACCCTCGTATACGAGTGCAAACACAAGTGTGCTTGCCGGTACCTGCAAACATTCCCAATGATGCAGGTACCGGCTCACATTCACCACAATCGAAAGGATTTGTCTATGCTGTTTGGTAAGAAGGACGACACCAAGGTCGTCGACGAGCAGGTTGCTCCTGCTCTTGACAAGAAGGCTCAGAAGGCTGAGGCCAAGAAGGCCAAGGACTCTCTGGCGCTTGTCATCGATGAGACGGAGCCCGGGGCGGCTCTTGATCTCATTCGTAACAATGAGCGTTGGGCACTCCCTAATGGGGCTGGTGTCATTCTGTCTCTCCCCGTTGATGCGCCTATCGAAGAAGGTGGCATCGGCGGTCTTGGCAAAGTCTCGTCCAAGGGGGACGAAGACAAGGGCTCGATCCTCCAGCGCATTGCTGACGACAAGATTCAAGTCCTGATGACCCAGGATATGCTCCGTCATAACATCCTGGGCATCATCCCCACGGAGCAGTCGCTCAGCCCCGAAGGCATGGGTGAGTACACCCTCTTCGACAAGGCTGTTTTCATGCTCACGTCTGTCGACACGCGCGATGATGCTCTTGTTGTGAACCCGATTCACTATGACGAACTGGCCGGTGTTCTCGACGTGCCTACTGGGGATGCCGATACGGTTACCCTGGCTCAGGCTCAGGCTATCTCTTCTGGGGCTGTGTCTTTGGCTTCTCTGATCCCGTCGCTGTGGCGTCGTCTGGGAGGCGAGGTTGACACTGAGTCGGTTGATTCGGAGTCCGAGGATCTCGTTGAGGATATTCCTGCGCCGCCATCGGCAGACCATGCAGATGAGTCTCTGGAAAATGTCGACAATCTCCCGGATTTCGACCCTGATGAGGTTCCAGATGAGCCTCTGGAAGATGAGCTTCCGTTCGATGAGGGCTCGTATGACGATGATGATTCTGACATTGACGATCCGTTCAAGGATCTCGATGCCGAATCGGATACCCAGGCTGAGGCTGATTCGTTTGGGGATGTTCCTGAGGTCGCAGAGAATCCCATCCCTGCCCTTGTCGTCGACAACCGTGTCTTCGATCGCGATGCGGTGCGCAACACGATGGCCCGTAGGTTCCTCGATGAGGATCTGGGCTTCACTGTCGATATGACGCCTTTCGAGGCCCTGTTTGGTCATGAAGAGGACGAAGCGAGCCGTTTCTCGCTGGATCATCTCAGCGATGAGAACTGGCTCGATGGTCAGATCAAGCTGCTGTCTCAGCAGGCGAATGATGCACTGGCTCAGCAGCGTCGTCGTGACATCAATGAGCTGCGCGATCTCTTCTTCTCGCTCGTGTCCAACACGGGTGATGAGATTGCTGCCCAGATGAGCACCGGACCTGGTGCTGACAACGTGTGGGCTCAGACGTTGGCTGAGGCCGATACCAACGCTGAGAAGTCTCGTGAGAGCCTTGTGGACATCGTGGGTGCACAGCGTGCTGCCATCATCGCCAAGTACGAGAAGGATAAGGAAGCGGATGCGCAGGCTAAGGCCGTGGAGGCGAAGTCTCTCTACGACGTGCGGCACAAGCCCAGTCTCGATCGAGAACTCGATGAGATTGAACCGAATCTTCGTGCAACCATCGACGAGGATCACACTCTTCGTCGTCGTCAGATCCTTGATGCCCGTAAGCAGTCTGCTCAGGCATCTTTCGATGCAGCTCTTACTCGTGTGATGGATCATCTGATCCAGAAGCGTTCCGAGCAGGTTGCCCGTGAGACGGAGCTCATGGAGCAGTTCCGTGACGATATGGGTCGGTTCTTGGATGAAAATCGCAAGGAAGACATCGCTCGCGCTGAGGCTCTGCGAGAGCAGCTGTCGCGTCAGAATATCGTCGAGCAGAAGACGGCTGAGTTTGCTGCTCGTGAGAAGGAACTGCGTGAACAGATTAAGCGTGAGCGTGAAGAGGCTGAGAAGCGTTCTCTGGCTGCCCAGGAGGAAACCAATAAGGCTCTGGCGCGTATGCGTGAAGAGTGGTCTGCTCAGTTGGCTCAGGCGAAGGCTGAGGTCGAGCGTGCGAATGCGCGCACGGAAGAGGAAGCCGCTCGTGTGAATGTGGTGCGTGAGGAAATCTCGCGTCAGTACGAGAGCCAGATTGCTTTCCTGGAGAACGATCAGAAGACGTTGATGGCGCAGATGGATCGTGAAAGCGTTGTTGCCAAGCGTGCCAACCGTCTCTATATCGCCTTGGCGGTCCTGGTCGCCCTGGCGTTCCTTGCACTCGGTGTCATCGCTGGCATTCTGCTGCACAGCACGCTGGGTGATGCGAATGCCGCTGCAACGGCGATCGCTGATGTTTCCACGCAGGCGATTACTAACAGCGCAACGTCGATCGGTGTGTAGCATCGATTGCGAGATCGCATAGAACAAGAGGTGCGGTGAGGGTTATCCCTGCCGCACCTCTTTTCTGTTTCTCTGCGCTTCTGCTTCTGATATGATTAGGTTGGTGAATCAACCGAATCGAAAAGACGTAAGAGACAGAAGAGAAAGGTAGGAAGGTGGTGCATATGGCTTTCGGACGAAAGAAATCCGGTGGAGCAGTGCCTCGTGAACACGGTAGCCAGGCATGGAACCAGCTAGGTAAGCAAGACGAGCTTGACTCACTGGCTTACCAGGATGTCCATGGGGATCAGCAGCTAGAACGTAGCGACATCGAGGCAAAGATCTCTCCGGTGTCGCGCGAAGTCGCATCGGCTGTTGCCGGTGTGCTGGTCTTCATCCTCGTGTGGATGCTGTTCTCGTTCGGCACGATGGGTGTGGCCATGGGCCGTGACGCCCTGTGGCGCTCGTCTGTTCCGAGCTACGCAGTACAGAACAAGGCTCTCACCAAAGAACTGGGTAAGCCTGTGTGGAGCGAAGGGTGTTTCTCCCCAGCTCTGGAAACAGGTGAGATCGATACGTCCGATGAGACGTGCTATGAGGATGCTGAGGATGTTCCTGAGCCACAGTGGTACGTGGATGCCGTCGCAGCAGAAAAGGCTGATCGAGATGCTGAGTTGGCTCAGCGTCCGAACAGTGCGATCGGTTGGATGCTGTCGTTCGATTGGCTGAAGTTCGTCGTGTCGTCGATCGCTGGTCTTGTTGTGTGGGGCTTGCTGCGTATGCGACTGCTACGCAACCTCAAGGCACAGAACCTTATGCGTGATACGACTGACATCAATCAGTACAAAAACGATCAGCACGTGGCACTCCCTGAAGAAGTGCGTGAGCGTTTCGATGTCGTGCCCGATGTGGGGGCGCATACAGGCGTGAGTGCAACGACGCTGATCTCTCACTCGATGGTCTCGAATAAGGGCATCGAGAAGGTTGCGTTTGCACAGCGTGCTGAGAAGGACATTCTCGACGAGGATGGCGATGTGGCTCTGTTTGAGGGTGAAGCTCTCACGGACGATAACGGCGACACCGTGACCAAGATGGTGCCGATGTTTGACGAAGAGTTCGGTACGGCTCTGTGGAATGCATCGGGTCTGCCGGATAATAAGCAGCTCCGTCGCCGTCTCGATCCTCGCAACGTGCCATACAACCCAGGCAACGCCAATCGAGACAAGCTCAAGGGTTTCAACACCCTGGCTGATCTGGTGAACGGCGAGTGGGAACTTCCGACGTATGAGCCACAGCGTCCTGCTGGCGTCTACTACGTGGATACGGCTCCTGCGAACACCATGATTCTTGCTATGACTCGTGCTGGTAAGGGTCAGACGTACATTGAGCCGATGCTTGACATCTGGATGCGTCAGAAGCGTCCAGACAACATGATCATCAATGACCCTAAGGGTGAGCTCTTGGTGAAGAACTACGTCCGCGCTACCATGCGCGGATTCCAGGTTGTGCAGTTCAACCTCATCAACGCGATGAAGACTGACATCTACAACCCGCTTGGAATGGCTGCTGAAGCTGCTCGTGAAGGCGACCAAACCAAGTGTGCGCTCTACGTTGAAAACATCGCAGACGTGTTCTTCCCTGTGGACGGTGCAGAAGACCCTGTGTGGCCGAATGCTGCAAACAACGCGTTCAAGCGTGCGGCATACGGCTTGATCGACTACTACTTGGAAGAAGAGCACCAGCTGCGTCAGTACGCGATGCGTCACGGTATGGATCAGAAGGTTCTGGAACAGAAGCTCGATGCCATGTGGGGCAAGGTCACGCTCTACAACTGCTACCAGCTGTTCGTGCAGCTTACGAGTAAGAAGCGTAAGTCTCCGATGACTCAGGTGAATGAGCGCATCAAGAGCGGCTACTACGATCAGCAGTCGTCCGATCCTGATGAAGTCGACGCTCTGATCGAGCACGATAAGATGCAGGCTGAGCGCATCGAGTTCCTGTGGGAAGGCAAGCCGGAATCTGACTTGCTCACGCTGTTCTTCAACGCCACTGAGGCATTGCCTCAGTCGACGATGCGTACGTTGATCGCTAACGCGAACAACGCACTGCGTGCAATGGCAGGGGCTGAGAAGATGCTCGCGTCTGTGTACGGTATTGCCATTACGGCAATGAGCTTCTTTACTGATCCGACGATCTCGACGTTGACCTCTGGTACTCCGTCACAGAACACGGATCTTGGCGGTCTGTCGTTCCCTCGTCGCTTCGGTGTGCGTTTCGCTCAGAACTTCACCAAGCGAGACGGTCTCATCGGTGCTCAGGCGAAGTGGGATGCGTTCGATGATCCTGAATTGAAGCACAACCTCGGTAAGGATTTCGAGCACGAAGACACAGTGGTGCGAGAAGGATGGGCTCGGTACTACTTCGACGGGAAGTTCCCGAACGATGTCGCGTACCTGCGACTGCGTTTGTTTAACCCTCAGACGGGTGTGTTGCTCAAAACGTTCTACTTCCAGTTCACGAAGGGTTACCAGCTTTCGTTGAATGGTCGTAAGTTCGTTAAGGATCCGATCACGGGTAACAAAATCATCCGTAATGGCGTTCTCGTGGAGATGGTGAAGGGTAAGAACGGGGTTCTTGTTTCTGGTCACCTGAGTTATCCGGCAACACGTCTGTTGGATAAGGCGGGGAGTCTCAAGACTGTACGAGAGGATGTTCCTGCGATTATCTTGTCGTCGGTTCGTTATTCGGAGCAGCCGAAGGCTGTGTTCTTGGTGACGCCACCTCACTTGATGAAGTACGCGAAGCTCGTACTGATTCTTGTGAAGCAGTTGGTGGATCTGAACTTCGACAAGTCGTACATGACAAAGGCGAACCAGAAGCCGCTCTACAAGACGCGCTTCATGCTCGACGAGCTCGGCAACCTCCAGTCCGAGGGTCACGGTATCTCGGGCTTTGAGACGATGCTCTCCATCGGTCTGGGCCAGGAGCAGCAGTTCACGCTGATTCTTCAGACGTTGCAGCAGGCTAGAGACGTGTATGGCGACAGCGTAGACAAGATCATTCAGGGAAACGTTGCGAACATTGTGTTCCTGAAGTCGACGGATGACACGATGATCGAGACCTTGGCTAAGATGTCCGGTACGCGCCACCGCGCGGTGCGAGACTCGAAGACAGTGACTCAGGATACTGAGCGTCTCATCGAAGGCTTGAACGTTGAAGGCAAAGTGTCGTACACGATCAGCGCGAAGGAAGAGAGTGTTATCGGGTACAACGATCTGGCATTCTTGCCGGAACGCAACTCGATCATCTTCTCGGCAGGCATCTCGCCTATCTGGAATCGCAACGCTGAGATCTTGCCGATGTCGTGGCGCTTGTTCAGCAACACCATCAAACACCCTGGTCGTGAGTATTCGCTTCAGACGATTCCGACCCTCTCGTCGGCGCTTGATTTCGATGTGCGTCTTAACCAGCCGAACTTCATGAAGATGCTGGATAAGCGCATCGAGCAAGCCGCGAATGCGGCTGAGGCGATGGAGTTGTACCAGGAGGCATACGATCTGGATGATTACGGCATTTCGATCTTGGATCCCGATGTGTACTCGGCTGAGGTCATGGATCTCATCGCCTCGATCGAGGAAGAGCGTAAGGGCCACGACATGGAGAACGAAGAGTACGACATGGACAGTGACGAGGCTCTACGTGCTCAGTTGGGATCTGGCTACGATATGTTCAACGAGGATGACGAGATTAACGAGGATGTCCGAGAGGATCTCGCTGCTCGTCAGGAGATGTTGGCCGATCGAGCAAAGATGCGCTATGCAGAGGGTCAGATTAGCCGTGAGCATTTGATGAGCGAGAGTGGACATGTGTTGCACCACCTCGATGGTGACATCGTTGCTGCGTATCGTGAAGCGAAGCACGCAATGGTGGATGATGCTCGGTTCTTCCGAACAGACGAGAACGGTTCGCTGTGCTCGCTGGATGGAAAGGTCTACATCAGCCAGGGTGTGTCGAGTGATGAGCTGCGTACTCTTCGAGATGCATCATCTGATGAGACGAGCGGTGTGTATGCTGATGATGAGTCGATCTCTGAGATCGAGGATCTAGGTTCGTGGCGAGTTCATGATGCTTTCTACAAGTTCTTGCACGGCTTGGAGTCGTGGGAGGATCTCGGCGGAGGTGCTTTCGATCGAGCTATTGCGCGAGTGTTTGAACGTCGTGAGAATGAGTGATTCTCGTAGCGTGAGAGATGCGTGAGAACCGGGTGGTAGTCCAATAGACTGCCACCCGGTTCTGTGTTGTGCGCTATGCGGATTCAGCGTGCAACTGTTTTAATCCAACGGGTCTTGCCCGCGTCATAGATCCTGTAGAGCTTGTTGGTCAATGCTGCCTCATGCTCAGTTTGACCAGACTGATACGTGAGGTCAGGATCGTTGATGAAACGCTGCTTGGTGTACGTGGAGCGGTGAACACGCTCCCACCGGGTCTTGCGTCCGACGTAGCTATAGCTCGGAGCTTGACGCTTATCCACGACGAAACCCGCTGCTTGATACATCCCGCCGTCAGAGATGTCGTTATCGCTCCATGATGTCCATGTGTCGACAGGCACAAGCGTCTCAGCGTGAGCCAGAAGCTTGGTGAAACCACCGACGATGATACCCAGTGTTGCGTAACGCTGGATGTCCCATGTTCCCGCTGGTAGTGAGATACGTGACCCGTGGTTTTTGCGACCGATGCCGAGCAGAGCACGCACAACACCGTCCGAATCGTAGAGACCGATATTGACGGTGCAATGAACCGGCCCCTGGAGGTGATTGTCCTGCCAGAAGCGTCTGGCAATGCCTCCATGGACGAGTTTTACCGTGAGGTTGCGTGCGTAGAGACGCTCACAGGCCAGCGGGTTGATGTCCGGTAGGACATCGGGCAGACGGTCAACAGCGTGCAGCCTGTGAGCGAGAGCTCGCAGAACGAGATCGCGTCGGTGCAGCCAGTCGTCTTCCCACACGTGGACGAGCTGGTACCCTTGCAAGCTCGCCTCGCGTGTTTTGCTCGCGTGGTAGCTGTGAGGCAGAGTGCGAGAGTTTGCTTCAGCAGTTGCAGCCTCAGAGTGCCAGAACACGCCGTTGAACTCGATAGCCACGTGGTGGTCAGGAACGACAATATCTAGCTCTTTACCCGATGGGAGAATCGTATGGTCGTCACGAAGAAGTGTGCTGCCGGGGACAAGCGCTTGAACCATCTCAGTGAGAAGTGTTTGAGATGGGTTGGTGTGGAGTCTGTAGCAGATCGGACATCCCGAGGGCTTCACACGGTTACTTGGAGCAGCAAGCCACGTGTGTTCCGGGTTGACCTGACATTGCCAGAGCACAGGCTCACCTCCACCTTTGCTCACCACAGTCGCCAAAGACTGATCAACGAGCTGTGAGGCCAATGCCGGATGCGTGGTCGCTAGATCATTGACACCAGGGACGATCTTTCTGCCGGAGCAGTACGGACATCCAGTCTTTTTAGCCGTACGGCTGTATGGCGTGGCCTTCCACGTGTGGTTGGAGTCTACGGGGCACTGCCAGAGCACGGATGTGTTTGACCCCGGTTTGAGAGTGGTAGCGAGAGACTGATCAACGAGCTGCGCAGCGAGCTTGGGGTGAGTAGTTGCCAAGTCGCTCTTACCAGAGACGGCACGACGACCTGAGCACTGAGGGCAGCGCGTTCCTTGGCGTGCGATGTTGCTGAGCGGGGCAGTCCAGTGATCGTGCGTAGGGTTACCGCACCAGAACTCAACCTTCTTATTGGAAGACCCGGTGAGCTTTGTGCGTAGGCTTTTATCGACCATGAGAGCCGCCGCGTCGGGGTGGGTGGTGGCAACATCGTTGACACCGGGGATGACAGTCTTTCCGTTACAGACGCTGCACCCGGTCGGGTTCTTCGCGTTCGTGCGGTTCATGGGGCTAGCCCACCACACGTGACGAGAGTCAACGGGACAGCGCCATTGGACCTTCTTGTCTGAACCACGAGCGATGGATCGTAGGGATTGATCCACAAGCTGGTCAGCGAGGGCGGGATTGAACTGCTCAAGGGTCTGGGAGGGTTTTCTCGGCATGGTGGTTCTCCTGATTCTATTAGGGGTTGTTTACATTATGCAGTGTATCATGGATGGTCGGTCATAGGCATGCAGATTTCCCTGTATTTCCAGTCGAAATGTGGGTTTTTGTCGGGTAGAATGGAGGGCGTAATACCCGATCGATCCAGTGGATCGAAACTCCAGGAAGGAGAATGCGTTATGCAAACGCGCAATGCCGGACTCCGGCGTTACATGTACGAGCACATGATCGCTCGTACGATCAATCGAACCTCAGAATTGACCAAGACTCCCATTCTTGTGTCTCAGGGTCGACGCCTGAGGGATCTCATGGAAGAGCGTCTCAATGAACAGGGTCGTTCTTTCAACGATGGCGATCTGCCTGTTACTGATGCTCTGAATGCTATCCAAAGCATCATGCAGGAGAATGTTCCCGGATACAAGCCTTTGTTTCAACCTGCCGATATGTCGAGTAAGGGCTACAAGGCTCTGTATGAAGAGTTCAGGAACATGGTCGGTCTGAATGGTTCTGCTGGCGCGGCTGGTCCGCGTCTGCCGATCTCTCCGTATGATCCCCGGTGGGGGAGCCGTCGCACTGTGAAGCAGGCTGGAACGTCTATCCTGTATGTTCTTGACGGTGACATCGCTGCGTACGCAGACGGTAAGCCGAGCAACGTGGAGAAGGTGACGAACTCGGAACTCACTCTGTACCGCCTGACTGACGAAGGGAAGGCCAAAGAAGCGGGTCGCGCTTTGAGCCTTGATGATGTCTCGGGTCTCACCGAGCTCATGGGTCGCATGTCGACGGCTGAGTACAACGAGGTTCGACAGTGGGTGCTGGACGGTGCTCGTAACCCCGAAACAGGCCGCTACAACGCCCGTCAGTTCATGAGCACTGAGGCATTGGCTCGCTCGCGAGCCGTGCTCGATATGTTGGCGGAAGAGGGCATTCCGTACACGATCGAGAAGGATCTGCGTCCTGGCCAGATTCGTGCACGTTTGACGGGTACGAATATGACAGTGCGCCTGACCGATACCCGCGACAAGGAACAGTGGGTGGGCCGGGTCTATGACAACGGTGCAACGCTGTACTTCTCCACAACCGCTCGTCGAGACAACAAGCAGATGGCCTACACGCCAACTGTTGATGAGGTCTGCGATCTCGTGCGCGTTGCGCTGGGTCGACCGGTGGAGCGCAAGGACGGTAAGGGTCTCGTGGGCCGAGTGGGCGAGCGTCAGACCAGCAAGGGCAAGACGGTTCAAGAGTCGTATCTGTCGACTGGAACACTGACGAGTGCGTACAAGGACATGCCTGGTATGGCTGGTGAGCAGATCGTGATTCGTCGTCAGATGAAGGAGCGTTCTGCGTCGTCCCGGTTCTTTGCCGATACGCCCGAAGGTCGTGAACAGGCATCCGGTTTCATTACCGGTGCTGTGCACAGCGCTCGTCACAGTGTGATTGAGCAGCTTGATGTCGATGGTCTGATCCAGCAGTTCCGCGATCACGAGGATGCTGCCCGTGAGGGCACGTACATCCCTATGCTGTCGGGTGATCCTGATCTGGCGGCAGTTGGCCGCGCGTACTGGGATGTGCTTCGTGGTGCTGAGACGACGCTACTGAAGCCCGAGGCTACTCGTGCTGAATACGCTGAGGCGACGGGTCTGCTTGACGACATGGATCAAGAGAGCGATCTGTCGGGTGTTCACGACATGTTGGCTGGTTCCGTGGCGTACACGGGTACTCCTGAAGAGCGCGTTCGTGCCCATCTTCGGGATCTGCTTGATACCCAGATCGGTATCGATGAGCCTATCGATTCTGATGACTTCGTGTTCGATCCGGTGCGCGTCGCTCGTTACATGACGAGTGAACATGGCCAGTGGCGTAACAACGATGATCTTGTGGCTGCTATGCGCGGGGTCGGTATGCCTCAAGAGAAGATTGTCGGGGAGTCGTTCTACTCCAACACGTTCCGCGATCGACTGATCACCTTCGATGAATCCACGGCGTTGCCGATGGATGTCGTGGAGGATGAGTTCACTCAGTCGATGCTCCAGGTTGTGTCTGACACGCTGGAGGCGTGCGCGGTGACGCCTGGTTCTATTCGCGTCGATGCCAACGGTGTTGTGGAATGGACTGGTTCCATCATGCGCTCGCAAACGGGCAAGGAAGAACCTGTGAGCGGTACGGTCGGACAGATCTTCGCTCGCGGCGAGAACGGTGAGATCATCACCCGTTTCAACTCTGGCAACGATCTGATGATCGTGCCTGGTTTTGACGCACGTGTGGTGGCACAGAAGCCTGGGGAGAACAAGTCCCTCGAAGAGCGCACCCGGCTGATCGGTTACGAACAGCAGATGAGTGATGCGATTCGCTATCGAGTTCAGGCTGATGTGCTATCTGGTCGTTCCCGTGTGGGTGAACCAGCCTCGCTGAATAGCGTGTATCGCCGTCTGTCGGATACGCGCCACCGCGCGGATCACTACGAGCGAGCTCTCGAAGAAGGCATGGATCGGAAGATTCTTGATGCCATTCTTGCAACCGAAGCGCGTCGCGTGCGTTACCCGAATGCTTTGCGTGATGGGTCGACGATCGATGCTGACTTCCGTGCATCGCGTGCACGTGAACAGGGTATCGGCGGAGATCCGGCCAACGATACGACCATGGATCCATGGGTGTTGACCGGTGGCCGCAACATGTCGTTGCTCAGCGAAGAAGCCGATGGCTACTTCGATCCGATCATGACATCGGGCGGCGTGAATCAGGGCGTGACTCGTTATCTCGTGTCCGGCGCACAGGTGAACCCTGACGGTTCGATTGTGCGTTCGAGTAAGGACGATCGTGCGCCTCTCATGTTGACTGAGCAGGCTCAGCTCATGAGCTACGATCCGTTTGATCGTCAGCAGATGACGACCTCCAATCTCATGAACGCATCGTCTGTGACGAAGCCTGTGGGTACGGCGTTCATGACTGCCGGTGGTTGGACGATGGAGGATTCCATCGTTGTGTCTGCTGACTTCGCTCGTCAGTACCGTGTTCGTGGAACGAACGGTGAGATGCGTGATCTGATCGTTGGTGACAAGATCTCTGACATGCACGGCAACAAGGGTGTCATCTCGCTCATTGTTGATCGCAATGCCGATCTGTCTCCTGATGAGATCGAAGAGCTGCATGGATCGACCGACATGATGACGCTCTTCCGGGAAAATCCGGGTCTGGATGTCGTCATGGCACCGTTCAGCGCTGTGTCTCGTTTCAATGGTGGTTCTGCTCGTGAGGCGATGCAGGAGACTGCGCCGCTTCGCTTGCCCAACGGTACGACTGTTGAGGCCGGTATAGGTAAGGTGTCGTTCATCGGTACCCATATGACGGTCGATGCGAAGACTGCTGCGTATGACGAAGCCGCGATTCGGGCTGGCCAGGGCCGTAAGGCGTCGTCTCAGCTTGCATGGGCGTTGCAGTCTCAGGGCTGCGATAAGGTGCTGGAGCAGATGTACGGTGGCAACCTACAAGCTCTTGCACAGCTGCGTGAGATGGCTCTGGTGTGCGGTTTGGACATCGAGCCTGATGGCACCTTGCGTGATGGTCATGATGATCTTGCTGTTGGTGGGCAGCGCCGTCTCATCGAGATGGGCGATGTGCCGCTCACTGAGCGTGGATCGTTCGATGTGCGTCGCGTTCGTAACGATTTCGCGTCGCTGATTGGTGATGCTGGCGGTGACATGGAGATTCCGTTCCCGCTGACGATGCCAACGGGCGCTCGTACGCCTCATGCGACCGATACCACGTGGCGTGTGCCGGTGCTGAGCTCGCATCTGCGATCTGGTCAGGATCTTGACGATGGTACGTCGACGGTGCACGACTACACGTATCGTTATCTGGCGATCCGCGAATGGTCTCTGCGCTACAAGCATGCGGCTGATCGCGCTGCGTCTGGGGAGCTGACGGGCAAGGAGCTGTCCGATGCTCGTCGAACGATGGCTGAGGCCATGCACCGTGCGCAGACGGCGTACGATGGCATCGCGCAAGACATCACGCATCGCCGGTTTACCGGCAAGCGCAATGTCTTCAAGGAAGGTCTCATGGCCTCGCGTCTGCCGCATTCGGCTACCGCTGTGTGGACGGGTGATCCTCGTTTGGACATCGACCAGGTTGGTGTTGGCCCGGAGCTGGCGAAGAAGCTGCACTTGCGCGATGGTGACTACGCGCTTGTGTGGCGTGATCCTGTTCTGCGTGATGCGGGTGTCCGTTACATGCGTGTTGCGATCGATGATCGCCTCACGGGTGTGAGTGTGAATCCAAACATGGTCAAGTGCTTCGACGGCGACTTCGACGGTGACTCGGTTGCCGTCGTGAAGTTGGGTGATGGTCCGGCACATAAGCAGGCATTGGAGCGCCTGACTGTTGAGGCTAACCTCATCGATTTGGGCCAGGGTATGGACGACGAGGGTCGTTACCCTCTGGCGATGCACAACGCGCTCGATGTGAAGGTGTCGCAGCACTATGATTCTCGTCATGCGGATGCGATGGATGAGGTTCATCAGCGCGCCAACGATGCGTACTACGATCTGACTGAAGGGGATGCTACTCGTGAGCAGTTCCTGGAGGCGGGTCGTGATGTCGTGGATTTGGCATCCTACATGTATCGTGATGCGCTCAAGAATCAGTACGGTGAGGCTGTGCTGTCGTTCGGTTCCGTTCAGGAGCACATGAAGTCTGTGGAGGTTGCATGTATCGAGACCGGCGCAAAGGGTTCACCCAAGAAGATGTTGGATTACGCTCGGTACATCGGTTATGACCCTGAGAACCAGGTGGACCTGATGACCACGTGTGTGACTCGTGAGGAACAGCAGGGCACCATGTATGCAACGGCTGTGAAGTCGTTTGGTACCGGTGTTGCCGGTACGTTCTCGCAGCGTGGTGTGCGAGCTCTTCGTAACGATGAGCTCAAGGCTGTGTTGGAGCTGACTTACCCGGTGACGCAGAGTATTTTGCAGGCTAAGCACGATCCGGTGGATGCTCGTAACCGTTACGAGCTGCTCATGGGTCCGGCGCGAAGCCTGTGGCGTGGTCAGCTGATTGCTCAGGATACCAATGGTGTGTGGAACACTGTGACGGATGACGATCATAAGCCGGTTCAGGCCACCAAGGATCAGTGGGTCGCTGTGTTCTCGCAGTTCTACGGCGATGACGGTCTGGGTGTGGCTGTGAACAGCGACAACATCATCAAGGTTGCCAATGCGCTCAGCGATGGCAATGGAACGATGTTGAATTTGGAGGACGAGAAGGTCATTGAGCAGCTCGCTTCTCCGATGGATCGTCTGGCTTACGGCGGTGACTTCACCACGATGCAAGCTCTGGCTGAGACTCGGGCAAACTTGTTCGAGGGTCGGTGGAACGTCACGTTTGCACCAGCTCGTGTGCGTGAGGTGTTGGCGGCTGATGTGGAGACGCAAGCCGAGGCACCGGTGATCGCCATGGAAGACACTGTGGCTCGCGTGGACCGTGATGAGAAGATCGGTCGACGTAAGTCGACATCGTGGGCTGTCCCAGTTCGCTCGAACACGGGTGCCAGTGCTGCTGAGCGTTACGGTCTGACGGCACAGGATGACAACGAGACAGACAAGTCTGTCGACGACGGTTTCGAGTTGTGATCACTGTGTGATCATGCGCTGAAGCCAGGAAGAAGCAGGTCTCGCCTTCGGGTGGGGCCTGCTTCTTTGTATTAGTGGAGGCTGGCTTGTGTCGTAATCGTTGCAATAGTGCGATATACTGGTATACGAGTCGAATGTATGACGCAACAAAAGGAGGATAGTCATGTCGATATGGTACGAAGAGCCAACCGATAGCGAAATCAAGGAGTATTACGGCCTTGATCCGCATGAGTGGGCAGGTTCGCTTTCTGACAAGGTGACGGCAGTCGTCGATAAGAATGCGCCCGAGAAGGAAACGTATGTCAATGCGCTTTTGCGCGATGGGGCATACCTGTTTGCGCAGAAGTTCCAAATTCAACCAGAACGAGGCGATGATGATGAGCTGCGCGATGCTATCACGCATGTGGCTCAGATGGGTGTTCGGATTAACGATGAAGCTCTGTTGGCCATTAAGGATGCGGATGACAAGTGCGTCATCCCATTTGGTGCAGAATCGCTCACGCATGGATACGACCAGATCCATGATCACGATTACGCGGAGCTTTACTACCGCACTGCTCTGAAGGAGCAGTATCGAGAGCCATCGGAGGGATACATTGAACGTATCTACGGCCTTAGTTCTCAGGAGTGGACGGGTTCTCTGTCCGATAAGGTGATGGCGATCGTCAACAAGGATGCGCCTGAGAAGGAAAAGCATGTTAATGCGTTGCTGCGTGACGGCGCATATCTTTTCGCGAAGCGCATGGAGATGCAGACTCCTGATGCTATGACGGATGCTGTTCGAACAGGTGGCGATGAACTACGCGCTGCCATCTCTGACGCATCGTGGGCTGGTGTTCTCATCAACGATGAGGCAATGGAAGCTATCAAGCATGTGGAGAAGGATTACATCACCGAGTTCGGCGGAGACTCTCTGACGCGTGCGTATGATCAGATGCGCAAGCTGAACGATGCGCGTGCTCATTACCGTGAGGCTGCGAAGGAGATGCGTACGGCTGCGCCTGCCGCACCGACAACCCCGAGTTTCGATCGATTCGCTCCGCCTCAGGGTGCGCGTGTGACGACGGTTCCACCGCCTGTGCGCACTGTTGGGTCTGCTCGGTCTACTCAGGCAGCTCAGCCTGCACTGTCTGTGCCTCCTATTCCGCAGCCTCCGAAGACGCCGGGATCCCAGGTTCGCACAGGTGGTCCTGTGCGGGTGGGTAATGTCGCCAAGGACTGGCTGGCTGCGAATGGTCGTGACGAGAAGGGTCGCCCTCTCGCATCTGCGCCTGCGTTTGGACAGTCTGGGCCTCAGGTTCCGGCTCAGCGATCGGGTTCGATCCAGGCTTCGCTTCCTGGTAGCGGTGTCACCGTGGGTCGATCGACGCCGCGTGTGCCACCCACTGCCCATCGTATGGGTATCCCTGAGCCCCAGGCGCAAACCCCAAGCGTTGATGACGGCTTCGAGCTGTGACGTGCTTGTGAGTCAATAGAAAGGAGGAAAAGATGGCTCGTCCACCTCGCCAACTTCCAGCACCTCGGTACGGGGGTGAAGTTGGCCAGTCTAAGAACCAAGACGAAACTACGACAATGGTTGTGACCAAGGAGCAGATTTTCGACAAAAAGCCTGAACCTGCCGAGCCTACCCAGGCAGTAGAGCCAAAGCCTGCGCTCGATTGGGCGCAGCAGCTGAGGCTTGATATGCGCTACCACGCTGATGGGTATCTCCATGCTCTCAGCCAGGTGAACTTGAAGTCTATGAAGCGAAAGGCTGACATTGCCTCTCGCATGAACGATCTTCAGGGTAAGCACAAGGCGTATGCGTCGATGATGGTGCTCAGCGCACTGGTACCGTTGAAAGACGGCGTATCGATGACGGCTGTGGCCGAATCTGTTGGCATGGGTGTCACTATGTGGATGCTGTCTCCCAACTTCCGCCAACAGGTGAAATCATTCGCTCGTGATGCACGGATGGCTGTGGAGGACATGGCTGAAGCCCGTCGACGCAGTCAGTCGAAACAGTTGCATGATAAGGCCGATCGACATCGAGAGAAGCATGGTGGTGAATTGCCGCCCTCTCTGAAGCGTCGCCTGGAGCGCATTGAAGCCAAGGAGCGCAATGGTCGTATCCCGTTCAATGAGGCGAGTGCGGCATTGACGCAGCTTGGCTTGAGCGAAGCGATGTTCAACCAGATGCGTCAACCTGGTGTGGATCCTGCTGAGGTTCAGGAAGGCTATGCGCACCTGATGGAGCGCTTCTGGGATGATGTCCACAAGGATGGCTTGGATCCCGAAAAGGTGAACACCGTCAGCCGCATGCTCATGGGCCAACGAATGCGTTATGAGCCTCATTGGGCGAATGCGTTCGTGGAGACGGCTCATGGCGAGGTCGACATGGACATGGCGGAGCAAGTGGACGCTCAGACGGGTGAACCACGTCGAACGTGGACCGGTATCTGGTCTACTCGCATGGGTGAGCCTATCGTGGGTGGTTCTTTCACCGTCCGTCCTCCGTACAACGAGATGCAGCATGAGCTGTCTCTGAGTACGTCTATGGCTCGTGAGATGGAGCGTGCGGCTCTCAATGGCAACATTGCGGATCTGAATGAGTCGCTGCTTGCCTATGGCTCTGCGTGGTCTGTGCGCGATAAGGCGTTTGATGTCCATGCTGTTCCAGGGTCGATGGGTGAGAAGATTCGTCGAGCTCGTCGTGGTCTCGATGCCATGGAATTCGATGGCTTTGACCGCGATCAGCAACGGGATATTTACGCGACATCGTTTGTCCATGCCATGGACACGGTGGCGAAAGCTCACCCTGACATCGAGCGTCACTGGGCGCAGCAGTACGGTTCTCAGTGGAGGTCCGAAATGAGGGACTTCGCAGCGACGCCAGAAGAGACCTATAACCGGTGGCAACGGGGGGAGTTTTACTCTGATGCGCGTGAGTCTCCAGGGCATGACAACGCTCATGCGGATCCCCACACAGAGCGTATGAGGGAAGACTCAAGGCGCAGGCGTAGCGCGTATAACCGTGCGCGTGATAACCAGGAGTACAACGCTCATGAGACATCGGCGTTCAAGGCTGAAGACTTTGAACTCAATGATGTTGACGACGGGTTTGACATGGGCGGGTACGATCGACCTAACGACAATGATGGCTTTGAGCCGTCCCTATGAAAGGAGTTGAGTGACCAATGTTGGGTTTTCCAAAGGATGACGATACGATCGCCGGTCTGTTCGGTGTCAGTGAAGAGGATCGTCAGGCATGGGCTAAGGAGCACCAGATGAGGTTGGAGCGTCAGCAGGCGCAAAAGCCGGGTCTGGCGAAGAAGGCAACGATGGCCGCCTACGAAATCGCTGCTGCTGGTATTACCTCGCAGATGCGTGCGGCGTACATCGAAGAGGCCCGTGGCACGATGGCGAAGGAGACGACCACGACGACTCGTAGTCAGTCTCGAAACATTGATCCCGAACTCGAAGAGATCCGTCGCGAGAGTGGTGGCTACGAATTCGGTGGCTGATGTGTAGTTGTGGCGCTGGCTGATATATCCCCAGGGGTTCATCCCCTGGGGATATATTTATGTATCGGTCGGTTAGGCATCGGTGTGTTCCGATATGTTAGACTGATACACGAACATAATCAGAAAGCGGCTATGTGCCGTGATACGTGGGGAAAGGATGAGAGGTTGGATCATGGCGCTCGACAAGAAGGACGCAAAGAAGAATGCGAGGGTGGACGATGATACTCGTATGACGAAGACGAAGTTGATACAGGCTGTATCGAAGCGGACGGGTATCGATGCAGCGACGGTGCGAGCTGTGTATGCGGCGATCGTTGATGAGATCATCACGACCACCCGTTCTGGCCGATCGGTCATGCTAACAGGATTCGGTCGTTTCTACCGGCTACATAAGGCCGGTCACACCGTGCAGTTCACCAAGTCGGGTACGGGCGCGGTTCCTGGTTACGACGTGCTGAAGTTTTCTGCTTCGTCGATGTTGAACCGATCGTTGACAAATGAGTCGAGTGAGTAGTCGTACGATCGTGAGAACAAAACCCCTGAGCACGTGATGTGCCCAGGGGTTTTGTGTATGCGTGAGTGGATCAGTCAGGTAAGTCGGTTTCGATGGCATCAATGGTACGTGATCGGGACTCTTTGATTCGTCGGATCATCGGTCTGACATCTTTGCCCATAACTTGAGAAGCGAGGATTGCCACACCTGTTTTATTGTATGCAAGATAGAGTTTCCCGGTGGCGATTTCCTCGTCTTCGATCAGCTCATCAAACGTTAAGGTACCGTCAACTATACGTGCGGCGGTGGTTGCCGTATGGATGAATTGAGCTTTGAGAGCTTCTTTATCATCAACGTCTCCCAGTTTATCTCTATAGGCGTTAATAAGGTTTTCCTCAATCATGGTCCACAATGAAGCAATTGTGGTGGCTTGTTCGTCGGTTAGATCGGCAGTTAGTGTGTCTGAATTATGTTTGTATGTTTCACGAACATCAGCAGCGGTGTATGTGGTCATTTTGTTTCTCCTTGTTTTAGTGTTTCTTCTGTCGGGCTTTTTGAAAAACCCCTGAGCACGTGATGTGCCCAGGGCTTTGTTCATGTGGAAGTCATTGGGGGATGGATCCATTGATCTCGACATATGTCGTCTGCACATTTGTTTGATCAGGTTTCTTTTCCCACATGACCCACCCATTTGTCAACAATTCTCGATTACTGTCGTGTTCTTTCCATCTAAAGGATAGCCAGAACGGTGGTCCATTGAGAATGGTTTCCCTAGTATCGATGGGTAGTCGTGATAATCGATGTGTTGCCCATTTAACGACATCATCAATCACATACCGGTGACCATGTACTGCCGCCCCTTGAAACTTCACAGATGTGGTAAACATCTGAGGTTCAATTTCACCAATGTGAATATCGTGGCGATCGAATTTCATTCGATAGCTATTGGTGCGAGATGTTGTATCGTCATCTGAAGTAGCGAAGATGGATACCAACGTGCGCACTTCCGATTCACTAGATGCAGTGATGTCGACTGCGCCTTCCACAATTGATGTTGTCGGATGCTCTCTCATTATATCGAGAAGCTTATCTCGAAATTCGATAGCATCTGCTTCATTGAAATTCTCTAGGTAATAGAGATAGCCACGCCCATGGGGTTTCGCGAAGTATACAAGATCGTCGATGTCGTATTGTGAAAGCTCACCGATGATTGCCTCGTTGTTCTTGAACCTTGTCATGAAATTGGTGATTCCGGTACGAGTGTAGTCGGCATACTTCCATGACGAAAAGCCCCATTGATCCAGGAGGTCAACAGTGAGGTCTCTGCGGTCGTAGTACATGGTGTCCAAAAGCGCAGAGTATAGTGCTGTTCCCTTGCTTTTCTGGATGAGGGTTTGTCCACGTGCGATGAATGAGTCCTCTGTCGTGAATTCTTTCCATGTGACGACAACGGTCAACTCTTTGTCTGTGAGTTGTTGGATTTTGGGGCCCATATCTTTTTGCTTGTGGCGTCGACCAATCACATCGAACATATCGATGAGGTTGTTGCGATAGTCGTTACGACCTGTCGCCTCAAAGGGAATGCCGTAACACATTTTGTCGTCAGGCTGAGGACTCCATAGAGTAATTTTGGGACCAATCTTTGTTGACCACTCATACTGTTTGGGGTGCAGTTCATTAACGATGTTGATAAACGTTTGGGCTACGTCTAACGATTCAGCAGTGATGTGAAAGTATCCTTTCACTGTGGTTGAGACTACCATGGTTGACCCCTTTCGTTATTGTGCGCTCACTACTGTGAGTCTGATGTGGGTGCGTTTATTTAGTGCACCACAATTCAGTCAAGGCCGAGAGCGACAGCGATACCGTCCTGAATGGTCTCCAGCTCATGGTCTTCCACATGGCCGATGCGGCTCGTGAGTCGGGATTTATCGACGTTTGTCACCTGATTGCACACAGCAATTGATTCTCGGTTGTTGACGTGAACCGTGGGGTTGATGGTGTTGGTACGACGCTGCTTGTTTGGGGACGTGATATAAACGACTTGGACGACACCGGATCGCTGGTTGATACCATCGTTGCTCACGATAACGGCAGGTCGACCGGACCAGATTTCATTGCCGACGGTTCCGCCACCGGGGACGGGTGCGGCTTCGACGAACCAAATGTCGCCTTGGCGGATGTTCCGCATAAGGAAAGCTCCTTTCGAGAGTGAGAGAGAAGTGGGGATAGGGGATCCCCATGGCCCCTGGAAAATTCCAGGAGCCATGGGGTGTTGGAGCGAAAAGCTTCGCGTGGGTGCGTTACTCGTCGCTCGTTGTTGCGCCAGCCTCAGAGCCCAGACCGTTGATGACACCAGCGATGATGTCAGGGGTGACAACATTAGCTGCGTCGGTGGGCGCGATCGGCACAGATGGTACAGCCTGCGCAGTCGCACTCTGGTCGGGGATTGCATCCTCGATGGCATCAAGGACATCATCCTCGTCAACAACGATCGCGTCGACAGCATGGTTCTCACCATCGTCATCAACGTCGTTACCAGAGGTGGGGTTAGTCAGTGAATCAACGATGAGGTTGTAGTCGCTGACAATTCGTGCCGACAGCGTGGTGCCGTGAGAAAGAACGAAGAGGCTGTTCTTAGCGCGCGTGAACGCAACGTAATACAGTCGCTTCTTCTCTTCCGACATGTCGGACTGATCCTTGTAGATGACAACGACGTTGTCAAACTCAAGGCCCTTCACGCCATGGACCGTCGACACGATCAGATCCGCCTTGGTTTCAAGGTTGCGAATCTTGCGTTCCTCGTTGTTGCGATGCATAAGAGCATCGCGAATCGAGTTATGGCGGATCTCGTGGTCCAAGATGCATTTCTTCAGACGATCGAAGAAGACACTCTTGGTGATGATGCCCGCCTGGTATTCGTACACCCAACCCTGGATAGTGAGGGCGGACGCAGTCCACCATTCACTAGCCATCTTGGCGAGTGCTGCCTGAGCGTTCGGGTTGTTACCCGGACCTCGGCTCACGAGTTCCTTGGTGAACACGAACGACGCATTTGCGGGATCAACCGCTTCGATGTCGCTCCAGTGGTGCTCGATGAACGACGAGAAGAACGTCGACGCGCGACGCCGATCAGAGATCATCGAGATGACCGAGCGACCAGGGAAGAGCTCTTCCAGGCGCTTCTGGACAGCGAAAGCCTCTCGGCGGGTGAACGCCAAGAACGCGACCTGTTCTCCGCGATTCAGGCATTCCTGGATGTAGGAGTGCGTGTGCTTCGAAAGAAGCACAGGCAGGTCGCTGAGGAACTTCCTATCTGCCGTGTAGTGCTCATGCACAACACGCACCTTGTCCTGGAACGACTGTGCCGTCACAGGGGTCAGCGAATTGGCTCGCAGACGGATCTGCGCAAGCTGGTTTGCTTCGATCTCGGACAGGAGGTGGACATTGGCCATGTCCAGGACTTCCTGGTTAGATCGATAGTTCGTCTCCAGCTTGTACGGCGTGAACACGCCGGAAGCTTCCAGCGCATTCAGAGCCTTCGGGTTGGCAGACCTGAATTCGTAGAGGGTTTGCGAAGCATCCCTAGTTCTTCTCACGATTGAAGAACTCTACGAATTGTTGATACTTTGAGTCGAGATACACAGTGGCATCTTGATACAAGTAATCATGGAGAGCAGCGATGTCTGACTTTCTGCCGTACCGCAAAGTGACTGCTTTATCGGTGCGTTTGTAAGTCTTGATCTTTACTCTGTGGGAGACATCAACATTTTGTTCAATAAGTTGGCGAATGTTTGCGATGAATTCAGGGTGTCCGGTGAGGGACCATTCTTGCTTATTGATGACGGCATTACCGACTTTCTGTTGATAGACAGACAGGCATCCATCCCCATCGAAGTAACCACGAACGAAGTGGTGTAGTAGTGGTGATGGCATTGGCGGAATGTGAACACGTTGGTCCTTGCGGGCAAAGCCTAGTTGTTCAAGACTTATGCACAAAGGTCTGCTGTTAATGTGCGCAGTAACAGCTGCCCCGTAGCCACTGTTAAGGTGCCGAATGGGGTAATCGGCTTCAATAGTGTCCAGAAACAACTGGAGATGGTTGATCTCCGAGAGTTTCTGGCTGAGAGTGAGCCGGTTAGGACCACTGCACCGTGGAGCGGTTTTCGACCATGATCCATCAGCCCATAGGAAACCGAGCCAATAGGCTTGTTTCTCATTATGGATGGTGTCGAAAAAGTGCGTGTTCAGTGAATGTCGTCTGTTGATGTCATATGGGGAGAGCATCAATTTCCTCTTTTCGTGAATTGGTTGACTATATCTTCATGTTAGGTAGAGTATACCAAACATGCCCATCATTTCGCGTACCGCATGATGCATGTGCGGTCGCTACTCTACTTGCTTCACCATGGGATTACCCATGGCTTATTGCTGACAATATGTCAGTGCTTTCGATAGTCGATGAACCTTCCACCCACGGCTTGACGTTTGGGTGGCTGGCTGCGGATTGTCATTGACGACAACGGTATTACCATCTGATGAGCGTTATCTCATCTGCTGCACTATTGGTTTCCCAATAGTCGCGGTCGTTGTCGCGAAAACATGAGTTTCCCGCAATTAGTAGGGTTTAACGTGAGCAATGCTTACCCACGATAAAGAGCGAACAGCCCAGCTTGTTCACCAGACGAAGCAGGTAGATGAACTCGAAGACCGAGTTATCTTGGACCTCGTCGATGATCAGGTGACGGATGTTCAACCCAGCAGGCAGCGGCATCTTGTCGATCATCTGGTAAGCCAGGATGATCTCAAGCTCTAGCGATGTCTGCTTGATGAGGTTGAGCGCGTCAACGGTCTGCTCTAGGTGTGACTCGATGAAGTTGTTCAGCGCGGTGTGCGCACCCTCAGAGTTACGACCCTCCAGATTGCGTAGCTTGTTAGCAAACTGGAATGCGAACGGATCCTTAGGCATGTAGATGCCCAGGGAGTTAGCGATCGTCTCCACAGAGCTCAGCTCGTGAGTGGGGAAGTAACCCATGTACAGGTCGTGAAGCATCCGTGCGATCGTCATGGAACGAACATCGGGGTTCTTGCGGATGATGTTGTCAGCCGCTGCGTTCGTGAACGACAGCACGGTGACGTCAGCCGGGTTCACGCCACACAGGCCAAGCTGCTGGATACGAGCCAGAATGACTGTGCTCTTACCAGCACCAGCGCCTGCCTGAGTCAGGATGAGCGGTTCAGTCGAGCGCACAGCAGCAAGCTGCTGAGGCGAGAGCTGTCGCTGCACAGGAATAGTTTTGATGGTCTCGGGTGCACGCTCCAGCTGATCGCGCTTGCCGCTGAGGTCGTTGAGGGTGTCGTTCATGAGCAGGTTCATGTTCTGCTTGACCAGAAGCGAAGCGGTCTGGGGGTCACAGAGCATGTTGATGGACTCGTAGATCTTGCGATACGCCGACAACGGAACGTTGTACTGCTCCATGTAGCGAAGCTCGTAGACCATCTGGGCCAACTGCTCATCGTCGTACGAGTGCTTCTTCGACACAAGAGCGTCAATGACATCGTGGATGTCATCGGCAATGCCATCGCTGCTCCAGCGCTGTGCACTGTCCGTGATGTTGTCGTAGACGCTGTAGTCTGCATAGAACTCAGCCAGCGTGTCAAGGAAGCCGCGCTTACGCGAGTGGTTGATCCCGGTGGCTCGGAAGATCTCATCCCACGGCAGGTGCTCTGCGTCCTCAGCAGGCGCGTAGCTCCAGTCAGCGATGGCCCATGCCTGGTTGGCGGCGCTCATCTTGGAAGACTTGCTGGGGAACGTGCTGATGGTCGTACTGAGCAGGGTGGCGCGAGTGCGGTAGCTCTCGTCCTCTGTGATGATGAACGTGTCATCGGCTTCATCGTCAAGCAGATCGATGTCATCATCGTCGACCTCGATGAAGTCAGGATCATCAGGATCGATGGCATCAAGATCATTGATGAGACGAGCGAGCATCTGATCATTCAGATCATCGATGTCTTCGTCCTGCTTGGGCGGAACAACGTAGATCATCGTGTGATACGAGATCTGAAGATCCTTCACCTTGGTCTTGCCGCTGTTGTCCTCGCGCATAGCAAGGCCCTGCACAGAGCATGATGCCCACACGTCAAACGTGTCGGTGTCATCGGTGAGACGCACGGAGAATTGGTCCATGTCATCAGGGACAGGCAGGGTCATACGACCGTAACCCTGCTCGTAAGCACACTTCACGATGGTGCCGGTCGGAACGATGCGGCTGGTGACGGCGTTGGATGTCTGCGACACCTTGTAGCGCAAATCCGTCGTACCCATGGTGGTGCGATCCAGTCCCATGGGATAGCGGCCTGGGATGACAGAGCTGTTGAGCAAGCCCTGCTTCTTGCCGCGACCGGTCAGGTGCGACGAGAAGTACTTCGGCGTCACGGCCTTAATGGTGCGCGCCTTGGTAGCTTCGACAGCAGTGCTGAACTTGGCTGTTTCGTCGATATTATCGAGGAGGATGGGCATATGAGCCCTCCTTTCTTTTTGAATAAAGTGACAAGAATTGAATAAATGCGTGCATGTGCACTATTGATCGGCCCGTTAGCGTGTGTTGCCAACAGGCCGACCGATGGAAATAGTGTTGTGGGGTTGTGTGCGGAGAGGTCACACGAGCTTGTATCCGACGATTTCCATATCGTCGCCAGTGTCGGGATCGATGAGAGTCCCTACATCGGGCAGATCACTCAGTGGCTGGTCGTAGAGACAGCCCTTTTCGTCGGTGTAGACGATGTGCACCGAGTCAAGGTTCTTGTTGAGCTTGGGCGCATAGGGCGACAGCAGACCGTAGAGTGCGAGGGCGCTATCGACCTGCTTTTCCCATGCCGGGGCAAGGGTTGTCTCAATGAGACGTGCGAGGTCTTCCTTCGTCTCGATGCCTGCAAGCATGCAAGGTGTCGTGCGCAGATACTGCGCAGCGCGGCGTCGACTGGTATCGGTGATGATGGTGTTGTAACGATCGTTGGGATCGTCTTCTCGCAGCCAATACCAACCATTGTCAAGCGCGTACATGGGCGCACCAGTTCGCGCATCAGAAAGATGGAGATCGACGAGCTGGCGAAGCCACGGGAACGCCTGAAGGATGCGGTCATGGACCATGCCGCAGTCATCAGGCTCGTTGTCGAAGAAGAATCTGTCGTTGTCTTGGCGCTCGTAATACACCTCGCCCGTCACGCTGATGCGGTCATCGTTAATGCCGTATGTGGCGATGACCTTGATGCGAGTGCCGTTAGACTCAGTGATGATGTCCTCAACGGTATGCGTGCATGTGTAACGCATGGAAGCTCCTTATGTATCAGTGATGAGAAATGTGGGTGTGGTTCGCCTACGCAACGAGGTGGGATATATGTCTGTTTGTTACGTAGGCGAACCGTTGCTGGTTAGTTGTTCGCAGCAGAGAGCAGAGAGTCTTCGATGAAACCTCGAATAGCGCGAACAGCGGGGCGTGCGCCTTGATCTTTCAGGTATGTTTCCGTCACCAATCGATCGATGGTGTCATCGTCGATGGGGTCGAAGCTCATACCTGGGTTCTCAGCGCAGATTCGCGCCACTTGGCGATCGTATTCATCACGCAGAATCTCAGCGTATTCGCTGGTTCCAAGCGGCATGAATGCAATGAGATCATCGAACCGGCCGAGCAGTTCCGCATCAAAGCTGTTCTGGAGCTCATTGGTGAGGGCCTGTTTGGTGATACTCTGCGTGTGGTTACCGAACCCCATCTGGGAGCCAGACAACTTCTGCCTGCCAGCATTCGTTGTTGCGATGACAATGCAACGAGACATGTCGACAGCAGGGCCGTTGGCCATCTGGATCTCGCCAGTATCGAGCGCGGAGAGGAACAGTCGCTGTACCGACATGTGAGCCTTTTCGAACTCATCCAGAACGATGACTCGATAGGGGTTCGATGCCAACGTGTCGAACGGTCGTTCTCGTGCACTGTCAGATCCAACGTAGCCAGACGGAGAGCCGATGATCCGGTTGATTGTGTGCGCATCGTGGAACTCTGCCATGTTGAGCAAAATGGGTTCCTGACCGGTGACCATCTGGGAGATGATCTTGGCGGTCTCGGACTTACCCACGCCAGATGCGCCAGCGAAAAGCCACGATGTTGGTCGCGTTTGGGGGAAGATGTTCAGCTCGCGGCGACGCAGTGCGTCAACGAGACGTGGAAGCACATCTTCCTGGCCCTTGAGCCTGGAGAGTTCACTCTCCAGAGTCTCGACATCAAGCTGGGGCGGCTGTGACTGGCCGGTTACAAGCAGCATGGCGATCGTATTGAGACGCTTGGAGGTCAGCGGGATCTGAACGATCTGCTGAAGCATCTGAGCATACGACGTGTTGCCAGAGGCAAGTGCTTCTTGGATCGCAGCGTGATGGCTGATCACGCTGTGGCTCAGTGCCCGGTCAAGCAGCGTGATTGCCGTGTCAGGACGATGCCCGGTGCTCATGAGACGATCGGCGGTAGCAACGATGTCATCGAGGACATCGGATGCCACGCTCACCTTGTTCTGGTAGTGCGCGAGCATACCAGGTAGAACGACATCGAGAATCGAACGGGTTTGTTCTCGGTTAAGCTCATCGACGATGACAGACGAGAAACGACGCTTGAATGCCGGATCATCATCGAGACGCTTTGCCTCACCCATCGTTGTTGCTGCGATGACACGCAGGTATCCTCGAGCCAGTGCAGGCTTGAGGATTTGTGCAATCTTGCTGTAGGTGGGGTTGCTGTCATCGGCGATGATGTGGATCTCATCAATGAAGAGCAGTGCGTCATTATCTGGATCCTGGGCGAACTTGATAATGTCGGTGATTCGGTTTTCTAGCTCACCGACGATGCCAGCGCCAGCAACGAGAGTGGCGATCGGCAACTCATAGATGGTGGTGTTCTTGAGTTGGGGAGGCACGGATGCTTCCTGGTTGGCAATACGCCTGGCAATCTCTTCGACGATGGCCGTCTTGCCAACACCAGCTGGTCCGACAAGAAGCGCGTTTGGCTTACGTGACGATGAGATGATGCTCATCGTCTGCGTGACGATCTCGTCACGGAAGAGCGCTGGAGAGGACTTCTTGTATTCCTCGTTGTAGTTGATGAGCATGTCACCAATCTCGGAGCCACCGGTGATCGCGTGATTGTGCGATGGCGCAGACGGGCCGACGCTGACGATGTTAGGCGCACCAGAGCCAACGCCTGATCCGGTCGGGTTGTGAGCGTCGTCGTCATTGGGTGTGAAGTTGGACAGGCCCATAGGCGTGCCTCCTTTTTGAATAAATGGGAATTGAATGAATAGTTTGTGGACCCTCCCTCCCTCTCTTTTTCACCAGTAGATGGTCACAAGAGGGGAGAGAGGGCGCAGTGTCACTTGGTCATGCCGAGGATGCGAGAGCCCGTACTGGGGTCGATCCTCTGCATGTGATGAGTGAAACTCTTAGCGCTTTCGCGCAAGGAGTTGTACCAGTTGTCTGGGACAGAGATCGGTACATAGTACAGATTCTCAGGTACGTCGATGTGATACGAACCAGGCCACCACTCGAAGTCGGTGATGACCAGGTTGAGTCGACGCTTGAGCGTCTGGTGTTCGTTAATGAGCTTGTAAATCTGCTCATAATCGGTACCACCGCTCACCTTGGGCACGGCAGCAAACTGCTTCCACACCTGAGTGATAGAGCGATTCTTGATGCGAAGGCGCACAGGTGTCGACATGACGTGCGAGAAACTCGTGAAGTACAGATCCACGCCCATTCGCTGAGCGAACTGGATGAGCATCTTGATCGTGTCTTCGTAGTTCTCTGTGGAAATCGATCCAGACGTGTCCAAATAAATGTGGATGTCCGGCATGTACTTGCGGGACACAATCTTGCCCGGCTTATTCGGGTCGTTCGGCTGACGCCTATTGGCTCGAACAAAGCTCGTGCTCACATTCCTGATGGAATTGAGCGACTGATTCACCTTCGACATGCGAGTGAGGACTCGCATGACCGACTTGTAGATGTCGACAGGTCGGGTGGGCCGCTTGCGGAACACCACACGACCGCTACGGCCTGCTTGTTGCTGTGCGTTGGACAGGCTGTTGGCGGCTTGCACAGACGCCTTTTGCTGGGCACGAGCAAGTGCAGTCAGCTTGCTGAGCTGACCCGGCGTGATGAGCTTGACCGGGTTGTGAAGGGACTTCATGATGAGATCCCACTCAGCATTGATCTTGCGCATCGATGCCCTGGCATGAGCTTCGACGTTGATGAGGACCAACGTACGTGGCAGTACCAGCTCAGCGATGCTGAAGGGCAGCATGCCGCATGTCTCGAGCGCGCCAGGCTGGTTAGCCTGTTGCATGTGGGTCCACGTACTGAGAGCCCACATGAGCACACGTGCGAACGAGTACTCGTCGAGAGCCTGCGAATCATTTGCTCGCAGAATCAACGACTCAGTGAGGCCGTTCAGGTCAATCTTGTCGAACTGCTGGAACATCCGGTTGTCAGCCGGAGTAATGTTCGATGCGATCTTGGTGAGCTCGCCACGTAGCCATGTCTTGAAACTGTCGAATTCTGCATCCGTACGGAACCAGAAGCCGACTGTGTGTGGATGGAAAGCCCATCCCAGGGACACCAACAGGAGGTCCGTACCGGCGTTGCCAGCGAGCACATCCTTGGCGGTAGGCATCACATCGCTCTGCGTGGTGTACAGAGCCTTGCTGGGATCAGGGAGCTTGCAACGCGCCGCCGCCTGGGTGATGAATGCTTCGTCGGTAGGCGATGATGCGGACGGAATCCATCGAACAAGAGACTGTTCGAAGATCGCACCTATAGTGGCCTGTGCGTCTGCATCGAGAACTTCGCCAACGGCTCGAAGAAGGAGATCGTTCACTTCGTCAGAGTCACAGTCGCGTCCGTCGATCGTCAGATCGACATGACCACCTGGAGTGAGTGGCTCGAAGATGGTCTGCGTGATCATTGTGTCGAGCGTGGCGAGGGGTTCGCAATCACCCGTGAAAGGGGCGATAGGAACATACTGGTCGATATGATTGGGCTTTTGCCCGGTGAGGGTAATGGATGGAGAAGCCATCGGCACCCCTTTCTGAATAAACGGGAGCTATATGTGGTCGTGTCCGGCGTAGCCGAAGGAGAATGAAGTGCTACGCCGGACACGATGTCTGTGAACTCAGTCGATACCCATGGCTGCGATGACCGTGTTGATCTTGAGCGCGACGCCGTCGCTTAGATGCATGAGCGTGTCGCAGTTCTTCTTATGGAGTGCGCCACTCGACCACAAGACAATGAGATCGTTGATGTGACTCTGTTCGAGCTTGTCGAGTCGTGCATTCAATGCCTGGATGATCACATGGTTGTCTTCGCGCTCGTACATAGCGAACACGAGGCAACCGGATGCGTCGTTGTCGGTCATGGTTGCAACAACCTGGTTGACAGCGTCAATGCTGGTCGTCGCGGCCTTCTTGAGCTCGTTGTAGATGCGAGGCTTGACAACGCGCTGAGCATTGTTGTTACCGGTGCTACCCTTGCTGAGCTCATCGCTGATGACGCCCATCAGCAAGGTGGTGAATGAGGTGTTGCCGGTCATACCTTCGATGACCTCTTGAAGGTAGGAGACATGTCGACCATCTCGGGTCGTCGACGGAGTAGCCATGAGGCTGGCAACCTCTTCGAACGACAGGACGCCCAGGTACTGAGAGACACCGTCGATCGTACGCGGGGTAGCGAACGGTCGAATCTCTTCGGTTCCATCGAAAAGGTCGAAGACCGACACGGTAGCGTTGTCGTCATCATCGTCGTCTTGACCATCTGCGACAGTCTGCTCGTTGGTGTTCTTAACGAACACCGTCTCAGGATGCTTTTCGAGCACAGTCTTCACCCACGGGTGGAGGTTCTTGTCGAGAACCTCAATAAGCGTCGACGCGTCGGGTGCAACGTTGATGATGGCAAATCGGGAGACCGATGCGTCATCCAGGGCAGTGACGTTGCCCTTGTCGTTACCTGCGACGATAATGCGCAGGTTCTTGGGTAGATCTTCGTTACCAATGCGACGCAGCGTCACAAGGGTGAGAGTTCCCGAAGTCACGTCAGACGTGGTTCGGTTGATCTCGTCCAAGAACAAGATTGGCTGTTCGTTCGGGTTGTCCTTGGCGTAATTGATCGCCTGGGAGATGGTGTCGTGGGGGAAGAACTTCTGGGACCAGATACCGGTCTTTTCGTCCAGAACAAGACGTGCGCCCGTGAGGTCAGCCTTGTCGGCCAACAGGTTGCACGGAAGCGTGAAGCACTTCGTGTTGGTGCGACGTGCCACGTCTTCGACGAACGACGACTTACCGATACCTGGCTCTCCCATGAGAGCGGGGACACGGTTGGCGTCGAGTAGCTTGATCGTGGTAGTCACAAGCATCTCGTTGAATAGCATTGATTTCCTCCTGAATAAAGGTTGGTTGAATAAAGAAGAAGAAGAAGATGGGAGTCAGACCGCGCCGTGAGGCGGTCTGACTCTCTATTTCTTGTCTCGGGTCGTACTTTGTACGACCACACATATGCACAACGTGCAGAGGGGTGCATAACTCTCACGAAAACCCTGGTGTTCCAGTAGAATAGGTACATACTGTTGAACATACATAGGAAAGGCGAGAGAGTTATGCGGGGTTCGAATCACATCATTGCCGGATTGGCGATGCTCGGTATTGGGCGCGCTGTTGTTGTGATCGGTGAGAATGCCGATCGTTCACGTGAGATACCGTTGATTGACACAGAGGCAGTAGAGGATAGCTACGGGGTTATCGACTCTGTTAAGTCGTGGGTATCTGATGGCCTGGATGCGCTCGGTGGGTCTATCGCTTCATGGAGCACGTGGATCCACAGTTTGTTTGTGAGCGATGATGAGTACTGGTACATCAGTGTTGCGATTGGTCTCCCGCTGTTCATCGTTGGCACGGTGTTGGCGGATGCTGATCTGCCACACTCTCTTGCCGGGCGCTTTATGCCATGGGGAACGATGTGGCAGTGCAAGAACGCGAGCCGTTCTGTTGCAACGTCGCCTATCGCCCACAGAGGGTGGACACATACACTCTGGATGTTGCTCGGAGTGGGTGTCTTGACTGCGATGGTGTCACCTGTTCTTGTGTGGCTGCTTGCAGGTATGGTGACCCATGTTCTGCTCGATGCTATGAGCATGGCCGGGTGGGTGTGGTACTACCCGTTGATGCCGTCGACGTGGAAAGTGATCGAGAAGGGTGACACACAAATCGTTGTGTCGACTCGACGACGGAGTGTTGTCGTTGATTGTTTGAGGTATCACGCTGGTGTGCCATGGCTGGAGCACATGTATGTTGCAGTGCTCGTTGCCGGAGCTATCGGCGCAACATGGTACACGTGGTGATGCACAGCAGGCTCCGGGTGTTTTCCCAGAGCCTGCTGTTTTCAGTCTGCGCTGTCTGCGTTATTTGTATTGGTGGCTGCTTCGATGACACAGTCGACAATCCTGTCGCACATTTCGTTAAAGAGTTCCCATACCCGTTTGTCATCAGTCGATGAGATGAGGGCATTGAGTTTACCGCTGTCGTTCCTACCTTTGATGCGTTCATATGCATCGAAAATGCGATCGTTATCAGGATCGCTATCACTGAGTGTATTGATGAGAGTCTTGAACTTTTCACGGATAACCGAGGCGTCAATGATGATGCCTCGGGTGTCTTCCTCAGGCTGAAGATCATACGTATCGTAATCGATTTGGTACCAAAAACCGTAGTCTTCGTCATAATCGTTCACCCAATACTTGTTCAGCATGATCAATGTTGTCAGTGATGACAGTGACAATGTTGTTGTAACGATGTATTTCTTTGTTGTTGGGCTCGGTCATTTATGGGGATCCTTTTCTTTGTGAAGATTTAGACGATTGGGCGTAGCATGTCGCGAATGCCGCAGATGAGTGCAGCGAGACCGTCAAGACCCTTAGCGTTTCGGTCGTAGGTCAGATGCCGCGTATCTGTCCCATGGGACAGATAGAGATCACCGAGAGACCGAGAGCAATGCTCGATCATCACGTAGTCACAATCGTCGGATAGTGAACAGTCGATGTCATCGATCCCAGGGATGGTGTTGAGAAGGTTGATGGTATCTCGGATGCAATCCTTGAGATTAAGACTATCAACGTAAGACTGGAACGTTTCAGCGAATTCATCGATGCTCTCTACAATGTCAGGGTGGTTGTGCGCGAGTTCCTTGAGCACGGCAATCATGTTGTGTTGGTCGGCATCCATGAAACTCTTTGGGTACACCTGGGCTTCGCGCACAGAGAGCAGTTGCGAGGGATGGTTCGCTGCGCTTGTGTGTCGGAAATAGTCACAGTTGATGATGGCTTCGACTAACGTCGGTGCTTCGATGATGTGACTCTTTGGGATGTATTTTCCCAGATTCTCATCGTACTGGTCTAGGACGATGATGTATCGCTTGTTCTTTCGTTCGGAGAGCAGCATGTTTTACCTCTTTTCTTCGGTCTATTCGTTAGTTTCTCGCGTTGTCACAACACGTGTTGCAAGGTTGAGCAGCAACGGCATGTCACTGCGAGTCTCATCATGCTTGGCGCGATGTTCCAGGTAATGATCGAGAGTCTCGTAAATCAGCCATGAGGCTGTTGCACTGTCGACGACGATACTGTTCATCGCGGTGCTGTCACCCGATGGCAAGCTGATCGTTTGTGGGCTCACGCGCAATTGAAGCAAGTTGTTGTAAACGTATTGGGCATAAGCCCATTCGTAACGAGAATGATCATGCTCGAAGTTGTCGAGGGTGCGACCGAAGAAGCGTGAACGAGCAATGAGCGTATGGAGGACTGGTTCATACCAATCGTGTTCCGGTCTCTTATCAATGTCGATATTGTCGTATGTGACGACTGGTGCGTTGTTCGCATCCTCTGCGACGGATCGCCATACTTGGTCCCATAGCTCATGGTCAACATCTGTTGATACAGGCATCGGGGTGTGGTTGCGCGTGTATGTGACGAAGTGGTTGGACTGCAAGATCTCCCACCATCCGTGTGGGCCTTTGAGAACTGCCTTGCTTGCCGCAACAGTCAGTTCATTGAACGATGCGGGCAATGGGAGAAGCAGGTGATAGCCCTTGCCGGACAAAGAAGTCTCGGCGTACAGAGCGCCGATCGCGAGTAGTTCATCGCGCACATCAGCGGGACAGGTCTTTTCGATGTCGAGAACGACGCATCCCTGAGAGGGTGCGTCGACGAACATCGCGCAGTTGGCGGCTGTGGGGAGTCCTGCGGTTAGCTCATCGAGAGTGACGAGCACGCGTTCATCGCGTGCCCATGCGCCGCGTACCGGGCCTGGGTGGGAGCACTGTTCAGAGCAACCGGTGAGCAGATGGCGCATATCGATCGGCATCTTCGAGGTTGGATCCGACACCGTCCAAATGGCACGAGGGCCAAGTACATGCGTGATGATCTCGTTGTTGTAGAAGTGGGGGAATGCGACCCGTGGGTCAAATGTGTCAATTGAAGACACGGTCATAGTGAGCCCTTTCGTGTCGACATGGGATGTTGATGAGAGATGGTAGGAATGATGAGACGGATGCTGCCATTACTGCGTGGTGCAGTGTGGAAGCAGCATCCGTCTCAATCATGTGTCACTGGTCAGATAGCCCAGGGGCTATCGACAGACGCCTCAGGAGCGACCGGCTGAGGCTGGGCCTCGGGGGTCACACCGAAGGCAGACGCAGGATCGGCCTGAACGGGAGCCTGCTGCTGGACAGCGTTGAGAATCTGTGCAGCCTGCGGGTTAGGCGTAGCCGGAGCGACAACCTGAACAGCAGGAGCGGTAGCGGGCGCGACAGCCTGGGTCACAGGGGCGGGCATTGCCAGCCCCGAGGTTGCGTCGACCACCGTGTTCTGGGGCGCAGCCTGCTGAACAACGGGAGCAGCAGCAACAACAGGAACAGCAGGAGCGACAGGCTGGGCAACAGCCGGAGCCACAGGAGCGGCGACGGGTGCGGCAACCTGCTGGGTAGGCTCGTTCACGACAACGCCTTCCTGAGCGACGATCGGGCCGCTCAGCGTGATGCCGAGAGCCGCGAGTGCGTTGTTGTTGACAGCAGAATTGCCACCAGTGAACCACTCGGGCTCGCCATCGAAGATGATGGTCTGAAGGCCGATGCCGTTGTTGGCGTTCATACCGGACGAGTAGACGTTGAGAACAACGGTGACGAGCTGATCTCGTGCTGGCTCCGTTGGCATCGACATGGTCGACGCAGGGATCTCATCGTCCGTAATCTGCACAGCCTTGCCGTCGACAACCTTGAGAAGAACCGGCAAGCGGTTCCCCTTGTTGTCAATGCTCCAACGATTGCCTAGTTCGGGCTTATCGGGAGTCTGGAACAGACGCTCATAGACGTAGTACTCTTCCAGATCAGGCTGGCCATCGGGACTCTTGAAGACGACCTCAACGTTGGATAGCGAGAGCCGCGTGAGCGGCTTGTTGCGGTCCAGCGGGTAGAACGGTGCACCGGGCTTGCGCTTAGCACGACGGGTCTCGTTGAGCTTGTCGATGTCTTCAGGTCCCATGAGACTGCGCACACGGGCGTATTCGATCTTGCCTCGGAGGATGATCGTAGAACCAGGGCGGATCTGCGATGCGGAAATCTGGTGAGCCATAGTAATGTCTCCTTCGTTGTTTTGTTGTGGATATGGATTATCCTGCTGCACCAGTATAATCCATCCTTTCCTGATGTATGCGTGTATGATTGTTTGTGAGAGAATCTCACGTACACGTAACATCAGAAAGGAGGGTGTCATGGGAGAGGATAAGAAGAGTGGTTCTTCAGTGAAGAACCCCAATGCTGTCTTTGTCGCATTGGGTGTCGTAGCTGTGGTGATCTTGGCTGCGTTGATGGCTGTGTGGTCCCACATCGGGTACCAGCGACCAGCAACACAGTCTCAAGTTCAATCTGACCATCAAGTTTCTTCTCAATCACCCTCGGGACGCGGTAGCGTCTCCGAGAATCAACAATCGGGTGTTTCACCGGTTTCACCGGTGAAACCAGGGGATACTGACAAACCGGGCGAGTCTCCTAATCCGCAGGTACCAGGAGACTCTGATCATCCAGTACCTCCGGTTTCGGACCCTGTTCCTGTAGATGGAGCTCATGGCAGCATCTACATTGTGCAGCCGGGAGATACGTTGTCGAGCATCTCGGCGTCGACCGGTGTCAGTGTGGACAAGCTTGTCCAGGCCAACAGCATCGAAGATGTTAATTGCATCTACAAGGAATCGGCCCTGGTGATCCCGTGATCTCTTGATCACTGCGCACGCTACTAATCAACGCCCAACTGATCAGTTATTGATCCGTTGGGCGTTGATTGTTATATGTCGGTATCGGTGCTTGCGTGTGTCATGTGTTCGATGGCCTGTAGGCGTTTAGCGATGACTTGCTCATGGCCGATGCCGGTGCTGTCCAATTGGAAGACTTGAGCCTCTGGGTGATCGATGAGATCGTCAGGCAGATATGTCTGAGCTACGACGTGATACGGATAGTTGTGGGGATATTTGTATCCCACACCGTTGCCGTATAGCTTTGCGGCATCTTGGTAGTGAGCGTCAGCCAGATGCTTAGGTACAGGCAATGAACCTGTGGTTCGCACTAAATCGATCGCTCGGTCGATTGCTTTGTATGTGGCGTTCGACTTAGGGGCGGTGGCGACTGCGAGTGCTGCCTCAGCCAGCGGGATGCGAGCTTCTGGTAGTCCGATGAGTGCGACGCACTGTTGTGCAGCAACAGCAAGAGGCAGCACAGATGGGTCTGCAAGGCCCACGTCCTCGGCTGCGTGAATGACGATTCGTCTCGCGATGAATCTGGGGTCTTCGCCACCCTCGATGAGTCTGGCCAACCAGTACAGCGTTGCATCGGGATCGGAGCCCCTCATGGATTTGATGAAAGCGGAGACGATGTTGTAGTGCTGGTCCCCATCGCGGTCGTAACGCTGGATAGCGTGTGGCGCAAGAGATGTCAGCATGTCGATCGTGGCTGGTTGATTGCCACGCACGGCATCGAGAGTTTCCAAGAGTGTGAGCGCTTGCCGGGCATCGCCCGATGCATTCATCGCAATGGTACGAAGAACGTCATCGGGGATGGATGTGTCCTGCGGATCATGGCCCAGCCCATCTGGATGATGAAGCGCTCGCTGGAGGATCTTGTAGATGTCGTCATCAGTAAGCGTCGACAGCGTGACGACAACGCACCTGGATAGAAGCGCGCTGTTGACAGAGAAGCTAGGGTTCTCCGTCGTTGCACCGACAAGTCTGATAACGCCGTGTTCGACACCAGGAAGCAGCACGTCCTGCTGCGACTTGGAGAACCGATGGATCTCGTCGATGAAGACGATCGTTGGTGTACCGTCTGCGTCCAGATGATGCTGCGCGTCGGTGAGAACCTTTCGCACATCGGACACTTTGGCTGATGTTGCTGACAATTCAACGAAGTGAATGCCAGCTGTGTCAGCCATGATGCGAGCGATCGTTGTCTTCCCGCTCGCTGGAGGGGCGTGCATGATGACGCTGATAGGTGGCGCGGATGCATCGAGCATGTGGCGAATGATGGATCCCTCGCTGCCTTTGCCCAGTGCTGCGTCCTGGCCGATAATGTCATCGATCGATGTTGGTCGAACTCTGACAGCTAAAGGTTGTCTGGGTTGAGGTTGGCTCATGGTGATCACCTCTTTCTTGTTGATATGGGGACGCAACGGCCCAGATTTGCCTGAGTGGTTATCCAGGCCGTTGCGTGAATGCGATGGGGCTATGTCATCACGTTATGATGTCTTCGACGGTCTTCTCGACAGCATCGATGAGTGATTGCTGCAAGTGTTCCTTCTTCTCCAGAGCAGCGGGCAGCTTCTCGTCGATCGTGCCTCGCGTGAGGATCTGATAGACGTTCACTGGATGTTGCTGGCCGACTCGGTGCAGGCGTTTGTTCGTCTGCATGTAGTGCTCTAGTGACGCTGGAAGCGTGTACCACACAAGCGTGTGGCCACCGTCTTGCAGGTTGAGCCCATGCCCAGCGGATGCTGGGTGGATGAGCATCACTTCGATCTCACCACGGTTCCATGCTTCGTACATGGCGCGAGTGCCGTCGAAGAGTTTCACGTCATAGTCGTGGAACATCAGGTAGTTCGCGATAATGTCACGATCACATGTGAAGTAGTACGCGATGAGAACAGGGCTGTCTTGCTGCCGCAGAAGATGCAGCAGAGCTGTTACCTTCGCGTTGTGCACGATCGCGTACTGCCTCCCGTTGGGTGCAGTCAGAGACCGTGATGCAACGGGGAGCATCGAGACATCGATATGAACGCCGAACTGTTGGAGTTCTTCTTCAGTTTCTACGTCCTCGGTGTCATCGAGATAGATAGTTCCCGAAGCGAGCTGCACAAGCTTGGTGCGTAGCACGGCTTTGTTGGTTGCGGATACAGAGCTGAGTGTTCGGTCAGTCTGTGGATCGATGCCGTTTGCCTGGGCGATGTCCAGTACGAGCGTATTAGCCAGCGTTCGATACGCCTGACGCGAGTTGTTGCTCATGTCGACCATGATGTTGTGGAACGTCATGTCCGGGATCGGCTTGCGAGCAACCGTTGGAGCACTCATCACTAGGTGGTTGATACGCTGGTAGATTGCTTCTTTCGCACCAGGGCGAGGTTGCCAGTTGACCTGTGTACCGTTGGCGAGACGCACTTTTGATTCGAAGTACGTCATACGGTACTGGGTCATTGTTGGTCCAAGCGCTTGGCCCATATCGAGCAGATAAACCTGTGACCACAGGTCTTCCAGGCTGTTGGGCGCTGGTGTACCGGATAGGAGCACCATGCGTGAGATTTGGCTGCGGACAGCTTTGACAGCCTTGAATCGCTGAGAAGATGCTGACTTGAAGCCCTGAGACTCATCAATGATGACGGTCGGGAAGGGCCACACGGGTGTCGGTATCTTCTTACGATCGTGTGGATCAAGGGGCGGTAGCCACGTGACGAGATCGTAGATGAGCTCCTGGTTGATGAACCAGAGAGTCGGTGGTGTCGACGGATCAAGAAGTTCCTCGTAATGCTCGTATCGTTGTTCGCGAGAGAGCTTGCGATCCTTTTCGTTGACGATCAGTGATCGTGTACGAACGTTGACACCCCATTTCTCGATCTCAGAGATCCATGAGAGCCTGGCGATCTTGATCGGCGCGATGATCAGCACATGGCCTGTCGGTTGGATCTTGGAGAGCGCATGAAGCGTTGCCAGTGACTTGCCACCTGACATATCCAAGAAGACGCCCGCATAGGGTCTCGTCTGGATGAACTGGGAAGCGGCTGCTTGCTGGTCCATCAGCACAGGGAATCCCATATGAGACCCTCCTTTCTGTCGTTGCTTGGTTCTTGGTTCGTCTTAGATGCCTACTACAGGAGGTTTGATCAACGGTGGATGTTCACATAGGGTCATATGTCTTTGCGTTGCTAGGTACCGCCTCGTGTGCTTTTGCTTCTTGTAGCACTGTGCAGCTACATAAGTCTGCGCAGCCCATTGAAGAGCCATGCACGTCCTGACCCATTCAAGTGTGTAGTGCTCACCTGGGGTATTTTCGGGGTCGATGATGTCGCGCATGTCTTCTGAGTAGCTATAGGGATCGGGATAGAAGGGGATGTCAAGCAACTGGTCAAAAGGATGTCGAGAGTCCTCAAATGAGACAGTTTCACGAATGTTGTTCATCGTGAGATTGATACGCTCATCATTGTGTGGATATTCATTGTCGACGTACCATTCTTTGATGAGATTCCTAACGTCCTCGAAGAAAGCATCGGTGCTGATAGCCACGATGGTTGAGTTCTTTGCGTGTTCGTTCATATTGAGCTTTTCAGCCCAATAGCTGATGTTGAGTTCCTTTGTATTGCAGAAGTCAAGCAGCATATCCGGGTCGCCATAGCGACGAAGTGTGAATGCACGCATCCAGTCGCCGTAGATGGTGATGGATCCTGGAGCGGTGATGACATCGAAAGAGCAGTTGTTAGGTCCAATCGGATCATCAGGCCAGTAACAATGCAGATGCCTGTAGAGCTCGTGATCATGGCGGATGTCCATGACGTACTTGGATAGCCTGTGTGCTATATGATCTTTGTCAGCTTGTGTGACGCACGGTTCGTAGTACACCATGGCGACCACCTTCTTTCTTTCTCTGATGTTTGTTAGTCCTGGGTATCAGGCTTGACGGCCTTGATGAAATCTGGTCGGAACCCAGTCCAGAATGACGCGTCCATGTAGATGGATGCCTTGATGTCGTTCATCAACCGATGGTTCTTGACGAGAACGACTGGGGCAGCCTGTGCGCCGAGCGTCTGGGTGACGAACTCATACGCAGTCTTGTAGCGCTGATCCGTCAGGCGGATCTCTTCGTTCTCAAGATTCATCTCATGGAAATCGATGTTGTTCTTGTGCAGCAGTCGCTTGGTCTGGTCGCACTGGACGCACCTGGACTTGGTGAAAATGATGACATCATGGTCGATGGTGGCATCGAGCAAGTCATTGTTTGCGGGACTGGTGGTATCAGTCATAGGTTGTATCTCCTTACGTTGTTCTTACGTTGGTTGGTTATTGAGCTCTAGCAGCTCGTTGATAATGTTGTCGACCTCTTGTCGCGTATGAGCCGTGTACACGAGTGCACCACTACGGCGCATATGTGTGATGACTCGGATTTGTTGACGCCTCAGAGAGCCGGTGTCACTCTTTGTTTCGACGAAACAGGTGGTAGCTGGAGTGACAATGATCTGATCAGGAACACCTCGCATACCGGGGGAGGTAAACTTCGCAGTCCACCACCCCCGGCGTCGACATTCATCGACAAGGTAGCCCTCAACGTAGTGCTCAGGGCGACCCATTAGCGATGACCTCCTGCTTATGGGCAGCGTGCCAACGGATACGGGCTCTGTCTGACGTGAGGGGGTCAGACATGATTCCGCATGAACACTTGGCACGACCCTTGACGTTGGTTTGGTCATCTGGGCCGACCTCTGGGAAGATTCGATCACCCCACTTGGTGAACGGCTTCCCCTCTGCGATGAGAGTGTGTCCTCGGACACGCACTTGCTTGGGCATGGTTGTACTCCCTTCTGTTGTTTTCCTGGTGTCACTCTTGTTCTGGGATCGTATTCATCCAGTTCGATTCGTACGAATCACAGAACATCTGGGCATAGGTATCCAGATCCAGTTGCTCGATGAGAGCGCGGCGCTGATCCTCGCTCAGACACATGAGATCCTCGTTGAGCACCATCATGTGCCAGGTTGGTTCGATACCGGTGATCTTGCGGACAGAAATATCCTGATCAGCCGGAGCCTGTTGAATGCTGAGCTGGTGCGCAGTCATTGCATCTGGCGCATAGCCGTTAGCGATCATGATCGCGTTGGCGGTTGCATCAGTGCGCACAACAGGCGCATTGCCGCGCTTTTTGCGCGACTGGGCTACCGTAGCGTTGACTTTCCAGGCTCCAGCAGCACGTAGAGAGACTGCGCCCTCGGTGCCTGGCTTGACAACGAACACCCGGTTGTAGTGCTGGAGCGCTCGCGGGTTGCGAGCAGCCAGCTCAGGAGAATCCTCCTGATCAACCGGGATGGGATCAGCCGCGTAGTGGAAGGTGAGCATACCAGGGGATGCTGCGATCACGTTCTGGAAGAGCAGCAACGCTTCGACGCTGTCATCCTGGTGTGCGATCGCCGTCATGATGTCACGTGCAGTGTCTAGCTCAACTGGCTTGTTGATCAGCTCTGGGTTCGTCACCGCGATAGCTCGTAGATACACAGCCATTGCCCGATCGAGAGCAGCGGGGTGCGCCAACGAGTTCGTGGGTGATGGTTTGCGCCAACATGCCAGAGATGAGCCGGATGCGCTGAGAATCTTTGCATCCTGAGGCTTCGCAGTACCGTCCTCATAGGCAGGTGGCACAGCCAACTCGATACGGTTGTTCGAGTCCTTGGAGACTAGAAGAAGCTCTTCAGGTTCGATCAAGACATGGATGCGCTCAGACTGCTCATCGAGCACCCTGTTGTTTGTCTCTAGGTCGATGTCTGCTGAGTACAGACCGTCCGTGTTTGTCGAGATGATGCGAGCACCCTCAAGAGTCTGAGCCTGTCCGATCATCCAGGAGAACAACTGGCCGATGAGCCTCATGGAGATGATCATGTTGTTCATGCGGATGGGCGAACCTTCGAACTCTGTGTCACCTGCACCCGAAGCGCTGTTGAGCAGCAGCTTGACACCGCTTCGTTTGGAGCTGAACATGTCTCGCTCATCAGCTGTGATGGAGGGATCCTTCATCAGCTGACCGAATCGTTCTTTGTCCAGGTAGAGCTTGCCGTAGCGGTCCTCACCCAACGCCTCGTTGTAGAACGCGGAGAGGTTGGTGAGCAGCAAGGGGTAGTACGACGAGAAGTCCTCGTGGACGGCCTTTGCGACCGATGTCATCGCGTACTTGGGATCAAGCTTGGTCGACCCGTCGCCACGCTTGATGAAGAGCTCCTTGTTGCGTACCGGTTTGAAGAACGCACCTCGCTCTGGCTTGGGCGACGACTTGCTCATCAAGACCTGTTGCCAGGGGATGACCTGCCCTCCCTGACTATCTGGCAGAGTGACACGAATGCTCTTACGGATGGCCATGGCTTGCTCTGGTTCAGGTAGATCTTGAACCTGGAGAGTGTCAATGACTGCGTCAATGAGGTCTCGCAGAGCATTTGCCTCAGCGTTGTGATCCTGGAAGAGGATCATGTTCGCTTCGGCACCATGGATGCCACCGGTGGAGAACGTCGCGAAACACGATGTCGGCGTGCCGTCCGCTCGGAAGTAGGGGACGTTGGTGGCCCGCTTGGGGATTTCATTAAGCTTGTAGGCTCCGATGACCCCATCGCCGTCGACATTGTTACAGTCTGGATCCAGGCTGTAGTCTTCCGCGTATGCCTTGGATCCGTTGAAGTTCTTACCTCGGATGCTCGCGTAGTATTCATACACCTCATCGAAAGCAGCGCGAGCGCGGTTGTCTTCGATGTTCTCGTAGAAGAAGCTCTTGGCCAGTTCGAGAACGTCGAACTGTTCAATGCCCAGCTCCTGAGCACGCTGCTTGGATGGATACATGAACGACACCGTTTTGATGTCCTTCAGCCTCTCGTAGGGCGCGAGAACGCGCGCAACGAACTTGGCTGAGGTGGAGTCAGGTGTGAGGCGATCGCGCCGAACACGGTTTGGCCGACAGTCTGGCTTTGACTTGGAACCGTCGACGGCCTGATAGACGGTCTCAGGGTAATCGACCATGAGCGCATGCTTGAGGTCGAAACCGCCCGAGTACGTCGGGTGATCAGCGAGGTATGCCAGGTTGACGACATCGCTCACGTTGTAAGCGATGAGCTCAATGAGGTCATCGATCGTCTCGATGATCGAGTCATGCTTCAATCGATCAGATTCGAGGATCTGATAACCCAGCATGCCGAGCAGGCGCTTGAGACCCACACGTTGCTGCTTCTCATTGAAGCGCGCGATGTCAAGGTGTCGGCCTGAATGCAGCATGGCTCGCCTGACCTTATTGGCTGTGCCGTCCCAGCCCTTACCGTTAGCAACAGCAGAAGAGGTGAGGTACGACGGCATCTGACGGATGTACTCATCCGTGAAGAGCGCGTCGTTGTGTCGACGGATCTCAGCGGCAGTAACAGGCGTGGTGCGCTGGAACGCAAGCTTGCACATGTCCATCATCTCTTCGTAGATACGACGCTTCTCATCGTCTGTCGAGGCAAGCATGGCACGTTCACGGGCCTGGCGGACAGGCTCCTGAATGCTTTCCATGACGCTCGCAAGGTAGATGGCCATGAGGGTCGTATCATAGTTGGCGGAGTTGTAGCCACACACGAACGGATGAGTCTCAGGATCGTAGTTCGGATCTGTGTCACACACAGGTCGATACTCTCGCAGGTACGTGCTCTGGGAACGTGGGTCGTTCACAGAAGCTGCATCGCTGAGCCCAATGATGTGAGCCAGAGTGTGGTTGGCTTGCCACGTACTTAGGTTATGCAACCGTAGGATGGGGTTTTCGTCTGGCTTCCACAGGCGAGCCCATGCCGGATTGCGCTTGAGGATAGCCATGAGCACCGTGTGGTGGTCCAGGTCGTGTTGACGCAGTGCATCACCGACGGGAGTGCCCACGTCGACAAGATAGAACACGTCGAGAGCACGGGTTTCTCGGTCGAAGAAAGCGACGGTGAACACGTTAGTGAGTGACTCGATGTCCCAAAAGACAAAGCGAGCCTTCTTGTAGGTGGTTCGCTTCATATGAGCTACCCCCTTTCGTTGTGATATGTCGTTCAGAAGAGCGTCTCTAGCTGAGGTGGCTCATGTGGAATGTAGTCCTTGATGTAGTACTTGACGGCACTTTCGGGATCATCGGCGTAGATGCCGCACAGTGTGTCGTAATCGGGGTGATCGGGCGATACGACCCACACGTCACCACGCGCCCATGCGGCAAAGGTGTCGATGTGGCTACGAGCTGAACCGTAACCCTCCTTGACTGCTGCGATGACAGTGAACCAGCTGGATTGGCTGGTGTGAACTGTCATCATCTCGATGTCATATGAGGGATGATCGGGTTTGGTGTTATGGATCCATCCCTCCAACCACTCGGACGAGATGCCGCTTGGATCATCGATGTCATGTTTCTCCATGACTTGAAGAAGATCGTTGATGACCGGGTTGTCATTGTAGTCATTGATGTCGTCGGTTCGCGTGTTGCGATCGGCGTTGATGACAATCAGAGCCGCTTCTTCGTGTGTGAGCCACGACCTGGGATCGTCGGCGTCAGTGTCCTGGTAGACGGTGTAGTTGACGCCGTTGGGATCTGTATACACATCGTCTTGACGAATGTATCCAGCGTGGGTGGTGTGTTCCAGAATCATTGGGGATCCTTTCTGAACACCTGGGGAAATTGCGGTGTTCACGGTTGAATAAATGGATCACGACCCCTGACTCGTCCCAGTTTGTATGTGGGGGGAGCAGGGGTCGTGTGTCTGAATGGTTAGCTCACAGCATTAGTGCTGTTTGGATCGTCTTGATCGTCATCTGTTGATCCAGTAGTGGAGGCAACAGTGGCGCGTAGGAGTCCTCGTGTGGAGATCGGTATGTTGTGAGGGATGCCGATCTTGCGCATAGAGCCTCCGGCTGGTTGGATGTCGATCCAATCGTGGAGATCGTACTCGACAGCCAGTGGTTCATCACCAACAATGCGGTTCTTGGTGCGTGTGGCCGTTGGTGTGACGATCCAGTTCTTACCCTCATCGGGCGTGTCTTGAAGCACAAGTGTCAGATGCTGGACGAACTTGTTGTAGCCCAAAGGCGGGTTCGATGGCTGATCTTTGACCAACCACGCTCGGTAGAGCGCGTAGAGGAATCGCCACGGGAGCAGATCCCAGACCATGCGATCGAGGAACTCTTCGACAAACGCTCTGATGGGGTCGTTTTCGATCTTGTACCGATGGAGCGCCATTTTGACGGCAGCAGGCTCAGACAGCTCGTAGAAGTTGCCGCTCAGTACACGGTGGAGGACATATTCCAACACCTCGTTGCGGTGCATGTAATCTTGCTTGATGTACTTGCGCTCAGCACCCGTGAAACTCTTGTTGAACGGAATGATGAGCTGCCGACGGTAAAGCGAGCCAGACTTGTCTCGGAACCGAGGCGTGTCGTTCACGCACTGCACCATGAAACCCCTGAATTGGTATGCGATAGGGGTCTTGTTCTTGCGGTTGATCAAGATGACATCATTGGTGATGACAGCCTTGAGATTTGCCGCCTTATCGACATATTCACCGACATCGTTCTCATCGACAAGGACCGCGTTGGTCCTGATGAGAGGCTCAAGGTGGAAATCCTTGCCGAAATCGGCAACGGAGATAGAAGTCCACGCACGCTCACCGCACAGGTTACGCATGAGCGTGAGAAGCGTACCTTTACCGTTGTTGCCAACTTCGGAGAGAAGCCATGCAGTCTTGTCCCAAGCGACGTTTGGCCTGATGATGGCCGACATGATCTCCCACAGGAGGTTCACGATCTCGGGATCGTCGTTGAGGTCATCCATCCACGATTCGATGTCCCAGTCGGTACCGTCTGCATCGTTATGAATGACGGGGTTGACTGGGTTGTCCTTGTAGTTGATCGCAGACTTTGCCGTGAAGATGATTTCAGGCGTGAATGGCAACAGCTGCTTCGTCTTGTAGTCGAAGATACCGTTGTTCACAGCAATGAGATCGCGGTTGGTGTTCACCATGACGCGAGGAGCATTATCCCTGAGCATGTCGATCACGTGGTCAAGTTCTTTAGGTGGAATTGAGTAGTTGTATTCACGGGCAAGTACTCGGATAGAGACTTCATCAGTGACGTAAATACCGGTATCTGGACCGTGGTTCATGTATACGGCGAGCACGTCGTAATTGGGATCTGTGTTCTTATCCGAGAGCATGATATTTACGACCCGGTTGCGATGGAGCATGCAATCGGCGATCACTGCCGGTGAGAGTGCGCTCAGTGTCTGAAAGGCTCGTGTGCCCTTGAGTTCATAGTTCGCGTTTTCTGCGATCAACCGGTTGTTGATGCGGTTGAGTAGCTGGAACTCAACGCCTTTCGCATCAAGGACTTCTTGGTTCTGTGTGGCAAAAAACAGCTCGACCTCATCAGAGATCAGTTGGTTGCGCGGCGGCAACATAGCCTGATTAGGCTTCGCCTGCTTCTGAGCAGGGGCGGAGGTAGTAGAGGCGGTGTTTGTCGTCATTGAAGCCACATCCTCGTCATGTTGGATGCGGCGTTAGTGGAGTGCAGCATGTGGGACCTTCTTTCAATTCTAAGGAGCACGAGCGGTGGGACTGCCGCGCATGTGGGATACAGGGAAGTACTCGTACGCCAGAGGAATCGTACATCATATGGGGTTACCGCGCAAGCTGCGCACGGTGTTCAACGACCATGTTACCGGTCGTCATCTTCCGTTGTCTCTCGACGCGCGGTAGCGCGTTATCCAGAGAGACTACAGGAGTGTGGGGTCTCATGTGCCCTATATGCGTCTGTGGGGCTCTGAAATAACCTCAATGCATCTGAGTGCCGGTTTTTGTCTCCCAGGGCCGTAGAGACGCGCCTGGGGGCCTTCTCGGGGATGTGGAGCCTCTTCAGCGGAGCGCATTGCTCATGAGGGTAGGTTGGTGGATGCCGTGAGAGGGGCCTGTAGCAGTTTTTCTTCTGGATGTAGCAGATATAGAAAAATATCTGCTACAGGGTTTTTCGGCGGTATTACACGAGAAAGTTCTTATTGGGAATTACTTTTAATAAATATCTGCTACATATATAACCGTTGGTATTTCAAGGGAAAACCTGGTTTGTAGCAGATGTAGCAGGTATTTTCCTTGCTATGCACGCATGTGCGCACACGCGCGTGTGATACCTGGAGAAGCTGTATCTGTCAACCCTGAGAATCGATGTATTCCGTATCGTGAGATTATTACTTGACTATGTTTCAGGATGCGTGTATCACGCGCACATACGCGCATGCGCACCTGAAGACTTGGGTCGAAAAAACCGCTACAAGTGCTACAAGTGGCACTTTTCGTTGCAATGATGCGCGAAAGTGCCGTAGCAGCTATTTTTGGGTGCGTGGTAGCCTTCTGCTACAGGTGTTGTTTAGCTTGATATTCCAAGGAAAACAGGGGTGTCGTATGTAGCGGTTTTTGTTGCAACATCTGCTACAGCTTGCTTTTCAGCTGTGCGTTGGTGATCGGGACCACAGTTGGCTGGGCTGTCGTTTTTCAATATATGTCGGAGATCACAATCGGCCTCATTGTCTCTATGCGCATTGGTGTTGCGTGTATGTGTGATGTTTGTGTATACTTGCGTCGACAGGTTGATTCGGGTTCGTGGAACTGTGAACCAAAATCTGGGACGATGTGGGACCGCACAACGTAAGACGAACGGGAGCTGGTGGGACGGCTCCCGTTCGTGTTTCTGGGGAGAGAAGTCGCATCACAATAAAACAGGGGCCATCCGGTGAGGATGGCCCCTGTTCTTTTCGCGAAAGGATCGCTTTTTACGATCCCGAGATTGTGGGTCTACGGTGATGTCACGCCGCCTGAGCACGCGCACGGTACTTTGCCTGCTTCTTGGCGCGGTGCTTGGCGGGGTTCCACCGTAGAGAGTGGCGGTCTGCTAGTCGCTCACGTTGAGCCTTCTGCTCCGCGAGGAACTCAGCTCGGGTGAGTCCGCCGTGGTTCTGGCGCTCCATCCAGAGCTTGAACTCCATAGAGTTCGTGTCCGGTAGCGCATAAACGAACTCGGCAGCGTACACGCGGGCCCTCTTCAGGAAGACGATGCGCTCGCGGATGAGCACACCGCGTCGATCGCGGATGCGGCGCTTTGTTTCGCGGTACTGCCAGTTGTCTAGGAGATCCTGCTTCGTCTCGCTGTGGAGACGGTTGTAGACCACGTGGCGCAGGATTGCACCAGGCGTGCCGTCGAAACCTTCGATACCTTCTCCAGGCTTCGGAGGATCCCATGGACCGAGATCCTTCGGCAGATGCGGAATGACGATGTTCTGCTTGTTGTCGTACATGAGACCATGTTGGATAATCATGGTGATCCTCCTTTCTGTTTGAAGATATATTAAAAGATTGAAATGAATGATGAAACTTGTTTCTTCATTCCAATCCCCGGTTCGTACCGTGTACGAACCGGGAGGTGTGACGGGGGTACTCCACCCACCGTCACACCTCCCATGTGTCTACATCACAGCTCACTCACTGAGGTATCCGTTTTGCGTTTTGCTTGGATGCGCGGGATGTACATCCATAGACCCAGTGTGATGACAACGAGCAATGCAGCGGCTACAGCATCCAAGTTTCCGACGTGGACGCTTGGTAGCAACAATGCTGTTGTGTTGAACAGCATGTGCATGCTGATGCACGCAAGGAGATTGTGCGTTCTCTCGTACAGATACCCGAGGGCAATACCCAGTGGGATTGTGAGGATGATCTGTACGATATTGCCGTGCAGCATGGCGAAGAGTAGTGCCGTGACCACGATCGTTGATGTCACCGATAGCTTTCGCCTGAGGATCGGGTAGATGAATCCTCGCATGAGGGCTTCTTCACCGATCGGTGCGATGATGAGACTCATGATGACAATGGCGATAGCCGGTGTCGTTTCACTGAGTTTCTGCATGGGTGATGGTTGATCCAACGATTGCTTGACCCACAGGGCGAGAACTGTTGAACCGAGAGTCATCACGATGGTGATAACGGGCACCATCACGCATTCCACGGTCGGAATGTGCCGCTTCTTGATCGTTGGAGCTGCGCTGTTACGTCGTCTCCAGAAGATGACGCAGGTTGCTGCGAATGCGTTGGTGTAAGCGACGGTGAATACCGGTTTTCCAACGATCGTGTGGACGAGTGCCATGACTCCCGCGTATGCGAAGATGGACATAAAAGCCATGACCACGAGACCTGTTCGGCTCTCTCGGCTTTCTCGTGTACTATCCCACATCTCGTAGATGGCCTTCTTTAGTGTGATCATTACACCCTTTCTTGTTCGTCTTGATGTTCTGGTTGCTCTACCTCATGGTCGACGATTCCTTGCAGGGTGGTACGGCCTGCGAAGGTGTTGAGTCCCAACGCCACTCTGAGACGGCATATCATGTCTGCCCCGTCGACGCTGTTTTTCCGTTCAGTGAGATGGGGTGCGAGATCCGATCGGTTCCACCACAGCAGCGCAACACCTTCAGGCGTGACGATCTTCAGGTGCTGCTTGTGGTCTCCCATCGTGTGGATCGAGCACATGGACAGGTTGATGACCACATCAACAGGAGGTGCTGGGAATCCGTGCCCGAATGGGGCGAGCTCTTTCACCTTGTCCATGTATTGCGTGATCGCACGAATCTCGTCAAGCGGCGCATCTGCATCAGGGGCTGTTCCCAGCACGAGAGCTGCTGGATCGGAATGGGTGAGGACACCTGTCTGTGCGATGACAGCATCACGCCGTTGTGGCACAAGGGTGGCCAGTGCGTCATAGAGTTGCTGGGGTGAGCGTGCGCGTACACCACAGGCGAACTCGTGACCCTGCGCACCGATGGTCGGATCTTGCAACGATGCGAGCTGTTCGATGACAGGGAACCATGTGGGGGACCGCATGGAACCTGAGCACGATCCGTCCGGGTGGATGCGAACGACTGCAACGGGGTGTCCGTGCATGAGCATGAGGTTCTGAGCAATTAGGCCCAGCATGCCTGGTAGCGCATCCGTGGGGAACACGTACAGTGCCCATGGCTGATCCGTATCCATGATGGAGTTGAGAATCTCGCGGACCTGGTTCTTTCTTTGCACGTTGTACTCGACGAGACGCTGCGCTGCTTCTTGTTGCGCATCAAGAGTGTCAGCCGTGAAGACTGCGAACCCTGTTCGGTAGTCTCCGTCGACACGCCTGGTGGCGTTGAATGCCGGAGCCACTGAGAATCCATAGAGCTGTTCGTCGACTCGATCGTGCGTTGTGCCTAGCTCTTGTAGGAGCAGGTACATACCTTCGAATGCTCGCATGTACACCGGATGGTGATTCTGCGAGCGCAGCATGGCCAGTAGCGTGGGTGTTCGATCGATGGAGATGTCAACATCATCGAATTCGTCTGGCTCTTCGTACTTGGACTTCACCTTCTTGTAGGTGGGTGCGGGCTCAGGGGTAGGAACGAGTAGTCTGGTGAACATGAGAGCTTCGCGCACGAGGTTTCTGTTCTCGTACACAAGACTCATCACGTCAGCTACGGTTCCGATGCCTGCGAAGACCTTGAGCCACGTGATGGCAGAGAGCTTGTCGGGGTGGTAGAGCGATGCGTATCGTTCCACCACTTGGTACGCCACATGCGCTCCACAGATCTCTCGGTTGGGGTACGTCTCGTCGATCCTGTTGGGGTTGACGAGGATATGCGCAAGCGATTTGCTCTCTTCGACGTGGTGATCGGTCACAAGCGTGATGAGACCGATGTTGTCTGCGTAGGCAAGAGCATCACGGCTGTTGGTTCCAGCGTCACAAGTGATGACAGCTTCCGTGTTGGGGAACTGCTGTTTCACCGTGTTGATCACCGATGGCTGGATCTCGTGTCCGAGGTGGTAGTCGGGGACATGAAGATTGGTGGTGAGGCCAATCTCGTTGAGCCCCGCGTAGAGAATCATGCCAGCGCAGATGCCGTCTGTGTCAAAGTCTGGCACGACGGTGATTTCTTTGTCGGTCGATCGCAGGATCTCCAGCGCCATGACCATCTGATCGATGTCCTTGAGCAACGGATGCTGTGCATCGTTGATGCTCTTCAGGTACTGATCGGTCCACCCCATCCGTTCTCGGACACGGTTGAATAGTTCTAGGCCACTGATCTCGAACATTGATTCATCGATGTCGAGCGGGGGTGGAGCTGTTTTGGATTCCATGTGGTAGTAACTCCTTTCATCAGGTTTGTTACCGCGTTTTTAATAATGCGTAGTCCATGGGTGGCTCATTACTAGCCACATGAAGGCATCAAGGGCAATGTTGACTAATATCCATCCGATTGTGTAGTTGATAGCAGCTCGGTCGTTTGGATCAATGAGTGCGTTACTTCCTTGTACATCGGTGTCGTGTGACTTGTCCCTTACTTGGAAAAATGACCATGTGAGGTATAGCGATAGGATCCACATTAGTGCGCACATCGTAATGAAGAAGACATGTGGGAAATTGATACCTATCCAGGTCGTGCCAATGAGTAGAAGTGGGATGGCTATCGCTGTTGTAACAACGTTTACTACGATTGCGATTCTTGAGGCGATGGCGTGAGTCCAGTATGCCGTATTTTTGGCATATGGTTCATTGTTTTGTTCATCGTTTAGTTGCCTGGTGATGACTTTTTTAGAAATGGCTGTTATGAGGTTTGTGGTTATTGCTACGGCAACGAATGTCACTACCAGCCATAGCGGTGGGGTCCATGGGAGCATGGGTTGATCTCTTTTCTGTGTTTGGTTTCTATGCTGGGACGTTGAGATGACGAAGCCCCGTAGCGGGTTACAAACCACGCTACGGGGCTTTGTGCGATCATTTGATCAGCAGACGCTACGGCCTTCGATGATGACGCAGCCAGGTCGATCCGCCTGTCCGGGGCCGAAGTCAATGCGACCGTCACCCGAGCCAGAGTTGTTGGCCGGGGGTGCCGGTGCAGGGGCAGGAGCCGGAGGGGTGTAGGAAGATCCACCGGAGTAGCTCGAACCGTTCGAGCCGCTGTTGCTGCTGCCTCCATTGCCGTTGTAACCGTACGACGGGGCGGGGGTGTTGCTGTTGTTGCTGCCCTGCTCAGGTGCGCTGGTGTCCGGCGTGGTGGAAGCGGGGGCATTGCCAGCCTTCGCTGCCTGGTAAGTGGTGATAGCCTCCTGGAGCGGTGCTACGGAAGCCGTCACCTCAGCAGCCTTCTGCTCAATGGTCTTCGCCTTCTCGATGGAGGCCACAGCCTCATCGTAGGTGGTGACCGTGACCGTGGTGGACAGGGTGTGAGACTCGGTCTCCACGGCCTTGAGAGCATCGTATGCAGCCTTCACGGATGCGTCAGACTCCATGTTGGGGTCGGCCTCAACAGCAGCAATCTGCTCGGCTGCGCTCTGCTGAGCGCTTGCGAGGTTGGACTTTGCAGTGTCCATCAGCTCGTTAGCCTCATCGGTGGCCTTGGTCAGACGGTACGCATCGCGCACGCTGACGAACGACTGGGTCTGATCCTTGATGGCCTTGATGGCAGCATCAACAGAGGTGGTGTCGGGTTCGCCCGAGCACTTGCTCTTCTTGCTGTCAGTAGCATCAGCATTCACCTTGGCGTCCTCAGCCTTCTTGGCGCTCTTGGCAGCGCTGATGGCCTTGCTCAGGTCGTTGATGGCGCTCTGCCCCTCAGAGGACAACGGGAAGCCGTCCGTGTGTGCGAGGCGATTACCCTCGCCGGGCTTCAGGGACGCGTCGACAGTCTTCAGTGCGTCCTTAGCGTCCTGGATCGCCTGATCCAGCTCAGCGGTCTTGTCGGTGAGGATCTGCTGGTAGGACGTGCAGTCCTTCGCGTTGTGGGACTGCGAGCCGAAGACTGCGATACCGATGCCTGCGATAGCGAGGATCACGGCAACAGACGCAGCGATCGCGGCGATGATCTTGTTGCGCTTCGACCACGTGCGCGGGTCGAGGTTGTTCTTGGTGGTAGTCATGATGTTTTCTCCTTGATGATGGTGATTGATATGTGGTTCGGGTGTGGGGCGATTACCTTGGCCACATGGTCACCATCATCAAGGGATTTTGATTAGGCGTCCGTGTTGGCCTCGGGATCTTGGTCTGCGAGGTGGACGTAGGTGGGCATTGCCACGACACGGATGTATGTGTCGGGGTCGATGTTGGATGGGGTCATTCGATACTCCGGTGGGAGCATCAACGTGATGAACGTGTCGTGAACACGCTGACCATTATCGTCGGAGCGCAGGATCTCGTCTTGCACGCGAACGAGGATGTTGTTCTCGTCGGGCGGTAGGGAGATGTTGCCTTCCTCTGCGTTGATTGCCAGGTTCTCGGCAGCTGGGACGACGATCGTTGTCATGATGTCCTCGTTTTCGAGGACGCTCAGAATGCCCTCATCGTCAACGAGGCGGGTGTTGTACCCGTTCTTCTTGAGCCAACCATTCAGGTAGGCATTGTTCGTGACGACATTGACCTCGACACGGGGGATGTCGATGAGGGTACTGATGTCGTCATCATTGTTGATCGACTGCGGGATGTCGTTGGTGACGTGTGGGAGAAGCGCAAGATTCATCCGCGCGATGGTCTCCGCTACAGTCTCTCCGAGCTGGAACACCTTCGTGTTGGGCTCGGTCGCAACAGCGATAGTGATCGTGTTGTCGGTGTCGGTCATATAGATGGCTCCTGTCTGTCGTTTTTCATGGCTCTTATCTGGCCATGTATTGGCCACGATAAGACTCTTCTCAACTGCTCGGCTCGCCAGCGGCGAGCTGATCTGTTGGAACGAAATGATTGCAGGAATCATTTTTAAAATGATTTCCATCTTTCGATGAAAAGCCCGGTGCCACCTGTGGTGGCACTCGATGTATCGGAGCATGTGGAACAGACAGCCCGAGGCAGGGGTGGGTTGTTCCACATGCGATCCAGTGGTCTCTCATGATCCGACTGGTTATGCGTTTTGTGCTGAGACTTGTGAGAGTCTCAGTGGGGCGTGTTCGCGTCATGTCGGATAGGAGCCTTGTTGATTATTGTTTGCATGGGGTTGTTGTCACCCACTGTACACTTCGTATTAGTTGCTCAGTGGGTGTGCATATCTGTTTATCTGTTCGTGAGACAGATGTTAATAACCCCATGAATAGCGCTGATATGCGGGGTGTATCCACCCCTGTATTACCAGTCACTGTGTTTTCTGTGATGGAACCTGTGGTGACCGCAGTGACACTCGGTACAGCCTGTGGATGTGCCGTTACCGAATCCTGTTGCTCTCCATGGTGTGTAACTCTTACGTTTTTGCGCGAAGCATCAAAAACGTAAGAGTTAGGTGACGAGCAACAGGTGTTTCTTAGGGTCTGAGTGATGAGACCGTGAATCGTATATGTTGATGAGGCAGGTGTGACTTTATTTTGTGTCTCCCTCAGCGACATATACGACCAAGGTGGTTTATAGTCATCGACTTGTGAATCGTTAATCAGGGTCGATGATTTGTTTCCCATCGCCTTGGGACACGGGACTCATCGCGAAGGCCCGATGGCACAGATGCATAAACAATGCGTCTGTGCCGTGTTTCAAGCGTCTGGAACAGACGCGCAGAGGGCACCCGAGACAGCCCCAGTGGGGCTGTGGAGGGCAAGCCTGTGAAGCGATAGCGAAACAGGCGCAGTAAGAGCCCCAAGGAGCAACGCGACGCAGGGGTGAGGGAGGGGTCGAAGCGGAGCGAGACCACGACCGAAGGGCTGTCGGCTATGCCGACCGAAGGAGTACGCGTAGCGTACGACTGAGCCAGCCCCTCTTATGCCCTTTTTTACCTGATCCACCGCCAGCGACCATTAGGGAGCGTAAGGTGGGCAAAGTGGCGCAACGAAGGGGAAAACAGGCGGTACCACCCCCGGTGGGACCACGGGTCGTTGAGGCGGTACCGCCTCCGAGACGTGGTACCACGGGTGCCTGTTTTCCCTGTTAAGACGGGGTTTAGGTGAGACCATGGTCCGAGCTTGCTTGGCACCGTGGTCTCACCATGCGGCACAGCCGCTGCCAACAGAGTGACGAACCGAGCGAGCGCAGGTTTGGCACACTGTTGTGACCCCCGTCTTGCCGGGTCGTGAAACGGCCCGTTAGCGCCGTCAAGGAGCACAGTGCAACTGGGCTCCGTTGACTTACTGTCAGGCCCTGAGACAGGCTGTTCTGGCCCGTTATCGGGACATGACAGACTGGCTCAGGGACGTTTGTTTCTGTGCTCTTCGAACATTGAGACAGCAGCTGTTGCAGTAGCTGCTGGAGAGTACACCAGATGACGTGGCATCTGGTGTCTGCGAGCCCTGTTTCAATACCGTTTAGAAGAGCGCAGAAACATGTTGGCGAAGCCTCCATTAACAGTCCACCGGATAACGCGCCATTGGCTGATACACATGCGTTTGAGCAGGTGGATCAGCCAATGTTTTAGAGCCTTTATATTGAGTTATCCGGTGGCATATTTCAGCCACATGTAACAGGGCTGTTACAACGCTGTTTTCGAAGCAGTGGAGAGCCCTGTTACATGTGTGGATACCGTGTTGTTACGCAGTTGTTGTATGCCAGCCTATTCCCCATCTGAGACTATCTCTCTTTTGAGCGTGTCTCAGATGGGGTACAACAGATGAAACAGAACGTGAATCACCACATGTGGCAGCCTGTGTATAAACAGCTGCGTAGCAGCGTTGTAGATGTGGTGTGCAGCAGCGTTGTATCTGCTGTTTCGCCTAGAGGCTGAGAACCCATTTATCTGCGCCTCGTATCAGCGTCTTAAAACAGCGCTGTAGCGCTGTTGTCACATGCGTCCGTATCACGGTTGTTACCATCGATCGATACAGCCTAAATAAACGTCGCGATGCATGGTTATGAGACCCTTGCTGGCCCTTTAGGCCCGGTTGATGACTGCCTGAATGCAGAGCTGCAACCGGGGCTGTGATGCAGCATAGCTGCGTATCTGGCTGCGTCGATGCGTCTGTTGCAGGCGCAATGGTGACCAGATAATGGCCAATGAAAGACCAATAAACGGTCAATGGTGACCAGTTTGGAGCCAGATAAGCGCCAGAGACAGTGGCAGGTCTTTATCTGGTCCAATGATGGCCAGATAAAGGCGCTTTGTTGGCCGCACTATGACCAGGAGCATCTCATGGTTGTTATCGGGTTCTTTGTTGGCCTTATAACGGCCCTATATTGGACCATGTAAGAGCCAGGATCAATGATGGTTCGATAATGGGCTGAAGACAGGCCAATGATGGGCCAAAGAAGCGCCTGTGTATGGCGCTTTCCGGGTCAGGAAAAGCCTAGTAGTGCATGCCCGTATGCTGGCGCTTTCGTGACTACGAATGATCCGGCTTTGCGGCAGCTCATGCGAGCGTCGAATGAAAAACCCCCGGACACAGGAGCCTGTGTCCGGGGGTTTGCGTCTTGCTGTTGTGGTCAGGATGCAGGCTGTAACTGCCCGCCTGATGGCCTTCGGCTGCACGGCATAATACGGTATAATGCCATGGGCCTACATGTACTGACTACCTGCTCAGTTTTAGTATGTAGACGCCAATGATCACGATCAATTACTAGATCGAAAGACAAGAAAGAAAGGAGTGCGATCTCTATGAAGATCCCTCGTCAATCCGCCCGATCTCAGCGATTTGGCTTGAGCAAGCTGCCTGTGATGGCAGCTCTGACTGTAGCGATGGGCGCATCTGTTGCAGTGATGCCTATGTCTGCTGCGACGGCAGCACCGGCAAGCGCAGATAGCACTGCGAGCACTACGTCGGGCCTGCCCTCGTCTGTGGCCAGTGGCTACAAGATGACGTGGCACGACGAGTTCGACGGCAACAAGCTCGATACCACGAAGTGGGGCTATCAGTACGGCTGCTTCGATCCTGCGCAGCGTTCGCAGGTGAATTACACCGATAGCCCTGAGAACGTCTCTGTTCAAGATGGCTATCTGAATCTCACGGCCAGGTACTCCCCGACGAAGACCAAGTGGGATGGCTCGCAGATCGCTCGCACGTGCAAGGACGGCAGCACTGTGTACGATGCGCCGTTCACGTCGGGCATGATCACGACGAAGACAAAAGACGGCACTGTGCTGTATGCCGCGCCGGGCACTGGCTTCTACGCCGAGGTGCGCATCAAGCTTCCGACCGCGCGTTCGTCCTGGTCGTCCTTCTGGGCGACCGGTACCAAGGGCGGCTGGCCTGGTAACGGTGAGATCGACATCTTCGAGAGCAAGGGCTACGACCCGAGCTTCTTGATGAGCAACATCCACACTCCCAGGGTCGGTAACCCCAAGAAGACCCAGCAGCATCAGGGCATGATGCACGGCGACACCGCCACGTCTCAGAGCGAGTTCCATACCTACGGTGTCTTGAAGACTGCTGATGCCATCGAATTCTATTTCGATGGGCAGATGACGCACCGCGTGAAGATGCAGGATATGAAGGGTGCGAGCAACCCGTTTGCTGACCCAGAGAACAACCTGGTGCTCAAGCTCAACCAGATGGTGGGCGGCAGCTACTTGGCCAAGCATGATAACTGGGCGGATAAGACCTTTGTCGATGCAAGCAAGTACGCGGATGATTACAAGAGCGCAGATGGTGCAGCCTCAACCATGTATGTCGACTACGTGCGTGTGTATGAACCAAAGACTGAGGCTGATAAGCCTGTTGAGCCAGCTCAGCCGACGCAGCCCACGCCTGCGCCTGAGACTCCGACTCCTGCTCCGACCCCCGAGCAGCCAGCGCAGCCCGAGCCAACTCCAGCTCCTTCTGAGCCCGCTCAACCAGAGCCGACTCCTTCGCCTGAGCAGCCGACTCCCGCGCAGCCTTCTGAGCCTACGCCTACCCCGGCACCGGAACAGCCAGCGCAGCCTACTCCTGCGCCCGATCAGCCGGTTCAGCCTGAGAACCCTGCGCCCGCGCCCGAGACTCCGGCTCAACCTGAGCAGCCTGCGCCTGTGCCTACCCCTGCTCCTGAGAAGCCGAAGCCTGTGACTCCGGCACCTGCTAAGCCCACCCCGGCTAAGCCTCAGCCCGCACAGCCATCTCCGGCACCCTCCCAGCCAGCTCCTGCTCCGGCACAGCCTCAGCCTGAGCAGAACCAGCAAGCTGAGCAAGCTCAGTCTGCTCAGCCTGACCAGCCTCAGAAGCCGAAGCCTCAGAAGCCTCGTCCCGATCGTTTGGCGAACACGGGTATGACCTCGTGGTATCGCCCGGTCGTTGTCATGTGGCGAAGCTTCTGTGGCTGGATCACCAGCTGGTGGTTCTGGTGATCGTGTGAGTCACATGTGTGGCTTATGAGCTGAAAAAGAAAGCCCCTGCGGGCGTCAACGCTGCGTCATTAAGACTGAGCAGCGAAGACCCGCAGGGGCTTTCAGGGTTTAGAGAGAGGAAAGGTGGGGTTAGGGAGACTAGGTGAGCTTAGAGAGGCTAGGCAGGTTTAGCTGCGTGGGCAGACAGAGCGAACAGAGTTCAGCCCACGAAGTAAGCGATGGTGTTGGCGGTCAGGAAGATCGCGAACCACACGACGAGCGTGACACCAAACAGCCTGAGGCCGGGCGTAGTATCAGCAGTGATCCACTCGTGGAGGTTGTCGAGCTTGGTCTTCACGTTCTTCAGCATGGTTCGGTTCCTTTGCGGATTGAGAGAGGTGTGAGACAGAGAGTTCTATCAATTCAGGATTCGGGGCATCGACAGATGCCCTATTAACAAGAGAGAGGGGTATCCTTGTTGTGGCGTGAGCCAAGCAACGAGAACCCAAGAATCAAGGAGGACCAATCATGGGTATCAAACAGCCAAGGATTTGTCATATCAATCCGAAGACACTCGAAGTTGAGCCTTTTAACGATGATGATAGAGACGCTGGTGCGTTGGAACCAGTCGAGAACATTAGCCCCACTTTGGTCAGAACGGTTGTTGACCGTATGACCAGTTTTAAGTTGGGAACTCCGGTAGAAGAGATCTTTTCAGTGCGGTGGGCCAAGTATAATATTAGAGGTCTAGATGATAATTCCATTATCAATGCCGTTCATTCGTTTAATGGTCGTGTTAACCCTGATAAGGTGACGATCCAGAATATGAGAACAATGGTCGAACGTTCGGTTAATTTCTCCAAAAACCTTGAACGTGAGGCACCTGGTTCTTTTCGTGCTTTTATGATGTCGGTGGCTCGTCCAACGAAGGATGATATACGTCAATCACTCAGGTATTACATCACAGAGATTCGTTCGGCTCGCACACATCGGTCCCAGAACATTCGCTATCTGGCTATCCATAACCCGCGTTTGAACGAGGTTTATCGACTCAGGATTGATGCCATCCCTGAGGATGTGATTGCCGAGGTCGAAAGAGACGTGACCGGTTATTGAAAACATAGCCCCTCTGAGACAGCGCTCCTGCCTGTTTAGTAACAGGCAAGGCTACGTCCCAGAGGGGCTATCTACATCGTTGGGTCAGGATCTCGTCACAGATCACAGATCGACAGGGCGGAAGTCCTGCGCGATGAGGTGCTTCGCGCACTGCAACGCCGAGCACTTATCGAAGTACTCCCACTGTGTCATACCACTCATGATCTGGCAGGCTGCCCTCAGGACGATCGGCGGCCTGTACTCCCATGACTTTTCGTCGCACAGATCTTCCGTTGTGCACTTTGAGAGTGAGAGGGGGCCACCCATAGTGTCAATCCGGTTGATCCCTACGCCGTACACTGTTGCGCAGTCCTGGATGTAACCCGGCATGATGAGCGACGGGAAATCCCACGATGTGTCGCGTCGCTCCACATCAGCTTCAGCAGCCTTCTGACGTGCCCACTTGTCTTTGGTGAGACCAGGCAAGTTGATCTGATCCACGGGTGCCATGACGGCCATCTTGCCCAGCTTGTCTGCGTTGTCAGCAGACGCTTCATTCAACAGAGTATCGACAGTGCATGCCACAGGACGGCACTCGGCGGGCGAGTGTGCAGTCTTCATCTTTGTCGCATGTGCGAGAGCGCGCTCAGCTGCCCATTCACCGAGAACGCGCGGAATGATGACACAGCCATCTGTGTTCCAGCCCCAGAAGAGTGCGCCCTGGACGGGCTCGTCCTGGTACGCCGCCGACTTGTAGATCAGCCTGTCGCGCCTTGACGGGATGAGCACAGAGCCTTCCCAGTAATGGTCGCCGTCTGAGTCTTCGTCGAATGCCTCAACAAGAACAGCACCGTAGCCAAGGTCGTAGACATCTGCTGCCCGGTGGTAGTAACGGATGTCCTCAAGGGCCTTGACGAGATCGCTTCCCGCTTCTGTCATGGACAGAGCCTGGATCATGTAGTGCGCGGCGTCGTGGTTGATTTGGTTCAACATGGTTGTTTCCTTTGAGTGTGAATTGTGGATGAGAGTAGGACTCAGTTCTGCGATCGGGACATCTTCGATGTCCTGCTAACAAGACACAGTGGCGAGAGAAGAAAAAATAGCTCCCCCACCCCGCCTCGTTCTCTGTTGAGCGTACGTCGCCGTACTGCTCTCAGAGAGGGTAGGGGTAGGGGAGCTACTGTGTTGTTTTGGCTGGAGTGGTTCGTGTGTCAGGGCACGCTTACCAGCACGTACTGGTGGCCCCATCTGTCGTTGATGCGCTGTGCGTATCGGTCCCACGTCTCCCATTGGATACGTGGGGTGCCTCGCCAAATCTTCAGGATCATCGTGATGAGCCGCTTTTCGTATGGTGACAATTCATCAGTGGTGGCGTACAGGATGCCGTTTGTATCCCAGGTACACACAATCTTGCCCGTGAGGCGGTTGCCCACAAAGTAACCTCGCATGCCACGGCTCAGGACATACTTTGTCCCGAGCTGCCTGGTTCCCATGAACTGTAGATCAGGGTAGACCTCTGTGAGGGTGTCCCGAATAGTCATAGTCATGCGCTCAGCCTCTCAGTCTTCGCTCTCGTAGGCCAGGTATTCCCTGTAGCTACGGCAGTTGTACTGACGCAGCGAACGCTTGAACTCCTGCCGCTTGCTGCGCTTCTTAGCGCGACGAGCAGCAGCTCGGGGCTTTCCTGGTGCGTCACCGCAACACGTGCAGTCACGGCCACCAGGGCCGGACGGACACGTGCAACCAATCATGGTTGCGTGGGTCGGGCTGCTGAGAGACAGAGCATCCAGAGCATCGAAGCCATCAGCGAAGCTATCGGGGCTGTGGTAATCGTTGGAACGCTTGTTGCGACGGGGCATTGTTCTTCCTTTTATGTATGTGGGAATGTGTGGGTTGTTGGGGTTGTGTGGTTGGATTCAGAGTTCGATGGGATCATTACCCCAGTATGTGACATGAGAGTCGCGAAGATCCTTGATGGCCTCCGGGTTCGAGCTATCGCATGCAGCGGCGTACAACGCATTGACGAACTGACGCAAATGCTCAGAGGTCGCTGCATTGTGGTTGAAAGCGTCAGCCATGATGGAAACCTTCGGAGCCTCACGCAGCGTACCGCTGACATCAAACGTGAATCTCACTGCTGCCACATGATGACGGTGAGAGAAAACCTTGTAGTCGATCGTTGTGGGTGTGAGGCGAGTCATCTGTACGATGGTGAAATCCCCTGCGATCGGGATGATAATCGGCTGATCGCGCACGAGCTCCTGTGCCGCCGCGTTGATGTCGTTCATAATAGATGACTGATTCATTGTTCTGGGTCTTTCTGAGAGAGGTTATCTATCAATTCTGTGATCGGGGCGTCGGAAGACGCCCTATATACACAGACAAAAGAGATAGAGAACAACACACCCCTTCACTGAGTATGAGCTCAGCAAAGGGGTGCGGCAGCGAGTTAGCGAGCCTGTTAATGGAGCGCGGACCATAGCACCAAGCCAATGCCCGCGATGAGCGCAACGCCGACCACGCAGGCGATCGTAGCGAAGAGTGCCTTCATGTCATTCTCTGTGATCTGCATCTTGTCGGTATCGGACTCAGACTGATCAGTCAGGCCCTGTTCCTTCTTGTGTTCCTTCTTGAGTCGATTAAGCTCTTCCTCAAGTTCGTCTACTCGCCGGAGGGCGAGAAGGCCGCATACTCCCATGTTGTTGTCTCCTTTTGTCTCTTTTTCTGTGTTGTGATTTAGATTGATAGCGTCAGGCCGATGACAACAGGTGCCATCACGATCGCCATGATCGCACTCGCAACGAGCACAGACTTGGCGATGCAGATCATGTCCTGCTTTGTGATCGTAAGAGCACTTGCTTCAGCTGGATCGAGATGCCTGGTTTGATGGGTGTCGCCAAAGATCCAGCCGGTGATTGCATTCAGCATATTTCCTGCCTTGTCTTATCTTGTCTTGCGATGTCTGGTCAGTATCCGATGCCGAGCATCTGCTCGACACGGCGGTTGTTACGTGGCATGCCGACGCCTCGCAGGTAGTCGTCGACCATGTTCTTCGTTGCACGGGCGCGGGAGAGTACATCTCGGGGCACATAAGGGTTATCTTCAGAACCGTACTCGGCCCAGGTCTTGCCTGTGCCTTCCTGCACGAGGTAGAGATTCGCGTGCTTCTGAAGAGTCGGGATGTCGTTGTACGTGTTGCAGCGTGTGTAACCACCAGACATTCCCGCCCAGCCCAAGAAGTGTGTGCCCCAGGATTCTCCGGGGAAGAAGTTCTCGAAACCGATGCATTCGAAGTAGTTATCGCACACACGGTATCCGGTGACACCCAAGACGATAGCGTCTTCCCTGTGGAACCGGTACTGATCGTATCCGTACGTGGGCTTACCCGTGAGCAGGACGCTACCGACCTTGAGCTGCGACAGATCAGCAACAGGCTGCTTCTTCATGTCAGCAATAATCTGCTTGATCTTTTCCCCTCGCATCTGCTTCGTTGCTTCCCAGTCAATCCAGTTGAGCTTCTCGATGAATTCCGGGTTGAGTTCGTAACGAACAAGACCCTGAGGGATGCGCAGTTCTGCGTGGTCCTTGTAGACGAGCAGAGAGCCGCAACGGTCCTCGTAGTGCTGGTACTCGGTGTGATCAGGGTGCTTGATCTTCGTGTGGAACATGGCGAATTGGATATGCGACCAATCCATCCAGTAACGTCGGCTCTGTTCGTCACGAGGCTTGTAGTCGGGAGACGGGGTGAATGTTGCGCCAGGGAACGGTTCTGGTTCTTGTACGATGAGCATGATGATTCTTTCTATTGTTGGGGTCTGACGGTGGTAGCGATCAGTGTTGGTGCGCTACGTGTGCGCTTAGTTGCGACCACGGATACGCTTGCATATCGCCTCAGTGGCGACGTAGGCCAAGAGGGCCGATAGCGCGAACGTAGTAGCTGACATTGCGGTGTGGTGCCATGCGCGCGGCGCGACGGTGGGTGCATCTTCAGCGTTGTTGTTGTTGTTGTTGTTGGTAGGGGTGTCGTCGGTGACGAGCGGGCGGATCTCGTCAACGACGGGTGTGTTCCCTGTGTTGCATCCGGTTGATTCCTGTTCTTCCGGGTCTTGCAGTAGGTTGATTGCTGCGTACTCATCGAGTTCGTCATCGTTCAGCATGCGCATCCACATCATGGCAGGAAGCCAGCTCATAATGTTGTGTCCTTTCTGTTCTGTTGTTACGCAGGAAGCTCGCCTTCGTAGAGATCGATGATCCGTGTCGACGACATGGCACCGTTGTATTCGACTGATGCCTTCGGGTGCTTCAACTGAGCGATACTGTATGTGATCTCCTGACACGTGATAATTTCATCGCTGGCGAAGTCGTAAGCCCTGAGCGAGCCCCAATCGCCCGCGAAGAACGTGAATAGATTGCTATCGAGATCCCACAAGTACGACACTGCGTCCTGTGCATGTCGGTGCTCCTTGACGAACTTCTCAGCAGAGCGCCGCGTACGGAACGTGTTCGCATTGCCTGTCAGTGCGAACGTACCGTCACCGTGGTCGAGACCCAGACGGTACTCCTTGTTGCTGTCTTCGTGGTTATGAGCCACGATGCTGTAACCACCCTCCATGGGGCGAGAACGGTTGTAGAACCTGTAGTCTTCGTCCATGAGATCGAACGCACTGATGTGCGACATGCTTCGAACCGTCTTTTCGAGACAGTTGAGAAATTCAGTCTGGCTGTATCCGTCCTTGCCTGCGTGCTGCAACGCGAATTTGATGATCTCAGCGATGTGTAGACTCCACTGGACAGTGGTGAGGTGGACGGTAAAACGACCTGTCGTTTCGTCCTTGTTGATTGTGGCGTGTACGCCGCGCTGGCCCATGGTGTGTATTCCTTCTTTTTCTGTTCTTTGTTGTGTATATGAGAGAGGTAAGGGTGGTATTTATCCGCCCTTACCTCTCTCCTGCTCTATGACCCTTGATCAGTTCTCACCATGTGAGCCTGAACATGATCGGGTCAGGGTACAACCGATCGAGCTTCAGGATCGGCTGCACCTGTTCGATCGTGCGTTCCAAGAACGCGCGGTAATCCTTGAAGTCAACCTGCTTGAGCATCTCGAAAGGAACCGGGAGATTCATCTCGATCGCGCGCAGGATGACATCAGCCGACTTGTCGTCGTCCGAGTACGCGGCGTTGTTAAGCATGCGCAGCGTTGCTTGGCAGCTAGAGACGAGATCGTCGAGCTGTCCGAGGTCGTTGATGATGTACCCCTGGTACAGGTCAACCTGGTCGGGATCATCGGCGTATTCCACTGCTGTCTCGTTGAAGAAACGGGACAGGGTGTCAGCCTCTGCGCCATTCCACTGCGCGAGCAGTTCCTCGTAAGGAAGCTGCTCGATGACGTTGCGCATGTCGCCCAGCTTCATGGACGCAGCAAGATGTGCAGTCATCGACGGGTACATGTTCGTGAGTGCGATCTGACGCAGTTCCATCTGCGTGTCGGGAGGGACATCCGAGATGTCTCGGAGGTAAACAAGCTGTGCTCCGTTCATAAGAGCACTCCTTTCTACGATTGTGTGATGTGTTCCTACTTGATGAGTGAGATCCTTGTGGACCAGGAATGGATCAGATCTGCGCTGATCACAGCACCATCGGTGATTCGACGCCACCGCTTGTCGAAACCTTTGATGAGGTGCGCGACGTACGACCCTGTGTCGTCGATATGCATGATTTCGATTGCTGTACCGATCGGTAGAGCATCGAGGTCGATGTTCATGTATGCCATGTTTTTCAGCTCTCAGGTACGTAGATGATCATGATCTCAGATGCGTGCTCGAAGCCGGGCCACCGGCTGGAGAAACCCGAGCGATCGATGCGAGGGTACTCTTCGCCTTCTCGATCCAGCTTGACCCATGGCTCACCCGTGTTGCTGGGCTCCTTGCGGAAATACCACGGATTCAGGTCAAATGTCGCGCGTTTGACACGCAAGACTGTACCGTCAGGCAGTTCGTCGAGACCTTCTGGATCGATGTCGACGTTCTCGAAGAGGGGCTTGCCGTCGTCCCAGAACTGACCGAGGTAGACAAACTGGGGAACGATGCCAGTTTCAGAGATCTCGCGACCGCTTTCGGTCTGCATCTTGATAGCGTGCATGATGATGCACCTTTCTGTTTGTGACAGTAAGAGAGGGAGAATTCTTCTCAGTGTGATTATCGGAGCATCATCAGATGCTCCAGATATATTCAAGAAAAGAAACAACCCCTCATCCACATCATTAGGTATGTATGTAGATGAGGGGTATATCAAAGAGAAAATGCCGACATGTTAGTTATCGTTGCACGCCTGTTGCATCTTCGCGATGTGAGGTCGGATGGCGTTTTCCAGGAGGTTCCTGAAGTATTCTGCGCCGAATCGCACGAAAAGCTTCTCGGTGCTGTCCAGCATGCCGTAGTCTTTTGCTTCTTCGATGAACGTCTCACCAATGTAGTCATTGTCAATGGCCAGTTGGATACCTCGCTGGATAGCAAGTCCTCGAAGAATGACAAGAACAAGACTTTCATGAACGGGTAGCTCATTGATTGATCGCTCGTCGCTTCCATCGAATAGCTTGATGTCCCAGTTCACTGGGATCCAATCGAAAGAATTGCGCCCAAGGCTGTAATGGGCGAAGAGTACAGACATGTTGAGCGTGATGTTGAAACCGGTGACAGTAATCGTCAACCGCACGCGGGTTCTACCCGTTTCTGGATCAGTCACGGTGTTGGCGTGGACCTGATGAGTTGTGTCGTCCCAGTCCAGATCGAGAATGGTCGTCATATTCTTATGGACGTAGTATCCGTCGTACGGAAGCATGCCGAGCATTCCCAGAATCATCTTGGAGGTGCGGCGCGAGAGTTCTTTCATCTGCGTTGTGAAGAAGTCTTTGTGCGCGATGTACTTGTCGCGTTTGTGATAGAGCTGCATAAGTGAAGTCTCCCTGTGATTTATTGATTGTTCTGCTTATATTTCTCTGGGTCCATGATGTTTTCGATGAGGTCAATCAATCCGAGTTTGGCCCATGTATCTTCCTGCGCCTTGGATGCATTGTTCTGTGTGTAATCACGTGGCTGAACGATCTTACCTTGATCAATGGTTCGTTCGTTATCGCGGAAGATGTATCGTTGAATGAGCAGTTCCCGAAGCACAGCAGCCATGATTCCCCACGTGGGTCCGAAGTCTTTGAGAATCTTCCCCTTCTTGGTGATCTCGATACTCCATTCGATGGGTTCGTAATACAGCGCAACTCGTTCTGTGCAGTCGAACTTAATCGTCACCGCCACGTGGGTGTCGACATCGGATTGCACAGAAATGCGCAACGTCGTGGTTCCGTTGCTGTCATTCGGGTTCGGTGTGTATGTGGCATCGAGGGAATGGGTCGCATCGCTCCAATCCAGTGTGACTACATCATTGATGATCTGGCAGATTTGCAGTCCTCTTTTTTGGGGAGTGACAAGAAGCGGTGTCAATAGGAGCATGGACGACGTTGTGCGGTTGAGACACATGATGTCACGCTTGAAGTCGGGCTTTGTTGGGTGGGGTTTGTAATCCATGGTTTGTTCTTTTCTTTCTAGGGTGTCAGTTGGATACGTAGATACACAAACCCCTTCAACGCACAGTGTTTCTATGCGCTGAAGGGGCTGGCGTAAGATCAGACTGCGATCACCACGATGCTTCGTAGATGATCGGGTCCGTGTAGAGCTCTGCGTGATCAACGATAGGCTTGAGAGCCTTGACGGTCTCCTTGAGATCCTCGATGTACCAGTCATCGTAATCGGTGGAACCGAAGAAGAAGCCGGACTGCGAGGGCAAGAGCTCCATTGCCGTCTTCGTGTCGATAAGCACACCCTGGTTGCCAACTTCGTCCTGAAGGATCGTCTCACAACGATCAACGAGATCCTTGAGGACATCGATCGTGACTTGGACGGGCTGGCAGTCATCAACGCCGTTAGCAGCGTTGTCAACGAAGAACTTGTGAATCGCATTGGCCTTGCGCCAGTACATGAGTTCTTCTTCGTAAGGCTCGTCGCGCTCGATGTGATGGTCGATGATGGTCGATGATGGTGTCGAGCTTACCTTCCTTATCGAAATGCTCGGCAAGGTACGGATACCTGTCGGTATATGCCTGCTTACGCATTGCGCGCTGAATCGTTTCGGGAATGCCGTCCAGGTTACGGCGGTACGACAGGTACATATCAAGTCCCATGGTTGTTTCTCCTTTGTATAGGTGTGGGTGGGGTTGTCAGTCTTGCATCATCCCTTGCACCATCTGGGTCAGTTGACGAGCGATGGCGCAGAGGCCGTTTCCATCGAGCGGGTAAACTTCGCCACGCGAGCCTTCTCCTTCACCGAAGAAGTTACTCTCGTAGAGGTAGATCTCACGGGTCGTGAGGTCAATGACCGGGAACTTCGGATAGTTACTATCCGTCAGCACCGGCTTGACCTGCTCATCATTCGTGAAGAGAGGCGCGTCGTGAGCCACAACGAACGACACGGGCTTGATGCCCGAGCCGGTCTCTTCGTCGTCGCCTGCCGTGAACGCTCGCGCGAGGATGCGCACGAAATAAGACTCATGCGTGATACGGTTGAGGCCGTACTTGCAGCATGCGTGCAGCGCGTCGAGCACTGCGTTCATGCCGCTCCAGTGGGAGTACATAACAACGCCGGTCACCAGATCAAGGCTGTGCGGCAGTAGCTGCTCATCGGGGGTGATCTCTTTGTCTCGATTCCAGAGCGGCGTGTTGTTGATAACGTGTTCGATCTGAACACGATCGGTGATGATGACGATGTTGGAACGATTTCCCATGATGGGATCCTTCTTTCTGAGAGTGGGGTTACTGGCGTCGCTTTTTGCGAGAGTACATAAGAGCTGAAATGGTTCCGACGATCTGACCGATAGCTGCGGCAGATAGGTACAGCACGAGTGCGAAACCTACGACGCATGCCAGGAAATAGATAATGACTTTGATGTTCTCAGTCATGTTTCTTTTCCTTACTGTTTTTGACAGGGTAGATGATGTATGTGACCGTAGCTGCGATGAGTGATAAGGTAGAAATTCCTTCGATCACGTACCACGCAGCAATGAGGTAGAAAAAGACAGTATCGGCGATCATCAGATCACCGGAACAATGACTGTCGAGGTTCCGCCTGCCTTACTTTCGTCGCACAGCTGCCCCAGCTTGTCCCAGTCAACACGGCGATGTTCCATCAGCGCAGTGATGAACCGATGCAGGTGCCTGGACGTGGTGCGAGTGTGGTCGAACGCGTCGTTGCAGACACGCACGATCGGGCGCACAGGATGACCTGGGAGGCTTGTGGCAGCATCGAACGAAACGAACGCAACAACGGTTCGGTACGAGTAGACTTCGTATTCGTATTCCCCGATCAGATTGGTGCGGCAGACAATGGTGAAGTTTCCCGATACGGGGATGATGCCATCCGGTCGATCGGCAAGGAGCTCACGTGCGGCTTCGTCGATTCGGACGAGAATGGGTTCTTTTTCTTGCTTGACCATCATGGTATTCAGTCCTTTTTGTGAGAGTGTGTGTCGAGAGGCGCGAGAATGACAGCTGCGATAGCAACGGTGCTAACAAGAGCCAGCATGGTCGCAACGTAGTCATCATCGATGGTGGATCCGATCCAGAATCCAGCGACCATCGACATGATGATCGCAAGCGTGAATCGGATGATGTGGTGGAGGTTGGATGAGATGTTCATGATGCCTCTGTTCAGGCTCAGTCGTTCATGCAGGCATCGCAGTACACGGCCTCGTCGAGGCCCAGGTACGCGATAGCCTTGTCGGTGATGTTGGCGAAGACGTGAGCGCCGCATTCCGTGCAGTCGACGAACATAGTAAGCTCCTATAAGTTTCTGTTTCCAGCTGGTCACAATCTACGGCATGTCCCATAGAACCAGGGAAAGTGATCAATCTGTTTATCGGCGCTGCTTGCAGCGCCTTATTCAAACCCTTCAAGAAAGAGTAAAAGAGATAGTAAAGAACCATAGAGAGATGCACGATATACTGGTAATCGAGCCGATTTGTCGCGTTACTGCGTATATGTGTGCTACTGTGGGTACTGCCTTCTCAGGCTCAGACTGTGCGATCGTCCCAGTCAACCGTGTATCATGCGTTGGCCTGCTGCGAGAAGGCTGTAGTGGTACCTGCAAGCAGGGACCACTAGCAGCAGGTCTGTTTTTTAGCTCAACAACAACAGAAAGCGAGGTACGATGACTTCTCGTACGACTAAGCACAAGGGTCGCAAGGCTGTTGCTACTGCCGCGTTGATGGCGTTTGCTGGCGCTGCTCTCGTGGGTGCAAATCCCGCGTTCGCTGATAACGGTGGTTCCGGTGGTACCACCGGTGGCAACCTGGGTGCCGCAGGCAATCTCGGCATCCGCTACGCGTTCTTCGATGACGCTGTTGCCAACCCGCAGGGTGGCCAGGCGCTTGTTTCCCAGGGCTGGGGCCAGGACAGTATTAACTGGTTCATGGGCAAGGCCGGTATTGCCGGTACCTATATGGAGAATCAGTTCCAGCTCTCCTGTAACGAGGCTATGAACGAGGCCATTGCCCGTGGTCAGGCTGCTGGTGGGCAGAATGTCACGGCCCGCGTGGTTGGCATTATGTATGCCACGAACAACGGCAACAACGGTGGCGCTGCCGCTCGCTCTGCCCAATTCTTCTACGACAAGGCAGAAGAATGGCGCTCGGATGGCTATCCGGGCATGTACAACCGTTCGGCTGAGATCGCAGGTTTCATCTACAACCTCGCTCAGACCGGTGTCGGCAAGGCGTCTGGTCTTCCCAATGACGGCAACGCCTATGGTGAGCCGTATGTGTCGACGGTGTGTGTCGCTGTCAACAGCGAAGAGCCTGTGGGCATCTCTGCTCCGCCTCCGCCGCCTACGTATGACCTGACGGTCACGACCGATCATGCGTCGACCGTGACCGAGGCTGGCAGCACTGTCCCGGTCTACGACACGATCCACGCCTCGCGTGGTGACAAGGGCGCAGATGAGAACGTCGACGCCGAGGTTGTTCTGACCTACGAAGGTCCCGAGGGCAACAAGTCTGTCACCAAGACTGCGTCGATTGCCAACAACGGTGATACGAAGTCGCCTGAGTTCACCCCGGCTGATTTCGGTTGGACCTCTTGGCCTGCTACTGGCGAGGGCAAGAGCTTCTGGTTCGACGTGAAGGTCGCCAAGCAGGGCAACATGAACGAAGCGGTGGATACTGCCGATCGTGAGGCTTCTGAGTCGTGGACGGTGAAGTCCAAGAACCCCGTCAAGGTTCTGACCAATGGCGAAACTGGCTCTGGTCTGACCGAGAAGGACGTGTTGGCCAACAACATGTTCTACATGGCGAACATCACCGCGCACTCTAACGGCTATGCTTCTCAGCTCACCATCACCGATACGGTGAACACTGCCGACGTGACGATCGGTGGTAAGGATGCAGACGACGCTGGTCGCGTCCAGGTGCTTGGCCCCGATGGTCAGCGCATTAAGGCTGACGTGACGATCGATCGATCTGTCGAGGGCAAGGTTGTCATCTCCGGTACCGTGAAGGACATCGAGAAGCAGGGCAACTACACCCTGATGGTTCCGACTTACACGAAGGCGACCGGCGCTGACTACCGCATCCCGGATGACTCCAAGGTGTGCTACACCGAGGCCCAGGACCACTGCCTGGCTGGTAACTCTGCTGAGACCGGCAAGGTGACCCCGGATCCTGACAAGGTGTGGACTGCCGACGAGACTGAGGCGCGTACGACTGCCGATCCTGAGCGCACGAACCAGAAGGGTGTGGACCAGAAGTCCTTCCTGCCCGGTGACAAGGTCTCGGCTGTGGTCAACGATCACATCGCCGCGTACCTCCAGTACGCTCTTGAGGAATACTCCATCACGGATGATTGGTCGGATGGCCTGGCCTATGTCACGATGGACGGCGCTCCGAAGGTCTACTTCCAGGGAAACGATGTCACGGATCTGTTCGAGATCACCAACGACATCGAGAAGGGTGTGACCACCGCGAAGGCGAAGCCTGAGTTCCTGGCCAAGACTGCGCGTATGACCGAGCCCGGTGAGGTCAAGCTCGTGATCTCCGGTCAGTTCCGTCGTGACTACGACACTGACGGGGAGACGAAGCAGCTCATCAACAAGGGCTCTGTCACGTGGAACAACGAGTCCAAGGCCACCAATGAGCCGCCGATCTTCACGGTGACTCCCAAGCCCGCGATCGACGTGGAGAAGTTCACGCTGGACGAGGGCCTTGAGGCTGGCGACCGCGACGAGGCCGATAACGCTCTGACGTTGAAGTCTGCCCAGGGTAAGGGTGCCGAGACTCAGATTGGCTTCCTGGTGACAAACACCGGCGAGGCTGACCTCGTGAACGTTTCACTCACCGATGCGACGCATGAGGGCACTACCGGCAACGTCACCGGTATCGTCTGTGAGATCCCGGCTGAGCAGGCTGCTGCTGATCCGGCGAATGCCGGTGTGACCGGCGGCGCGACTGCGCAGACCGTGAAGGTTGCCGGTGACAAGATTGGTACCCTGAAGGTCGGTCAGTCTGTGTCTTGTGTCGGTACTCTGACCGGCGTTGAAGAGGGCACGCTGCACAGTGACACGGCTACCGTGGTTGGTGAGTCCATCCACAACGGCAAGAAGGTTACTGATTCCGATGATTGGCACGCGAAGGTGGATGCTCCTGAGCAGCCTGCTCCGAAGGGTGCTGTGACCGGTGAGGCCGCAGGTGCGAACACTGGTCTGCTGGGCGTTCTCGGCGCTCTGATGGCCGCGATCGGTCTGGGTGGCGGTGCTACTTACCTGAACAAGGCGCGCCGCAACAAGGCTCAGGTTGCTGTGAAGCATTGATGTGCTAGTATGATCACTGACTCTCAAGAAGGTGATCAGTACGTGACCCCCGTGGTAGCTCCACGCTACTGCGGGGGTTACGTGTATCTCTGCACATGGATGGGTAGCATTATGTGTAGTAGAATGGCTCGTGTACCAGTAGAATCGACCAAGAAAGAGGTCCCACTTATGACTGCCCCTGTGATTATGATGCCTGATACCGACGCTGTTCCTGCTCTGATTGATCGTCGCGATGTGCCCACGTCGTTGGTTGGTTTCGTCGGTCTGAAACGATCGGGCAAAGACACTGCTGCGCAGGGTCTGATTACCCGAGGCTGGAAGCGTATGGCGTTTGCTGATCCGCTCAAAGAGATGAGCATGAATCTGCGTGGCGTCTGGGTTGAGGTGCCAGAGGAACTGAGCGAGTTGCACCTTGATAGCGTTATCACTGTCATGGGTGGCTTTGCCAAGTACCATGAGGTAGTCGACGCTCTGGGTATGGAGAAGGCGAAGGATCTCGTGCCTGATGTGCGTACTGTGCTCCAAACGCTCGGCACAGACTGCGTGCGCGACACACTGGGCGAGCGAACGTGGACGGACCTGACCGGTCAGCGTGTGCAGGAAGAGCTCGCGCGCGGTGAAGCCGTGGCGCTCACCGATGTCCGGTTCGATGAAGAGTTCCATCTCGTGCATGATCTCGGAGGTATTGTGATCGGCGTGTGGCGAGGGGATAAGGATTCCCTCGATCGAGCACTGGTTGACGCATCTGTCGGGGCGCTGGGTGCTGATCACGTGTCGGAAACCAACGCGTACAGCCTGTTGCAGCGTGCCGATGTCGTGATCTGTAACTGCGGCTCTGTCAGCGACCTGCATCGTGCCGTGTGGGACATTGTTGGCTAATAGTTGGTCCTAGCACTGCATGTGTGGCGCTTATCTGGTCGTAACGTGACCAGATAAGCGCCGTTTTGCTTGATGTATGAGGCGAATGGGTGTATCATGGCCTATAGATGACCAGATAAGAACCACTCATCATCTGGTTATGTGGTCCACTATTAGTCCAGATAAGAGAGGAACCTGTTTATGCCACGACGTTTTACCGGCACTGTTCCCAGGCCCCAGTCTCGTCGTTTCCGGGTCTCGGTGCCTGAGGCCGATGAGTCGGTCCTCGCATGGATCGGTGCGCAGTCTGACCTCAGCGCATCTGTGCGTAGTCTGATCCGAGAGGCAATCGAGCGACACGGGTATCGTGACGCGACGTGCTATCCGGTTCAGCAGCAACCACGTCGAGGTCGTCCACCAAAGTCAACAGAGCTTACAGACCAGGCCGAGCAGCTTGAGACTGTCGATGGACACCCGATTGCTCAGTCGATCGGCATACTGATGCCGAAGCCGGAGCTGGATCACGAGCTTCTCATGGTTCCTGCGTCTCATGAGGATGTCACCGATGAGCCTGAGATTCTTGATGATTCTGCTGGTTCCGATGATGCCGTCAACCCCCTGAACGATATGGAAGATGTGCTTGGCGCACTGCGTTGAGCACGCACAACAAAGAGAAAACAGTGCAAAAAGACAAGAGAAAGTGAGTACACATAATATGGCTTCTTCTGCAATCCCCGCCTCTCTGAACACGATGACGCTCCTTGGCGGTATCGATGTCGGTAACGGCTACGTCAAGGGTTTGGTGCGGGGGACGCGCACCGATAAGGCTGGCAAGCCTGTCATCGACACGATCGATCTTCCCAGTGGCGTGGCTCTGATGACCAGGCCGAACTCGTTGCCGAAGCCCGATGTCGAAGCGACGGAGGTATGCGCTGATGACTTCTACAACGACCTCGATGTGTCGTTCTCGTCCCCGATGGTGAGCAACACGTATCGCCACCTGTTCGGTAAGCGATCGCTTACCGCGAACGGTGCGTTCGATGAGTTTAACGTCGTGGGCCGACGCTCGAAGGCTGAGCAGGAGCTGTCCAAGGTGCTGATCCTTGGGTGCTTCGCTGCGAAGGCGCTGCGTGATTACGTGGCTGTTGCGAAGGCTCTGCCTGCATCGGAGCTCATCGTCGACGCGCGCGTCGCTGTTGCTCTGCCGATCGATGAGTACATGCGTCATCGCACCAGCTACAGCGCCGAGTTTATGGGTGCCACGCACCTGGTGACTGTGCACAACTTTGAGACCCCTGTCGTGGTGCGCATTACGTTCCGCGATGTGGTGGTGATGGCCGAAGGTGCCTCTGCGCAGTGGGCCATCACGGAGAAGGGCGTGCCACTCATGCAGGCTATGCTTGCCGATGTGCGTTCTCGTGGTCTCGCACTGGAAGGTGTCACAGCAGAAGATGTCCTGGCGGCTCGTAACACGATCGGTATCGACATCGGTGAGGGAACGATTAACTTCCCGGTGTTTACCAACGGTAAGTTCAACGCGGACGCCTCTGTGACGTTCGGTGAAGGCTACGGCACTGTGCTGACCCGTGCGTTGGAGTCTATGGACGCGGAAGGCTTCCACACTGGTTTTACCAGCAGGAAGCAGCTGGCGGATTTCCTCCAGCGTGAGCCGTCGTCGCTCAAGAAGAACTTCTACAACAAGGTGCGCGCCTACGTCGACCGTGAGATCGAGTTCTTCGCCCGAGCTGCATCTGACCAGTTTGGTCGCGTGCTCAGCGTCGTTGGTGCCACGACTGAGGTCGTGTTCGTGTTCGGTGGTGGCTCTGGCCCTGTGAAGGACGCGCTGTACCCGCTGCTGCTTCAGAAGGTCACGGAAATGAACACCGAAGACGCAATGCCTGTCTTGTATCTTGATGCGTCGTACTCGCGCTCACTGAACCGTGAGGGTCTGTATTCGATCGCTCAGGCGTCTGAGGCTAAGTCTGCGAAGTCTAGCAAGCCTGCGAAGCGTTCCAGCAAGAACAGTTCGAAGAACGGAGAGTGACCAAATGTCTACGAGTCCATGGGATGATGCTCTGCGGCGCTACAGCGCACGAGAGCACACGCATGACGACATCGTGACTGAGTCTGCCGGTTCTGGTGAGCCTGGTGTGGCGGCAGCGCAGCGTAGTGAGAACAACGCAGCTGCCGCCACCGGTGCTACTCTGCCGAGTTTCGATGACATCGTGCATGGTGATGGGGATAGCCCCAGTAAGACTGAGCTTTTGGTCGTTCCGTCGACTCTCAATGAGGTGTTTGGCGGTGCTGAGAGTGAGGTGGGTGAGGCGGGCGAAACAGGCACAGCATCTGCTCCACCAGCGAAGCGCCGTATGTTGCGTCGCGCTATCACAGCATTGGCATGGCTTCTTGTCACGAGTCTCATCTGTGGCGGTCTCTACCTGATCTATCGCGCACATGATGAGGCTCAGGTCGAGGAAGAGCTTCCGGTGCCTGCTCAGACATATCAGGATGAGGAAGTCTCTACTGCGCCTGTCGAGGCTACTGATGATGTGCTCACTCATGAGTGGGATGTTGTCAACGCGGATTCGGACCAAGGGTCGAACACGTGGGAGGTGAACACCGAGGATTACAGGATTGACACGATGTCGGTTGCTCGTATGGCTCCTGGATCTGTGTTCATCCCGGAGTCCGGCATCTACATGGAGCTTCAAGGGTCTGATTCGTTCGAGGCGTCTAACTATGGCGATCTTCAGACGATCCACGTACCAACCAACGTACACCGAGGTGTCTGGTACTCAGCTGGAGCACCTCTCACTGCATCTGATACTGGAGTTCTCACTGGCGTTCGTCCGGGGTTTGATACACCACAGTCTTCTGCTCTGCCTTCTTCTACCTCTTCTTCCGAGACCGTGCAGTCTGGAACACAGACAAGCACAGAGACGATAACCGGTGGCGAGGGAACGACGTTCATCGCCTCCCATGTGGCGTGGACAAAGCGTCATCGTGGGGCTTTGTACACCATGGCAACGGATGTCTCTCAGAATGAGTTGATCTGGGTGAAAGGCTTTGATGGATCGTTGTCCACGTGGCGCGTGAGCGGCATGTGGGTTGCTGAGCACCAGGCGTTTCCGGAGGACTATTTCAGCGCCACTGGTCCGCGTCGTCTGGTGCTGACGACCTGTGGTGGCCGTGTGAATAGCTACGGCTACTACCAGCAGAATGTGTTTCTGGTGGCAGAACCTGTGGCTTTGGAATCAGCTATACAGTGATGTAGTGATCGCTGTGTAAAGCAATACCCCGTAGCAGCGTGATGCTGCTACGGGGTATTGGTGTTGTTTGCGATATCCTGTTGTGCGATTCAGTTGTTGATCAGAATATTACCCTGTTCTTTTCAGAAGGGCATGTCCTGATCGAACCCGTCACCGAACGGATCGGACGCATTGAGCGCGTCGTCCGCGAAGACGGGGGCCTGAGGGGCAGGAGCGGCCTGCGAAACAGGCGCAGGAGCAGCGGCAGGGGCTGCAACAGGAGCAGACTGCTGAGCAGCGCGGTTCCGCGCATCCTGCTCGGCGGCGCGTCGGGCGAGACGTGCGGTGGTCACTTCACGCTTCTCATCCATCTGAACGTCATCGACGATGTTCTTTGGGATGTAGTGGGTTTCTCCGGTATCGGGATCCGTGTACACATCGGTAGTCGGGTGGTGCATGACGGTCACCAGGTCGCCCTGGTGAATCATGTCAAAGACGCCGTTTCCACGGTCGTTGGGGATGAAGCGCTCGACGGACACCGCGTCGGTTCCGCGCTCGCCGTTTCGCTTGGTGAAGTTCTGGTCGGCCAGAACGGTGAAGCGAACCGTACGCGAACCGTCCTTGTTGGTGAAGAAACGCGGATCAGAGGCCAGGCGACCCTTGATAACAGCGAAGTTCTTGGGGTTGATGTTTGCCATTTGTATTTCTCCTTCTTATGGCTAGACGTTAGATCGTCTTACGATCTCTATCAATAATTATCTTAGTACATCTGCGATGTACGGATTCTCAGTCTTCGGAGAAGACTCTTTCTCTCAGAACTGGGTGATCTTGAATTCACCGCATAGTTCTTTATTGAGATACGATGCCATGTCTTCGGGACTCTTACGTTCCCCGTAAGAACTAATCCAGTAGGGTTCTCCACTGATTGGGTCGAAGACTTGGTAGAAAACCCTATCGAAGTCGTCAGTCATGTCGATGACGGCTGGGTACTTTGCGTAGTCTGCGAGGTTGTATTCGGTTCCATTACCATCGATAAATGCGTATCGGTAGTTATCATCAGCGGGGTTGCCGTTGTCGGTGTTTTCAGTCGAGAGAAGCTGTGCAACTTTCTGTGCGATCTTGTTGATCTCTTCGTCAGTGAGCATTTGAGTTCTTCTTTCTCTTCTTTTCTTTATCGAATGGTTAGTTGGACGTATCGATGATGATGCTTACCATCGTGTCAGCAACAACTTCAGGTTCGTCACCGTAGCCTGGATAGAGACTTTCAATGCCGAACATGCAGGATCCAGGAGTGTCAACGTTCATGTCATACAATTCCTTGATGACTTCATGTTCGAGAAGTTCCTTGAGGCGCTCTTCGGTTACGGTGAATGTACCGTCACTGTTGTGTGTGATGCCGTTTACGGCATCATCGACGTACTCGATGCTCTCTGTCACGGCTGTCACGGGATGACCTTCCAGCCCTTACCGTCACCAATGTCGCGCTTCATCGTGCTATCGAGCACGGATTCAGCAGTGATGGCGTCAGTGGCTGTGACCCAGCAGAACTCTGCGTCGTCGGTGAGCGACTTGAGGTAACGGGTATCGTTCGGGCTGATCAGGATGGCTCCGAGGCCAAGCCTGTGGAACGGGATAGAGAGATTCTTGAGCTTGATGATCATTGAAAATTAGCCTTTCTTCTGATGTGTGTTGCTTTCTTTCGGAGTGTTTAGATGCGTTCAAGGGACACTTCATCAGTGTGCGGATCCCATGTGATGCTGACAGAATGTTCGCCATCATCGAGACGCACACTGATATTGATGTCGACAGTTAGGGGTTCGTTGTCAATGTGGAACACGTTTGCATTCACACATGTAATCTTTTCCCATGTCTCGGAATTCATAATGAGTTATCTCTCCGTAGCGCATAAAGGAAAGCGCCGGTTCCGTAATGGTTCCGACGCTTCCTCTATGCGATTGTTAGTTTCCAGTCTGTGTCAGTCGTTCTCGTACATGATGTCGACTCCGAAAGCGACTGCTGCTTGATGCTCCATAAGGCATCCGCGCGTCGTGTCCCACCCGTCGCACATGTAGATCACGTGCGCCTTTGAGAGGCGCATCAGCGCGAGACCCATGTGCCACAGCGCAGGATTGATGATAGTGTCGTTGTCGACATCGTACGTGAAGTCCTTCTCATAGACGGTATCGATGGGCTCGTAGCCAGCAGCTCGGACAGCGGCTTCGGCCTTTTCTCGCTGCAACTTGACCTTATCGGGATCGACATTCTTCATGGGCTGGGAAATGACTGCGTACTTGACGGACATTGTGGTCTCCTTTGTGGAATATGCATTGTTTTTACGCATGTCACGGATGTGTAATGCGTAGTGGGCCAGGCAGGAGTTGAACCTGCAATGTTTCTTATGTGTCCGACGTAGCGCTCCGCCGGGTGCCTTCACCAATTCGGCGCACTGACCCTTGTTGTAGATACGACTATGGCCACCATACGTGCTTGTCATTAAACGTATGGTGGCCTTTGGCTGAAGTCAATAATCAGCCGCGAGTAGTCACCCGCAATACAGATGTCCTCGCATCTGTATCGTCGGAATGGCGGGATTCGAACCCGCGACCCCCTGCTCCCAAAGCAGGTGCGCTACCAAGCTGCGCCACATTCCGTGTTTTCTTTGTTGTGTTGCAGGTTTACTCTTTGGGCCTCAGATCACCTCTGTTCTGTCTTTAGTAAAGACAGCGGCCCAAAGAGCAAACCAGATGCGGTAAGCCATTGGAAAGGTGATTTCCAATGGGTCCGCTACCTCTCTGTCTGTCCTGTCCAAGAGAGGGGTTAGTGGGGATGCTGTTTGGTCAACGAACTCACACACAAACGCCTCATGGCGCAAATGTTGACCTTCGGAGTGCGACCCCGTACGTGATCCCCGATCACGGCAACCGATGCATCCGCTTGATCAGAGCGGCAGGCGACTATGGCCTAATCATCCAGCATTGCTCGGCTGCATGGTGGTCCCCTCGGTGGGATTCGAACCCACACGCTCGTTATGAGCACCTGATTTTGAGTCAGGCGTGTCTACCGGTTTCACCACAAGGGGTAGTGGTTAGAGAGATGAGTATATGTACCAGTGTACATTACCTCCCCCGGTACATCTGTGATGTACAGGGGGTACATACAAATATACACAGGGGAGGCAACATGAACTGACTGGCTCGATGAAGTTATCGATGAGCAGGGTATCTGACAGCAGAAATCGTTGTTAGTATTATAGCTATAGGTTGTATTAGAGGAGCTTGAGGATTTCAAGAGGGAAAAGTCAAGGTCTACGCAACTAACAAGGACCGGCTGACTAGGTTTGGGTTTACTTATCTGGTTGAGCTTTTTGACGCTTATGGTGCTTAGGTGGTTGTTCTCAACAGCTCAGAAATACGCGAGCCTCACGCAGTCCTCATGGGAGATTTCATGTCCCTTTTGGCCGCTTAATGCAAGAATCCAGAAGGCAAGTAAAGAAAGGAGGGTTGCGTGGCCAATAACCAGACATACAGGGCGTTCGTCGCGCGCCCTTCTCATGTCCTAGACTTGGACGGCGAGCTACTGGACAACACTCGTGTTTTGGCGGATCTTGCATTTGAGGTGCGCGACATCTCGTCTTACGCAACCTACGTGGTTCGCAACGACGAGGCTCTGGGCGATGAGATGGCACGTGTTACTGCGACGGCTCCTGCCGTGGCTGGCCGTAGAGCTGGCGTAAATATGCCCGATTTTCTGATAACGGGCGAGTCGGGTAGGTCGCGTAAAGAGTGGTTGGTGCGGTACAACGTCGTTGCATCTTACCGCTCCTGGTAGGAGCGAGCCAAAGCAGCGAGTGGTGACAGTTCTAAGTACGTAAGTCGGGGGTGGAAGCGCACCGCAGATAATTCCGCGCCGTCTTACGGCGGCGACTACATAAATCTTGGTGCTGTGGACCGCCAGTATGCGGCCATCGAGAACGACCCGTTCGTTGATGGCGAGATTATCTTGAAAATGGTTATCCGAGGCGCGTGGTATCGGTTGGTCTTTGACTTCGATAACGCCCGGTTCCCTTATGGCAGGGTTACCCTGCCTCTCGTCCGAGTTCATAACGACCAACCTGTCTTCTCCTTCATGGTCGTCACTGACAACCCGATTGTGCAGTTTTCGGGCGACTGGGTGATTGGTGTGGATGTGGGCCTGAATGACTACGCTACTGTGGTCGTATGTGACATTAAGACCGGGCGGATAGTTCATGAAACGACACTCTCCCGACGGGTACATTCTCTATGGAACAGCATCCGTGCGTCTGAGAGACAGGTCAAGCAGCTCAGGAAGAAATCAGACAAGCTTCTTTGCGACCGTCAGGGCAGGATGTCGGCCCTCGACGAAGCACAGCTCCACCGCAAGTCAGCTTCCCGTAAAAAGAGGGAGCTGGCTATTCTCGCCGCACAAGAGATAGCTGACCTCTCTCATGTGTGGGGCAATGCCGTAGTGGCTGTAGAAGATTTGAGTTGGATTGGCAATACTATGCAGAACGGTCGGTGGAATCGTGGAGAGTTTGTTAAGTGGCTCACTCACTATGTGACGCAGAACGGCGGGTGGGTCATAGTAGTGAACGCCGCGAACACCTCGCAACAGTGCCACGTGTGCAACCATCAGGTCACTCACCCTATTCACAAACTATCGGTTTGCCCCGAACATGGGATGATGGACCGGGACGTGAACGCAGCAGCTAACATCGCAGCCAGGGCAGTCTCTCGCGTCGTTAAAGCACGGGCAACACGAGCGAAAAATAGGAAACTACGATCACAGTCCCCGCTAAAAACACCGCCCGCCAGGACTTCATTGAAGTACCCGGGTAGGGACAGGACAAAGAACCGGCCCACCCCGAAAAGGAAGAATCACCACCAAGTTTCCAGGGAGGTGATTCTTCCTTCATGCCCCGCTAGGGCACAAGCTACGAGCTTGGAGGCCAGCGTACTAGCGGACCAGGGTGCACAGGGTACCCCGGGGACCAACAAGGCGGCATTCAAACAAGGAAACGTAGCCTACAAAAGTAGGTTATGCGGCCTTATTTGATACGGTAAATGGGGATGTACGTGGCGATAGCCCGACGACCCATCTCGATCTGCTCATTCAGATCCTCAGCGAGAGACTCATCATCCCAATGACCATTGTCAGGGCTGATCCAGTCACGAGTTGACACTTCATGTACTGACGATCTTCGTGAGTGACGTTCTCAGTGGGGCCGACAGTGATGATCAGTGTCCCCACTGGAAGCGTGCTCAGATCGGTTTCATGACGCATGTCGAGAAACACGACTGTCGTCGATGAGGCTGGGGCAGTAGCGGTAGACATCTATTGCCCCTGTCAGTTCTCAGAGGTCTCAGCGTCTGCCTGAGCCGGGGTAGCGTGAGCAGCCTCGTAGGCTGCAACGATGTCCTGGCTCAGCTGGCCTCGCTTGGCAATGGTGTGACCGTTGGCGGTCGCCCATGCTCGGATCTGTGCAGTCTTTTCGCGCTTGGCGCGAGCCGCTGCGCTAGAGCTACGCGACTTGCGTGCGTTGCTGCGCTTGTTGGCCGGTGCACGGCGAGCATGCTCAATGTAGGGCGCGAGCGCCTCATTGAACGCAGCCGCGTTGGCCTCAGAGAGATCGATGATGTAGTCCTTGCTGTTCACGCTGAACGGGATGGTGGTGTCAGCAGGCACGCCAGTGATGTCATCGATGAGCTCAGTGGTCTTGTATTCCTTACGCATTGTTGTTCTCCTTGTTGTCTTGTTGTTCTCGAAAAGAGAGAGGCTCCAGAGAGTATTGCATCTCCAGAGCCTCTCCCTGTCTCTATGTCACAGCTGCTGACTTACGTCAGTTGTTGTTCTGACGACGACGAAGCACCATCAGAACGCCACCAGCGGTGACGAGCGCAGCAGTGCCAGCGATCATCAGTCCAGTGTTGGCAGCACCGGTCTGAGCCAGACCCGTGACAGCGCCCTTGTTCTGAGGCGTGCTGTTACCCGGCTTGTCTGGGGTAGCAGACTTAGAGGGCTCAGGCTTCGACTGAGAAGGAGTCTCCTTGGGGGTCTCCTTAGGCTCAGGCTTCGGAGCAGGCTTCTCAGACGGAGTGCTGGGCTTGGGATCCGGCGTCACAGACGGCCCAGACGGCTTCGGGCTGGGAGCCGGAGTGTCCGGGGTCGGAGCAGGAGTAGGATCGCTCGGCTTGGAGGGCTGAGACGGTTCCGGCTTCGGCTGCTCAGACGGAGTGCTG